CATGGCTTCACTGGCACTGCGTCGTAGGCATCTTTTGGGGCATCACGGTTGAACTCGTGACATCCTCCACCACCTGATGTGTTTCATGGCATCAGGACCACTCCTTGGTTTTACTGGCCAAGAACAGGTTGCACCATCAGGGAAAACCCTTATGGCGTTTGATCTGCCGTCAGTTTGACAAGATCAGTTGAACTACCAAAGCTCCCATCGGCGTTTCCTTGCCTGAATCGACGAACAGCAGATTGGCCAATTACACGCAGAAGGTTTGCTGATACTTGCAACTCCAGGATTTCTCCTTGGAGCCTGCGGATTTCGGTTCCTAATCGTGTCATCATCTGTTCGTGACAATCAGCGCAAACAGCCCGTCGCATTCGTCTCGACGAGCACTTTTGACATACGCACATGTTCATTGCCCTTGAATTGCGTTTCCTGTTTGGGACAGCTGGATGACCGAGATTGGTCCCGGCGAGCGAAGGTTCGGAACATGGTCCCCGACCAGTTCGCCGCCGCTGAAAGTTAAGACGGGCGGATGCCTGATCAGGCATGCTCGCTGCTACTGTTATTGTTGGCGGAGAGCCGTCTCACGCGACATTTGTCTGGAATCATGCTGCGCCGGATGGAGGCTTTGCCGCTGCCGGTCGGATAGACGCGGCAGCCAGGCGAAACCAATCTGGAAGACGGAAGGGAGTTGAGGAAGGGTACTTGATAAATAGCTTTGAAATGGGGCAAATAATGGCATTCTAGGGCCGGTAGCGGCTCAGCCGGGCACGCTGCGTGCTTTGAATATTGAATATGCTTTTTGCAGCCTTCTAATAAGTTTCGACTATGCCGCCTTGTCCAGATGCCTGGCGAGCATCCGCTCCACCGACGCCACAGACTGATAGCCCGTGACCGTCTCGGCACGGCTGCCGCTCTTGAACAGGATCAGGGTAGGAATACCCCTGACACCATAAGCAATGGTCTGGCCCTGTTCTGCATCCACGTCGTACTCGACAACCTTTAGGTTGGAGTGCTTTTCGGCAACGGTCTCAACTACAGCTTTCAGTTGCTTGCAAGGGCCGCACCAGGCGGCGGCGAAGAACACCAGAACCGCACCTGGGTAGTTGGTTACGTCGGCGCACCAGTCCTTGTCCGACGTCGGCATAATCTTCGTGAGCGAAGTCTTCACTGACATTGCGGTTCTCCTGACTATGAGTTCAGAACAGTTCACCCGGTCCTGCGCACGCAGTCCTCGCTCTCGCCTCCCTCGAGGAGGATCGCGCGCGGACTGCGTGGGCCTTCCCGGCCAATAGGACGAATCTGTCTATAGGGTGAAACACCTAGCCGTTTCAGTCTTCGGCAGGATGAGCGACTTGGTTGCCGTCTTCTCCCACTGACTGCTGGGCGTCTTCGTCCTCGTCCTCGCCGTCTTCCGGCTCTCTGCCGGCGCCGGGGTCCATGTTGAAGTCACACGGTCGGCACTCGTGGCCAGTGAGTGCCTGGAAGCTCTCCTGGATGTTGTCCATGGTTGCGGCCAGGTTCTTTCCGTCGAGGTCGCTGATTCCCTGTTGGGTCAGCAGGCAGTCGTTGTAGACCGTTTCCATCGTGGTGAGCGCGTTGTCGACCAGTTTCAACTCAGGAACTGCTGCGAACAACGCCTCAGCCATGGAAGAACAGTCGGCGTGCATAAAGGATCCGATGAACTGCAGGATCTTCTCAGCCAGCTTGTCGGAAACGACAACCGGCTCCGGTGGGACGATTTCAAACATAGACATCGACGTTCTCGCTTTCGGTGACACGGACTAAGCCGGCGCCGGGAATAAGGCCAAGATGGTTTACGGCCGTGAGCAGGGTCTGATTCATCAGGACTGCCTCAGCCCCTTTGTTGAACTGCATTACCGGAATGTTCAGAGCCTCGGCGATGCGAATCCCCTGTCCTGTTCCGCCGCCACCATCTGCATTCGGGAAAGCAATTACCAGATGTGCTGGTTGGATGACACCGAAGTTGCGTGCGTGGAGTGCCCTTGCGCCGTTGGTCAGCTTGTCAGGCGCCGGATGGTAGTTCTCAACAGACTCGAACCATTTAGCAGTCCGAAAACGGTCAGCAATGATAAGGCGCGCGCATTTGGGAATGATCTCCTTGTTGTAGGAGGCCCAAGGGAGACAGATGTCCAGCATATCGATCCGTGCGCCCAGCATGGCTGCCTGGTCAATCCCGTAAGCTCCGCCTGTCTTGATCCTGCAGCCGTAATGGTGGCTCAGGTGGTAGGCGAGGAACCGGGCCTTTCGCTCCTGACGCTGGTCAGGGTTTCGAGTTCCGATGATGGCAACTGCCAGCTCGTCCACGTCAGGCGGCCTTGCTGCGCTCAATATAAGGCAGCCATTCAGGAGGAAAGATCACATTGGGAGAAGCCCCGCGGAACATGGGAGCGATCTCGTGATCCTTGTAACCGGCCAGGCCGCAGCCAATCCGCGTCATGTTGAAGGTCAGCTCCGGATGAAGCTGGGAGAACTGGAGGAATTCGGTGATGTACTCTGCAATCACGTAAAGCGGCAGTGTCTTTGGCTTGGAGGGCCAGGGCGTCCGGTCCTTCGTTGGAATGGCATACGACTGACCCTGGATGCCTTCACCACAGCCGTAGATAGCGCCGTGATCCTTCAAGGCGGCCAGCGCCGCCCCAGCTCCATGCCTGCCGGCGAGATTCGATCCAAAGACAAAGATCTCCATCAGAAGTCCTCTTCGTCGTCTTCCTCGTCGTCATCGAAGTCCGACTCTTCTTCGAGATGGATGTTGTACTGCGAGACGGCTTCCAGCGCATCCTCGTAATCCAGGTCGTACTCGTCGCTGACTTCTTCAACCAGGTCGGAGTCGTCCAGGCCCGGATCTACATCGAGCAGATCGTCGAAGAAGTCGAAGAGTTCCTTGGCGTCGATGCCAACGACTGAATCTCCTTCAATGAACACGGCTACACCTCCCGGTGCGATTTGATGTAAGAGTCTGCTTTCTCAAAAGTCACCAGGCACTCGTCCTGAAGAACGAAGACCAGCGCGCGGTGTGCGATGTTGGGTTCTCGGTCCAGAACCGTTTTCATTGTCGAGGCCAGATCCTGCTCGAGTTCCTCCTCTGCCATGCTGATGTACCCAGCAGCGATCGTGGCGTGCGATGCGGACATATCAGTTCCCCCGGTAAAATGAGCGTAACCACTTCAGGTACAAGGACCAAAGGACCAGCGTGGCTAGCAGACCTACTGGAAAGAGAACCCAGACCAACAAGCACGTCAGAAAGATCATTCCGATGAATGTCGCCGGGCCAACAATCAACCCGGCAAGAAATGTCTGGATCGCCAGATTCTTCTGGTCGATCCGATTGATCTCTTCCTCTGTGAAGCCGGCCTGCCGGGCCAGTTGACGGCGTTGTTCTGCCTTAGCCAGACCTCGCACGATCCAGATAAAACCCAGGACCAGCACTATAAAGACGAAGGAACCCATAGCGCCCTCCGATAGCATTCCGTGTGTGATGCACCGTGAGTTACCTCTTCCATCCTGCGGCCGCGATCAACGCGTACTTGGTCCGCATCATTTGTTCTTGGTCACGAAGCTCTTGCGAGCTGGCCTTTTTGAATCTGATGGTGAACCACACGCCTGGTCCAGCCGAGGAATTCGTCTACAGTCAAAGTGCTTTTAGCGATGTTGCACACAGAGCAAGCTGAAACACAGTTTCCTGACACATACCCGACGTCGCTGTTCAAGCGGTCGATACCGTTCATCGGATACATTTTCTTTGTCTTGTATTTCTTGCGCTTGAACGCCTGACCTTCCTCCGGCGTAGCCCCACAGTAGTAACAGTCTCCAAAGATGAGCTTCTTAACTTCATGCTCTGTGAGGCTGAATCCAAGGCCTCGGTGCGCTGCCGACGTTGGTAGCACTGACATGGCCCGGACCATGCACTTGCTTTCGACAGATACTCCGCGGCACTTACAGGACTTCATCTTGCCGGCAATGAGGTCGAAGGTCTGGGCTACGACCATCTTGCCGCATACGCATTCACACTTCCAGCGAACCTGCCGAGTATTGGTGACACGCAGGAACCGGCGAACTGCCAGAAAGCCGAAGACCTGGCCGATCTTGACCTGAGCGCTCTCGTTACAACCACATGAGGTCTTCTTGCCCGCTACCAACGAATCTGAACGAACGTCGATCCTGTTGCCGCAGTTGCAAACGCAGTGATAGTAGCCATGATCACCTTTCGTGCAGCGACTGAGGGCTTTGAGGAGCCCGAACTGCTGTCCGCTCAGATTCACCAAACTAGGAATTACCGCCTCCAACCAGCCGAACTGATGAGCTTGTACTTGATTCGCGTTGTCTCCTCCGGATCAGCTCCGGCCAAACTCTCCGCATACATGAGCAAGCCTGCTTCGGTTGGGCCTTTGCCTTCATGGAAATCCATGAAGACACCGGCACGCGGTGCTCCGCGGTCGGTTATCTCTTGCACTCGAATCTTGACAACGGCTCCGACCACGTTCTCTCGGTGAGTCCAGATCCATTCACGCCTCTCATCCGTGATTGCGAATGAACCGACCTCTCCGAGTGCCCCGTTTTCCGGATTCCGAACAACCAGTCGCCCGACCGAATCGCTGTACTTGCCCGTACCCGGCAGCACTTCAACCAATTCCAGGTCAGCGAAGTCAACCTGTTTGACCTTGAACCACGTTCCGCCAGCGGGATCTCCGGCTGCTTTGACGACAACACCTTCGCCAAAAGGTAGCGGAAGAGAAACAATCTCGTTGTAGAAAGCAATCGGATCCTCCCCGGGTTTGCAGGCGCGGACCATGTTCCAGTTGCTGTTGAAGAACCTGATCTCATCTATGACCTTCTCAGCCAGGTACCGGCGCTGGACATACGGCAAACCACTTACGTCCTTGCCCTTGTACTTGACCAGGTCCCAGCAGTGAGCGGTTGCTGGGCCACGAAGCCGCTGGATCTCCTGCGCGCGCTCAGGAAGCGCGTTCAAGATGCCAGCCACGCGGCCGACGCCATCGGGATGGTAGAGTTCGACCTTACCGACGGTTCCTTCCAGGTCGGGATAAGGCATCAGCTTGCGAGATGTGAAGAACCGGGAGTGGTTGTGCAGATCCTCGAGTTGAGGAATCCGGTCGTAATAGGTCTCGCCTGTTGGCCGGTGCGAATGGAATACAGCACGGCCCTTGCCAATGGTGAAGTTGGCAAGCGAACCATCGAGCTTATGCTCGATGACCCACTGCTGTGAAGGTTGGGCGGGGACAATGACGTCCTTGACGCGGCGCTCGGCAAAGCCAATAGCAGCCTTCGTGTTATCCCGCCCGACTTGTTCCAGGAACTCTTTGGGCCTGAGAGAGTAGGAGGGTTTTTCCAACGCCAGGCCGTCGTCGTTCATGGGAATTACGATCACGCCCTTCTCGGTCGTGATGAATGCGTACCGGCCTTTGTAATCGCCACGGGGAATGTTCAGTTCCCACTGCTCTGTGCCAGGAGGCACATCGGCGACAGCCAGGTCGAAATGAGGGCCGGCTTTGTCAGCCTCATGGAAGTGGTAGTTCATCCGGGACAAGAACATCTTGGTCCCGATCTTCACGGCCACGGTCTCGTCGGCTAAGAGGGTCTTGGTTCCCTTGCCATAGCCGGACGCGATGACTCCGCTGAAACCATCAACAGTATGCGGTTCGTTCTCGATGGCGAGAACGCGCGAGCTGACTTTTGGCAGCCCTTTTGGGAGAGTGTATTTAGCACCTGATTGAACAGGTGCCAAACCCCCAAGGATAGCTCCATCAACCGTTCTGACATTCCAGAGGTTCCTCGTAATCCAGCGGCTCGGGGTACGCCCAAGCGCGCGTGTGACTGCACTGCTGGTGCTGGGGAGAACAACGGCACTCAGCACATCCAATGCGTTCTCCTGGCCCCAAAGAATGGCGGCACGGGCCAACGTTCTGATAAAGCCCATACGCCCTCCGGTTTAGTAATCGTGCGTTCCGATGTCCATCAGGCCAATGCAGGGATCGGTGTTGTGATGGAAGATTGAATCTGCTTCCGGCGGTTCGCCGAGTTCCTTGTGAAGCGCCTTGGCCGCGGCTATCGCAGCTTCCGTTACCTGTGTTGCGTTCGGCTTCGACTCAAATTCCAGCGATTCCAGCTCAAGCACATCGGACTTTAAGCCATCGGGGTGGACATCCAGAAGCTTGATGAAGAGGATGAACATGGTCAGTCCTGCTCGATCTTGGAACGATTCCTCCAACGTGGAGGCACTTTGTCCGAATCTGAGCGAGATCCATCGAGATCGAGGATATGGACATACCGTTTGGTGTCGATGAAGCGACGATTGCCTGCGCCAGGAACATCAAAAGTTCCCTCGACTCGGATCGTTCCATCGTTCACATAGAGGACGCCCTTGACGAAAGCTCGGCACTCGGCGTCGGTGTTGAACTCGAAATACTTGTTTGCTGCCATAGGTCTCCGGCAGAACAGGCGGGTCTGCAGTCTACAGACCCGCCGTTCTGAAGATCTCTCATTACCTTGTTGGGGCGGCATTTTAACCCACAGCTCCGCCGGTGGGCGCTGACCAATCCTGGAGACTAGCGCGGCCCTTTGCCGTGAACGGCGTTGTGGCAATGCAGCACGGTCGTGCTACTGGTTGCCTGGTTGTTGGTTCGCTAACAGTTGCTGCCAACAAGACCAAAGCGAAGAACCGCAGCCAGAAGAGCATGTTCCTCCTGCAGGTTTCGCAAACGTGATTAGTTCGTGCCGAGAGCGATCGACACTTCGTACAAAGTGTCGCCTGCCCTGTTCAGCACCTGGCGGCCCACTTCATGCTGCTGTTCGTCAGTAGCATTAGGGTCAAAGGTTTCCCGCAGCTCAGCAACGATGAACTTGGCCAACGTATCGCCGGCGATGGGAGTTGTGGGCTCTCCGGTTTTGTCGTCGAAATACTCGGAGAGATAGTTGTCCGGGTAGGCCGAATTGGCCTTGTTAAGCAGTTCGACTAACTGCATGTTCCAGCTCCTTCAGTTCCCTGATTCTTTGGGGAGTAAACCAGTGGTCGAGATAGCGATCGCCGACAGAGTTCAGATGATTCAGCCGGTACTGTTCTTCTTGAGTCAGCTTGCCTGCAATGTTCTTGTCAATCAGCAGGCCGCGTTCGTGATTGAGAATCGGCCACTTCTCGGCTGAGACCACATGTGGTCTCTTCTGCCAGCTGCGGTATTTCATAAGCTCCTTCAGCTCAGGGCCGTCGTCTAACGGCCCTGGCTGGTGGGTTACAGCGTCTCGAGCAGCTTCTTCAGATCCTCTTCGGAAGCGCCTTCGAGCGCCTCGTCCTGTTTCTTGGCGAGAATCCCGAGAATCTTCTGCTTCTGGGCCTTCTTATTCGCGGCCTGCTCGGCCTCTTCGGCTTCGGTCTTCTTCACGGCGATAACGTGCTTGACGATCTCCAGTTTCAGCTGCAGGATCGTGTCGGCCTTGGTCGTGGTCAGCACGAAGCTCTCAGTCTCGGTTTCCCTGATCTGACGAGCAATGCCCTTGGCGATGTTGTCGAGGCTGGCGCCTCCGTTGCGAACGGTCAGCGGCAGATCAAACAAGTCCTCGACGGTGACGAGGCCCTTGGACGTATCGAACCGCAGCTTCAAACGTGCTGCTTTCTCGAACATGGATTCTTTCTCCTGGGTGAATTGGTTAGAAGGTGATCTTGAGGGTACGGGTGAAGCTGCCCTTCACGCGGCACAATATATAGTTCCGCTGTGTGGATGAGAAGCCGATGCCGCTCAGTTGGCGATCCGACTCCTCGGTCTTCATCTTCGAGCCAACAACCTCGAACACCTTGCGATGCACGTTGAGGCTGTCGGTCAGGAACTCGTTGAAGAACCCGCGGGCTTTGCCATCATTGAGGCAGCCGTCGAGCATGAAGAAGTAATGCTTGTTGCCGACGGTCTTCTCATCCCAGTAGTTGGGCGAGAGCATGAGAACGGACACTTTGTGGAAGGTCTGGGTTGGAATACCCCAGAGATTCTTGGCCGCCTGCGATGAAGGAAGCGACTTGACGATCTCCAATCCGCCCTTGTGGGTGTAATTGAATTCCGCCACGACCGCAGCAGTGTTGGCAGGAACAGCCTTCGGATGAGCAAACGTGCGAACGACGCCATCGAATTCGATTTCAACTTCGAACCCAACGTCCACGGTCTCCCGCTTGTTGTAGTTGTAAACGAATAGCCTGTAAAGGCCCTCGCGCATAGTCCTACGATCGGGATATGTGATGTTCTCGACCGCGCTTCGGCTACCGCCAGATCCCACATTCATGTCCACATCGAGTTCACCACCCGCTCTTGACCGCCGGTTGCTGAAGCAGATCTCTTCGCCATTGATTGTCGTGCGAGATGCTCCAGGCTCGATGAGATGCAGATCGAGATCGTCATAGTTGAACCAGGACAGCGAACAGCGAAGGTCGCCGTCTACGGCGCCGCCGGCACGCTTGACACGTTCCTTGATGGAATCAGCAAGTTCTCCTGCATAAGACCAGCAGAAGTTGTTCGGCCATTTGAACATGGTCTTGGCCGTCGGGTCGACGGGAGAGATCAAGCTGAGCAGGTTGCCGGCGTGACGGTTCTCAAACATCACTTCCAACGACTCTGCCTTGGGCAGCACGTTGGCAAGGAAGTCCTCGATGGACACCGTCTCGATTTTGTCCAGGTTGGGTACCTTCTCGGGAACTGCGCTGGCCAGACCGTCGAAGACATTCATGGCCTTCTTGGCCTTGCGGTCCGCGAAGAGAATGTTGTTGATGGTGATGTCTTCGATGGTGGCGTAGCGACGATCCAGAGCAGAGGTGAACCCCAGCTCCTCGATCGTGGTACGCGCCTTCTCGATCATTCCCTTGGTGATCAGAGCAGTCGGCCGTTTGTAGTTGGTGGGTGCGACCTTCGACTCGTACGAAGCTACGGCGGCATCCATTTCCCGGCCTTCGGACAAGTCTGTGAGCAGCGATCCGATGACGTTGCCACGTATCCTTGTTACCGCAGCCGGAACAGCCTTGGCATGCAGCCAGGCGAACAGATCCTGCGCTTCCACGCTGCGCACCTTGGCGAACTCCACCTTCAGCTTGCGGAAGCTGGTCAGTTCGAAAGTGTGCTCCTCCCCGCGGTACAACGAGTTCTGGCTGATCAGCTCAAGAATAGTGTCGATCGATTCCAGTGTGATCTCCTTGAGACCACGGAGAAGCACATCCTTGGTACTGCGGAAGTCCGACAGTTGTGGACCGATGGCATCGCCACGGACAACACAGGTTGTTGGAAGCGTGATGAAGAAGTGCTCCCAGGCCAGAACTTCCTTTGATTCAAGTTGCTGAAGGTTCCCATCCGTCCCTGCAGTGCGTTCGGTGTGCAGGAAGATGTTATCGATCGGAGACGACTTGACCAGGGCGGACAGCGTATCAACCACCGGCTGGTAGGGATTGCCGACACGAACATCCCAGAGGCTCACGAGCTGTCCGTCAATGATGGCGACTATACCGCCTACTGCACGGATGAAGCTCTTGCAGCACTGGCAGTCATGCTCAGTCCGCTGTTTGTAGAGTGGGTTCGAGCCCGCCGGGAAGCTGCTGAGATAGACATCCCACAGCTGATCCTTGTCGACTTGCACCCGGTATAGTTGATGCCCCTTCATGACATCGAACTGCAGGGCAACCGCCTTCTTTAAGACACTGAACATTGGCTAGGCTCTTTCCTCGAACATGCTGTCGATAATGCCGCTGTCACCGTACTCCAATTCGGTGGTCAGCTTGGCAAGCTCGCTGGCTGTGAATGGACGGAACCGCGGCGTTGCCTCAGTTGCCGCGAACGATGCGTTCTGGATTCTGCGGCCCATCAGACTTGCTTGTCCGACCAGAACACTGGGCACGTTGACCACTCCGCCGCCGATCAGCTTGCCGTCGACGCGGAAGGTGACGTACTTGATGTAGCGATCGGCCGAGTCAGTGTGGACCCGCAGGCCCACCCGGCCGCCGGGAATCTGCTTGCAGTCGTAGTCCCGCTCCCAGCCGTTGGCAATGCCACGGCGGACACGACGAACCCAGCTCTTGGCGTCTCGTAGCTGGTATATGAAGTTGTGGTAGTCCGCCTTCGCTGCGATGCGAATCTTCTCAGCCACGTCTGGAGTGATCCAGTCGCGGATCGATTCGCGGACGGCGTCTGAAATGCCTTTACCCTGGCTCATGAAGTCTCCATTTCGGCTATCTTCCGCCGATGTTGATTTTGATTGCGTCTGTGACAAATCCAAAGAAAAGGACAGCGGCCACAACGATGAAAGCTCCTAGAAATGCTTCGGGCCAGGTCATTGGGCTGGCCTCGTTTCCCGGTAGAGATACCCGTAAACACACGCGAAGGTGAGAACGATCAGCAACACCAGCGCCAGGAAGAACGGCATATTCGGGAAGATGAGCAGCACTCCGAAGTGCAGTGTGATGGCTGCCCCAATGCAGCCAATCAGGCACAGGAGGTGCTTGAATGCGGTCCCATGCCGTTTGAGGTTGATCCGCGAGGGCTTCGTCCTCGCTGTGTCAATATCGATTCTCATAGCCGAATGCTCCTCGCTCTCTCAGCGGGCGGCGCCTTCCAACGCCGCCCACTTTGATGTCCAGCAATTCTCTGGCAGTCGGTAAACTCAGGACCACTTCAGGCAATCTGTGTGTCCTGAACCTGGCATACTCGCTGTAGGTCCCAGTCGTGCTGGATCTGCCGTTTTACGGGCGTCTTGTTAAAGCCGAGTCGAACACCGGACACCCTCGAGGACTGAGGCGTGGCGCTGGGATCATTGCCACTGCATGATGTGTTCGTTGGTGTGTCTCAAGCTGTGTCTACAGTAGGATGGATGGACTGCAGGCTGAATAGAGGAAAGCTCCTATGCGGCCTGCGCTTCAGGCATCAGCATGGTTGAGTGGCGATCGGCATCTTCCTCGCGGGCACGCTTCCAGCAATGCAGGAAGCCGCCGTCGTGCGCGCCTGTCTTCAGATCGATGGCGAAGATGCCAAAGAAGATTAGCGCCTCCAGCGCGAAGCTGGAGAATATCCCGAACACAACGCCACTGAGCACACCGACAATGGTGCGAACCCAGGGCGTCTTGATGGGCCGGGTGACCCAGACGACAAGCCACACGATCAGGAGCGCCGGCATGAGAGCTGCAACCAGAAACAGGATGAGCAGCTCGACCGCGGACTTCATGGCAACCCACAGGAATGCCTTCCGACGGTAGCGCCTTCGGTTGCGCCAGAACAAACAACTGCCGACAATCGCAATCGCGGCGGCCCATAACATGACGATTGGTTTCATAGAGCCTCCGCTGGACGCATGGCAGCCAGCTCCGAAACTTGACGTTTCAGACGAGCGGAGCTGACCATGCACAGGCACACGGCTGCGCCGAGTGCAAGGATGAGCGTGAAAAGGAACGCGAATGCCTTCAACGAATACCTGAGTTAGCTCTGCTGGTTCCAGGCATCGAACGTCAGTTTGTCTATACCGGAGGACGGTTGAATGCACTGGATCATTGGACCTTCGTGATCGCAGGATGTGCAGCGAACAAACTGATAACCGTTGCGCGTGCTGATGCCCATTCCGACGACGCTGTGACAGACGGGGCACGGCACGTAGCGATTGCGACCGTCTGTAATGTCGAAGTGAATCTCCTGCCAGAGCTTGTCGAGCACATCGCCATGACAGCGATGCGCCGGCCGACAGAAGCAGCCGAGAATATCGTCGTCTTTGAACGTCCCATCTGTGGATAGAGCTTGCAGGATCTGAAGCCTGCGCTTGGGTTCGACATGGGCCCACTTCGGATCGCCACGCAGCCACTCCTCGAAAGAGTCGACTGCTTCGTCGATCGATTCAACCTGAACAGATGCCTTGGTGCTGCCAACGGGCAGGTGCGTGAACGGATTGCCGTAGATGCTGCCACGACCAATGTACTTGGTGGACGGTTCGCGCTTGCAGTGAACTACTCGCATGAGTTCCTCCGAGGCAAGAGCATCATTGGAGCCATTTGGACCACACCCTTGGCGGGGACAGTCCTTTCTGGTTCTGGAGTGATCCAGGCGAACTTGCGTCTGTTGCGGCGCAGTTCTCTGTCAGCCCCGCAGTGCTTGCACAGGTCGTGAAGCTTGGCGCATTCATCACAGAGAGCGTCTGTGCAGGTGCTGCCATAGAGCACGTCTTTGTGACAGATGACGCAGGGCCGCGTAGTCATGGCAGCTCCGCCAATGCCCGATCCAAGATAGTGGCAGAGAACACAGAGGAATGCCTTGAGACGAGCTGGACGATCAGAATCATGCTTGATCTTATTTGCGTTGTCCAGATAGTCTTCGACACGACTGTTGTTCATGCTGGTTTGCCATTGAACGGCGTACTGATCCAATTTCTTGGCAGGCTGATTCACTTCAACTCCAGGCCGTGGCTATGCCGCGGCAGTTACTCCGGCTGTCGGATGCTCGTTGTTGGCCTCTGGCTTGGAACAGAAGAGGCTGAACAGATAGTCACCGAGCGATTGCACGCGTCGGGCGATCTGGCTGGGTAGGGAGTACAGGCGCTGCAGGTCACACTTCTTGTCGTCTTCCTTGCGGATGATCAGGTAGAGCCCGCCTGTGATGGCGACGATGGCAACAAACAGCAGGAATCCAAAGATCAGCTTCATGGTGCGTCCCTCCAGGACGGGTGCTACGCGGCTTGCTGTCTGCGAGCCGGTTGTCTGAGTGTGCGGATAAGCTCGAACGTCGTGAATCCGAAGAACACGATGACGAACAGAGCCATGACGAACTGCGCGATGCGGGTGACTCCGATGAACAGGAGTGACAGGATTGCAAGGATTGAGAGCTTGGTCATGCTGCCTCTCTTTTGAGAACAGTTGAATGCAAATGGTGATGAACTCGAAGAACCCAGGCGATGAAATCGTCGCCTGATAGCGTGCTTTTGGCCTCATTGCATTTGCCACAGCACGATACGACATTGTCGGGCTCATAGCCGAGGTCATTGTTCCAGCGATCGATGCCGTTATAAACGAAAGCACCCGTGAAGGAGTTGGAAACTCCTGTGGTGAACTTCTGAGCTGGAACACAGCCACAGTAGTAGCAATCGCCGGCAAAGAGTTCGAGGCATTGGTTTTGGGACAAATTCCACAGGTAACCTCGGCTTTTAGCTTGCCGTTTGTAATGTGCGATCAGCTTGTTACGAGCCGCAATTCCCTCGCCAAGGCTGGCGGAAGGACGAGGTTTACCTCTAAGTGGGTTTCCCGACCTGTTAAGACAACCGCAGCTCTTCTTTTGTCCATTTACCAGCTGGCTTGTTGAAGCTGTGGTTGCGTTTCCACAGGAACATTTGCAATTCCAAAGCTGTTCGTTTCGCTTGTTCTTTCCGCCTTTGCAAATGACTTCCAGCTTGCCGATGAAATTGCCAACAAAGCCTTTTGTGGAAGAACGCGGTCGTCTTTTGGAGGGATAGGTCACTATGCGGTTCCCTTCAATACGCTCTGAGTGTGTTCTTTGTTGAGCTTCATCCGCCGGAAAGGTAGGTAGACCCAAAGCATGAGCACATTCAGCAACGTATTGCCGAGCGCAAACATGACCGAATTGGCTTCGGTGATCCCGTGAATGCCGAAGTTGATGGTCTCCAGCCCGAGCAGGCTGATGCCCTTGTTCTTGTCGATCCACTTCAGGGTTGCGTCCTTGCGTTTGGTGGTCAGCAGCTTCTGAATCCAGGGAATCTTGTCTGCCTTCAGGAAGGCGCCCCAGGCGAAGATGCCGACACCGACACCGGCCGCGACGTTGCCGGTATTAGACGGGGTCAGAATCATCCGTGTTCTCCTCACAGTGGCGAGCTTTGTACATGCAGAAGGCGTACATGGCTACGAAGGACAGCAGTAATGCGATCTTGAGGCCTACAGGCACAGCTTTACCTCCGTGCAAATGGTCTGGCCTTTTGGCCAGACCCGTTTCAGGCCGAGCAGAATTGCGTATTCCATGGCTCGGGTATTCGCAAGCCAACGCAAGCTGGTGGTAATCCATCGGGCCACGAGTGCCTGCGACTTCGTCGGTGTTCCCGCAGCTTTGCGGAGCCGCTCATCAAGGATCGGCAGACACGTCCGTGCGGGACGTCCGTAGACAAGGAGCTCTCGGGTCTTGCCACGGTCGCGGAGCTTGCCGGCAATGAGGGCGGACCAGAATCCTGCTTCATACGACGGCAGGAGCCACAATAGCCAGATTGGCATGGGTTCCTTCCTGATGATGCCGGTTGAGATACGCTTGAATCTCTTCCAGGACCGCATATTCCTCGGCCATGGTTGCAACTCGCATTTCATCGAAGTTGTAGAGACGCACGGTGCCGTGCTTCAGGCAGGTGGTTGTTGTCACCACCTGTCCATGAAAGTTCTCGTGGGCGCGAGTGGTTGGCCAACTCCAATGGTCTCCTGTGCATGAGCACTTGGGCCTGCGATGAAATCCGAACACGTTCAGCTCCTAGTGAATGACATGGGTGAAGAGATGCATCACCCAGTTATGGCCGACATTGACGAGGCCAGACGCCGCGCCAATCAGGACAAGGGAAAGAATCCCTCCCAGGAAGGCAGCCAGCAGTTTGAGACTTGCAGGTGCCTGCTTGTCCGGAATGGTCAGGGCATACATCTCCCTGAGTGCGGGTGCTTCCGCCTCGATAACAGTCCGATCAACATTCCACTTCTTGCAGAAGGTGTCGATCTTGGCCGTGGCTTTGTCCCGCAGGGCAAAGTACGCAGGCGATCCTTTGGGTAGTCCCTTGGCCTGATGGCCATTGGCTGTCTCGATGATTCGGGCCAGAGCCTTTTCAAGAGCTTCCTGGTCCCGATGCTGGCGCCAGGCGTTGAACGTGCTCATGCCCGTTCCGTGCCAGGAGCGAATCTTGAGGCCCGCCTGTTGTAACCAGGGCGTAGAAACCTCTGCGGTGATGACTGCGGCCATGCTGCTCCTCTTATGACTCCACAATAAGAGCCCCGACCATTGGCCGGGGCTCAGGGGAACTACCTAGTGCAATCGGTATTGGTCATCCGCTCGATCAGAGCGAATTCGGCCATCAGGCTGCCTCTTTACCGAACTCCCCGTCGGGGAAAGGATCTGTGTTGACCTGTTCGGCGGGAGCTTCTTCGACGACTGGCGCTGCTTGGAACTCGGCCGGAACTTGCTCGGCAGGAAGCTGGTTGTTGAGCACCTGATCGGGGTCAATGCCTGCATCGATCATCTGTTGACGGCGCATGGCTTGCTGTTCCTCCATCACGTACTTGCCGAGGCGTTCCGTGACATGGCGGTCGAATTCGACCTGACGAGCAGCTTCGTCCTCGATCTCGTGGCAGGGACAGCCGGCCGTGTCGAGCTTGACGACATCGGTGACGGCCCGCTTCAGTGCGAAGGTAAGCAGTCTGGACTGCTCGTTGAGCCCGTTGATCTGGTTCAGGATGGTGAGGCTGACCGTTTCTTCAGCCCGGGGCTTGACAACCACCTTGGCATCCTTGAACTGGTCGAGCGAGACAATGTCGGCGCGAATGGTCTCGGCAGCGGCGCGCGCCGAACCCAGGTTGCCGATGGTCAGAGCCGGTGGCTGGAAGGTCTTCGTGGTATCACCCACGGTGACTTCGACCACAAACGACCAGCGACGGATCTTGCGCTGGGCTTCCTTGCTCTTGGGTGCGAGATTGTTTCTGTTCTTCTTGGGCGTTCTGGTTCTGGATACTGGCACTCATTTCTCCTGAAGTTGTAACTTCAAGTCCAGTGTGCAGAAACTCATGAAAGTACCAAAGGCATGGCAGGCTGGCCTTACGACCAGCCTGTTCCGTCCATGCTGTAGTCTTTGGCTACAAGCGCATAATCCATCTCCTTCGGCAGGCTGCCTACACCGCACACCGGCACGCTGTGGCCGAACAGGCGGTGTTCAACATCGTGAAACGCACATGGTATTGCTTCAGAACATCCGTGATGCGTTAAGCGGGCGGTGCTCGGGACATCTTCGCTCCAATGAGATGTGCATTCAGCGCGAATCGGTCGAATCCAGCCGGTGAATGGTTGAGTAGGCCATCAGCCGGTGGAATCCTGCCGCTTGTCGGGACATCAATCGCTCCATTTAGCGATTAACGGAATCGTGAATTAACCACTTGGGACATATTTGCCTATACTAGAGCGGGAAATCCCAGACCAGAAAAAAGGCAAAGTGTGTCGAAAGTATCAAGACTCGATCGGAACTCTAGGGATGTCCCGACATCTCACATGCAAAAACCAGAACCTCGATGCGGAAGTGAATCCGCAGGAGATTAGGCTGCCGCTGCCAACGCGTCGGCAGTGGCTTCGACGGCGACCGGGCCGGGCGTGGACGCCGGCGCCAGGACCGTAATGGTCTTGGCGCGCGCATGGAATCCGCGGCCACTGGAGTTGCGATGCCACTCGCTGGTCACATAGACCAGATCGCCCTGCTTCAGCGCCAGAATCTGGGCATGCAGGGTGGGGTCGGCGGTCTGAACGAACCTGTCCTTGTCGGGATTGATCTGGATCACGAGGCCGATGTACTGACGACCGAACTCGTCCTCGATGCCTTCGTCACGAACGGCGAGCACGGTGCCCTGCATCCGGATCTCGGTGTACACCTCGGTGCCCACGGACAGACCCTGGCCGTCCAGAATCTCACGGTTCTGCTTGGTCTGAAGTGCGAAGTTCTGCGCGGCACGAACGAACGGCTTGATCGCCACGGGCGGCGTGTTGCGCTGCTGATTGCGCTGGCGGCTAACGAAAGAACTGGCCATTTGATTGCCCTCCTTTGGGCATTTGCGTTATTGGTTGAGGTTGTGCATCGGCGAAGACCGAGGCAGTTACTGGTGAGCTTGAGGTCTCCGAGGAGCCGGAGCGATGGTGCCAACGAACACCAAGTTGGAAGAGAACTGTCCAACCTGGCATTGGGCACAGGCATCGCCACGATATGGCTTGCCTTGGTTGTCCTCACCAGAACGGCAAACCACTTCGAGGTTGCCGAAAGATGGGCGGTAGCTGTGGCAGGCACGACGCAGGAAGTCCCTGGTCTTGGCCACAATCACCTGGCGGTTCGGTTCGTCAGGCCTCATGTCGCCGGCAAAGATGACCAGCTTGGTGAGGTCAGACTCCGGACTGGTCAACTCCCTCGGGAGGACCGGACGGGGCAGACGGATTGTCCCTTGCATACAACGCCTCCTCAGGCATGGGTGGAAGATGCGGAAACTGAGTAGCCCACTGTGTAAGCCGCATCTGCAGCTCACAAAGATCAGTGGTCTTGCCGGTGAATACCAGCTCGGCTGTGTGCAGCACAGGCGTCGCTTCAAGGACGTTGACCCGTACATCGATGGGCAGGCCGGACGCACACTCGATCCGGCCCAGAGCCAATGGAAATCCGGGATGGTAGGCAACGATCAGCTTGCAGGTGCCGGTCGAGCCGGGATCAGCAAACAACAGCTTTTCGAAGTCATTGCACTCGGAGTCGTTGAAGTCGCTGGGCATCAGGCAGCCTCAAGGAGCTGGATGCTTTCAGTCAGTGTTGCTCCCAGGATGTCTGAGGTGCTTTCCGGATGAGCAGCGGAGTTCTCGGCGAACACCGTCCAGAGCAAGAGGAACTGTTCCCGATGCTCCCAGACGTATTTGGCGATACGGTCGAGGACCGAGAAGCTCAGCAGCGTGTCGATCTCCCTGCGCGCGATGCGCATGCAGACACCGAACTCACTGCTCGGATCGCTGATGAACAGTTGGTTGGCGTAGAGCTGGATCAGGTAGAAGGACAGCACTTGGCGTGCATCCTTGTTCAGGGTGACAGTGAAGACGACCTCACTGATGGCGACCAGCACTTGGTCATCCGAAGGGATTCCACCCTCGAACTTGGAAAAGGCAGCCTTGATCGCATCGGTGACAAGAATGCTGCCCTTAACCATGCTGGCAAAGGAATTGAGTAGACCAGTATTCATGGTGAGTCCTCCAGACCCAACGGGTTGTTGTTGCGTGAAAGATCGCCGGGCAGTCAAGGAGATGAACCTGCCCGGCGCCCTCTGCAGTGGAGTGCGAGGGAATCTCTGTGGATTGAGCGGAGCAAGCTCGACGCTCCAAAGAGCGGTCAGATAACGCTCCGACCCAGCGGGCCTGTTTCTAGCGCGGGAGGTCTCCGCTTTTCAGGATGCACGCACCCTGCCCCAATTGCATTGTGGATGGGGTCGAGCAGTGAAGCACTACGGCAAACACCGTAGGTTAGAACTTCAGCTTGTCCAGTCCAATGCAGCGGACTGAGTTGTGGTTGACTTCCGGTGCAACCCGGCGAAACTTGGGCTTGGCCGGTCGACCCAGAACCGCTTGCAGTGTCTTCTCCATCGCAGCACCCGGCCGCATGAGGCGGACGTTGCGCTCCATCAGAGCAGTGAATCCCGGAAGGTTCTGGTGAGCCATACCGAGAGCAACCTTGGCAGACTCCGAACCCAGGTTGTACTGGGCCAGCAGTCCATGGAGGACCTGCCGACGGCCGGTCCTGTCGAGAGCTTGAACATCGATCATGGCGAACTCCGCATTGCGGTTGACGATGTTGAGGTTGGGCTGAGGGCTAGAACTTCCGGCCGATCAAGCCGGTCGAATAGGCGAGCGTGTCACCGGTATCAGAACCGTTGAGCAGAGCTTCTCTCGATGCCTGGAAAGTCCGGGGCATGAGAGTGCGGATCATCCGGTCTTCGTGAATGGCGTGCAGGCGGTCCTGTCCTAACGTGGAACCGCGACGAGTGCGAGCATGAGGCATGGGCATAGACGAGGCTCTCCTTGAAGCCTGGTGGAAGTGGTTGAATTGTTGGGATTTGAAACAGAGGGAGTTGGGAACCGCGGCATCAGAGAACAACAAGGTTCAATCTGCCACCTGAAAGTGAATGATGATCCCGGCCACGATAACTACCGTGGCCAAGGTATGGGCTCAGCAGAATACATCCGCTCCAACTCGCCGACCTGAAAGGCCTGCTTGTTCTTGCGACGCTCCCACCAGAAAAAACCGGCGAAGATCAGAACGGCCAGGGCAACCTCGGCCATCAGTAAAGGAATCAAGTCACGGTGCTCCCAGACGAACAGGGAGAGAGACTGTGACGCATCGGAGAACCACGAAGGATCCTTCGGCGGATTGAGAATGATGACATCACCGTTGAGCACGGCAGTCTCCTAGCAGATGGCAGCCGATGCACCGGCAGCCTGCATGGCCTTGTTGCACTGGGCGTTAAAAATGGCAGCGAGAATCAGGGCAGTGATTACCCCGGCAATGACACGAGCAGCGATGTAACCAAGCATCTCCAGCATGAGCATTCTCCTTGAACACACAGGTTGTACCGAGTGGATGAGAGACAGGACGTAAAGTCCATAGAGGGAAGGCATTACAGCAAAGCGATGAGCCTGGTAGTGGAGTACCAGGCCCATGGGTGCCACAGATGGCACAAAGCTTGATCGAGCAGGATATAGCGACTCTGGTGTATAACCGGCTTTCCGCTTTCAGCAAAGCCGATGATGGGGTTTACACTCACCCACCACTCCTGAACACAGCCAGAAGTGGATTTACACTAGGTCTCTCCGTCCTGCCTGACACCAACACATACACGCGCGCACGCGGGAGCTGGTTCTCAGGATTGCCCTTAAATAGCCAAACCACAATAGGCCGCGGTCAAGCTTCACCACCGTTCAATAGGCGGTAGTTTCAGCATGACTGGCTTTTATGGGCTTAAATGAATCCGGCGCTCCAAAGCTCTTTAACGTGATCTGAGCATCGGGGACGTGGTACATGTGGGCATAAGCCACTGTAAGCATCTGAATGACAGACACTTACCTGACTACCTCACCACTTCGCCTGACACGCCTCTACCCGAGGGCGAAGCCCCTCGGGACATAGCGGCTGTTCTGCGGCTGGTTGCCCAGCGGCGGGTATTGACTGTTGGCATATCCATATATAGGTATTGACTGACCCTGGGCTGAGCCCAATGAGGCAATCGATCCCATGTGTGGTTCCAACTTGCCGATTCCCAGGACGAATCCTGGTCATCAGGATGGGCATGACCCATCAATGTCAGAATCGTTCCAGAGTGGAATGATCCTGACATTTCGGCCTTCAAGCAGGGCCGAACCGCCAAGTTGTTAATGGTTTAGAAGTCTGTGCTTTCGTCGAACTCGAAGTCCTCTGAAGCAATCTCTGCCACCAGGTTGGACTTGTAGTCCGAGTGCAGCTCAGGAGCTGAGTCATAGACGTGGATCACGCCCTTGGGCGACATCATGTAGCTGCCGTCCGGGATGGTTGGATCGGCTGTGCGGGACAGGAGCTTGTCATTGCTGCGGTGGTAGATATTGCCACCGAGAGCCTTGACTGCTACTGGCCTAACCAGCCGGCGCTTTGCATAGCCGTTGAGGTCGATGAATGCGACGCAACCGGTAAGGCCGAGATCCTCCTCGGCCGACAGGACGTCATCCAGGATGTAGTTTGGCACACCGTCACCGACGGATTGCGTGAACTTGTCCTCCCCAACGAGGGGGTCGGTGTTGCGGTTGTATACCGTGTTGAGCCAGTGGATCCCGAACTTGCGCCGAGTCTCCACAGACCATGGCCGTCCGGACACACTGAGAGTGGTGCCCGATACGGAGAACTGGTTGGTGTAGAAATCAACCAGGCCTGGAGTGTGAACTTCCTCCATGCTGGTGACCTTGCCGGTGGCGTCCTTGACCAGGATGGTCTCGGTGAAGCCATTGGCAATACGGTCATAGACGTTGTCAGGGAGCACGCCGCCGTTGTCGGCCTTGGCTTCCTGGAACTGACGGATCCACCAGCTGCGAAGGTCTCTGACCATCGAGAGAATAGCCTCATCCTCCGGATAGGCATTGAGCAGCTTGGCTGCCAGTGGCCGCTTGATCATGTGTTCCACCTGACGGCTCTCTTCGAGCAGCTGGTCACGACGTGTGTTCAGCAGATTGAGCGCCTTGCACAGCTTGGTTTCCACCAGGATGTAGTTGCCCATGTTCTTGCGATCACGGGGCATGCGGTTGGCGAAGGAGATCGGAAAGACCAGGGTCTTCAGAGCTTCCTTAGCCTCAGCGAAGAGCGACATCACTGTCAGCTTGTCGCCTTTACGCATCTGGGTGTAATCGATGACCAGGTCCGAATTGGACATGGCACGAGCGCACATGAAGTCTGGCTTGGCGGCGTTGACAAGCGACGCCACATAGACAAACCAGTCCAGCGTAGGCTCATACTCGATCGGCACGATCTTCGCCAGTCCCTCAGGCAGCAGCTGAATCAGCTCATGCCGTAACGGTGCCGTGAAGTTGTCGGGCACGATGAACGTCTTGGCCTGCAAGCTCTCACCGATGGTGATCCGGTGTTCGCCAGACAACAGGGTGTCCAGCCAGCCGTTGTTGATGAAGGAACCCAGGGATTCCGAATACTCGGTGAACTCCCTGAGCTGCTGTGCGAAGCAGTTGAAGTTCCACTCATCGCCGATGCCCAGCCACTTCTCGCGGTTGGTCTTGGCGAATGCGGATACCTCACGGACTTTGACGATGAGTTTGGGTTGAACTGGATAGTCCATCGTCTGCCACTTGGCGATGAAGGCAGAGTCCTGGATGGCGAACAAGTTGTCATCCATATCCCCGCCATTCAGCTTGCCGAGCAGATCGCCGGCGTTGGCGCCGAAGAAGCACCAGCCCTGTCCCTTGGACTCCAGGAGTTCAGGAACAAGGATGTTGCAGACAAGAACCATCTCAGTTGAGTTGGTGTTGGGATTACGCCCAACGAGCACCGGGCCTTCCAGGAGATCCGGAATGCACACGGTAGGCAGCCCATCCCGCTCGCCACCGAGAGTGTCGAGTGTGAAGTCGGGCATGCCGTTGGGCATCATGACCAGTGGATTGGGCCGAGCATAGACACGGATCGCACCCTTTAGTGGAATGCGGCCGCGGGTAATGTCCAGAGAATCCTGGAAGCCATGCTTGAAGATCCGCCGGTAGAGCACCGGCAGAGTCTTCGATTCATGCTGCAGCTTCATGGCACGCACCAGCGCCCATTCGGGCTTGGGCATATCCATGTCGCGGCGAGCAGCGTCCGACACATTCACCAGAGTGGCGAAGTAGTCAGTGATGGCATCTTCGTCGTCGCCGAAGAGGATCTTGGCACGCTCGTCCATGACCTCAAGGCCATACCGTACGCAGAGGTCTTCTTCGAAGAACCCGGCATTGGTGATGGTCTGAAGATCGGTCATGAGTTCGTGCTTGCTGGTCTTCAACAGCAGCCCGATGTAGATGCGGTCGCCATGAAAGACGACCTCGTCCTTGGAGCCATAGAGATAGATGTCATAATCTGCCATCCTCTCGTTTGCTGCGTAAATGCCTTTGCCGAGACCGAATGGTCCGACAAGGGTTGCAGCGCACCCGTCAAAGCCGGGTAAGTTGATGACGCCAGAGCCGTCCAGAAAGGCCGTCTCCTGATCGTTGAGCAGCTTCATGTTGAAGTTGAGAATGGAGATGACTCTCCCATTCTTCAGCTTGGCCATGGTGACCTGGCCTGTCGGCACCGGATAGCTCGAGATGATCTCGGCTTCCAGCATGGACTGGTGAGCAGCCATGGTACGGCGCATCCGCTTGGGCGCCTTGGGATCAGAGGAGATGAACACTCCCAGATCCTTGAGGCGCTTGACGTTGGCCGAAGCTGACACCAGGACCATGGTCCCGGTGCCATTGACATCGGCATAGACGACGCGGAAGCGTTCGTCACCTTCAGTCCAGCCGTGACGGCAAAGGAACTTCGCCGTTTCAGCCATGTCCTTGCATCCATCCTTGCCGGACGCTTCGAATGTGACGATGCCATACCTGGCACCTTCGGGCATCAGTGCATCGAGAACCTGCCGGGTCTCATGCTGCATGAAGTGCTCGTCCTTCTGATAGAGAACAGGCTTGCCGGGATACGGCCGGCGCACACGAGTGATGATCTCTACGTCCGTTGCGTCATAGAGAATGTGGAAAGCCATTCGGCTGTCGTGGTTCCACAAGGGAACTTCGACATCAGTCGCTTCGCCGTCAGAGTAGATGAACTCCTCTGCCGTTTGCTCATCTTCGAGACGCAATGCCTTCACGTCTTCCTCCTTGAGATGATTGTGAATTGGGCTGTGGCTTAGAGCGATCAGTTCGCTCAACAGATTCTTGTCGTTAGACATGGTGATTCTCCTTCCCCCTCCACGGGGTCGGTTGAGTACGAATGAGTTGTGCTGGGTCTTGTGCGCAGAAGCCGCGGGCATGGGCTTCCTGTTGCCAGTCAGTTCCCATGCCCTGTTTGCGTCGTTGAGTAGTCTTAGAGGGAGGCAGGCGTTGCGGCCGTCTTCTTGGCGAAGAGGCCAGTGAACCCAGTCCATGCCTGCTTGGCTGCCGGGATCGCACAGACCTGAGCGGTGCCAGCCGCACGGGCTGTCACATCGGTGGTGCGCTGCGTGGCATCGGCGGCATAGTGAATGCCTTTGGCAAGGTTGTCGCCGATGAAGTGAATGGCGATGGAGCTGAATGCTCCGTTGACGATTTCGTTCAACATGGCACGCTGTTCAGGTGTGAGCTGTTTCTTCGTGGTCATTTCATTCTCCTTGAATGGCAGCAAGCGAATTAGGACCGGGTGGGCTAAAACCCAAATAGGCCAGCCTCCCTGTACTACTTGTTACCTGGTGTCTTCATCCCCATCACTTGCGGCGCCTCGCACGAAGCCCCATGAACGAGTCACCTGACCAGTTGCTGCGCTGTGTATGAGTCACTTAACGGGTACTTGATCAGTCAGGAGATTGTGGCAATCTTCTTACAGGCCGGCTGCGGAGAATAGGAATCCCAATCTCCGCATGAATCTCAGAACCTGCTCAGAACACAAGCAAAAAGGCCTCACGTGTGGGCCTTTGGTACATCGAGAATCGGGACCACGCTGGGAACATGGTCAAACCCATCGATCCTTGGCCTGCACCAGGCCCGAACTCACATATCTTCTTCAAGGTCACGGCAGTGAACCCCAACCACTACGGGACTCCTCCCACGACGTTCATCGTCGAGGCGCTCAATGAGGAGGCGGCCGTCGAGTGCATCAAGCGCGCAATCTGGGCTGGTATCCTCTTGCCACACAGCTACAATGGCGCTCTCAATCCCTGGCCCACATATTTCCAGAGCAATGCCCTGAGGTATCTGCTCGATGGGATGTTCGTTGCCGAGGAACTGGAGACTCTGCCGACGCTGCGGTTCTTTCCCGATCCGTGCGTTCGGGATGAGTGGCTGCGCTACCAGCTCTCCTGGATGGCTCGTCTTGTCGAGGACATCCAGAAGTGGTGGGATGCTATGCTGGCACGGCCCTTCTTCACTTCCTGGTTTGGAAGATGAAGTTCCTTGTCGTCATCCTTGTCGTTGCGGCAGTAGTTCTGCTCTCTACTGGCCATGTCATCTCGGCCTGCGGGGCAATCATGCTTGCTGGCACCATGTCCCGGTTCATCGTCCGAACCCCAACCCTTTGAAGGAGTTTCAATGAGTTCCAGCCTCAATCACTACACAGCGAACGTCCAGGTGACGGATGCCGTGATGCACAACAAGACCCCTCTCGCCACCTCGACCTTCGTCATTGCTGTCCTGGCTGCCAATGTGACCGATGCCCAGGCCCTGATCCAGGAGTTCTATGGCCGCTCGGGGATGTCCTCCAAGATGATCAACGGAGTGCATACCCTGTTTCGTTCTGCCGCTCCGAATGTCCCAGGGGCGATCCGGACTGTTTCTGTCACCAACATCACCTTGGTCCCAGATACTGTTGCCGCTTCTACTTCGGCGCCGGCTGCTGTTGCTGAAGCTCCTGTGGACACCGCGGCTCCAGTTGTTGCCGCAACGGTTGCTGCCACGCCAGATCCTGCTACCAGCACCGCAACTGAGACCACGACAGCCGTTCCGTCCGTCATCAATGCGACTGCCTCACCTGCTGCCTCCACGGCCGTCACTGACACGACGACCACGACTCAGCAGGAAGTTTCCGCTCCGACACTGAAGCCCGGTGGACGTGGACGGAAGACCCTCACGGTAGATCCTTCCGCATCGACCCAGACCGCTGCTCCTGTTGTCGCCGAGACGACCTCTTCCACGACTAGTGCTCCGACTTCCTCAGCGACCGCTCCCGCAGCCAGCTAGAACAGCACATTTTTGTGAAAGCCTTACAAGCCCGCCGCCCTGGCGGGCTTCGTAGCTTTGGTACATTCCCTAGCCTCCACATACTCGCAATTGACGGCCCAGCCAGGGCTGTGAGGAATGAAGCATGTCGAAGGAAGCAATTCTGTTTGCCGTCACCGAGACCAAGGTTCGTGACAAGGCAGCCGGCCGCGTAGGCACGGTCACCTTTGAGAGCGCGAACGCCAAGGGCACCAGCAAGGTTGTCCTGGTGGGTCAGGAAGAGATCGTCGACGACTACCGGGTGGGTGAGTTCTATGAACTGACCCTCAACCAGGTTCAGGCGCCGAAGTAGTCAGCTGTCTGCTGACATTGTCCCAATCATCAACCCGTTTTGAGAGGAATTCCGCAATGGCATTTTGGGAAGTAACTGGCACCGTCGTGACCGAGGACAACAACGCAGTCACGTTTCGCACCTTTGTCCCCGCCGAGGAGCTGGTGGATACCGTCAACGAAGGTCTCGATGCGATCTTTGAGATCGAGAACCCCGAGGTCTACGACGAACCCGAGACCACGACCAACGGTTGCTTCGCCATGGCTCATGGCCTTGCGGCGATTGAACCGCCTCCGGCCGTGAATGTCCACGTCGAGGTGCATGTCTAGTCATGCAGGCTCGGGTCAAACTCACACCGCGCATCATTGCCAGGTTGATTGTCGGCAAGCCCGTGACAGTCAACCTGCCGGCAGGCACATCGTCACTTTCCCTCGTAACGGAAGGCAAGTTCCACGAATTCCTCCGTGCGTTTCATGCACCGGAAGAGTTTGATCCGGAGACCTCGCATACGGAAGTGATCGGCCTGTTCGACCTGATTTTTGGAAAGCACTAAACCACAACCGAGTCCCAGCAGTTGATCAGGAAAGGCATTCTGGAATGAAGATCCAACCCATCAGCAACTACCTCATCATCAAGCTCGATCCGGCCGATGAGAACATCGGCAACAGCAAGTTGATTGCACCGGGCCAGCTCAATGAGGCCTACAACGTCCCCAAGCGGATGGGCACCGTCCGTGCAGTTGGCCGCGGCCTCGTCACTGCAGGCGGCGAGATCATTCCTCCGCAGTTGAAGGCTGGCGATCGCGTCTACGTCCTGCAGACAAAGGTCGAGATCACTGTCGAGTACGATGGCGAAGACTGCCTCGTCCTGTCGGACGAGTCGCACGTCATCGGCATCATCACCGAGGAGTCTTCACTGATTCTGGGGGGCAAGTAATGCCTCCCTTATGACCATGTCTGCCGCTCAGCAAGAAGCGATCAATGAACTCTCCGCGATGTGTGAAGCGCGCGGCTGGCTCACCCCTCGTGATCAGATGGTTCACCTGTTCTCCCACCACCAGTGCGACATGATCTGTGAAGAGAATGGACTGCTGTGGAATAAGGCGTGTTCCTGCGGCGTCACTATCGATGTACGCCGTGGTGGCTACATCCAGCATCTGATTGCAGTCCTGAACAAGGAGTCCGGACATGAAGCTGTTTCTTTTGACGTTCGAGGTCAAGTTCAAGCAGGACACAAATGTCCTGACTATCAAGGATCAGATGATTGTCCCCGAGAAGACCGAAGCCTCTGCCAAGAAGCGTTTTCTCGCAACGATCGAGAAGGTGGGGACGATACTTTTGCGCTTCAACGACTCGACCAGGATTCTTGCACCCATCCGCGATTTCGGCGGAGAGGTCTCTATTACAAGTTGCATAAAGCAGTAACGGACTTCCTCTGCGGCCTGCTCTGTACCTTTGGTACTTCCTACTAGCCGTTCATTCTGGGCACATGGATGCCCAGAAAGAAGCATATAAGCTCCTCAAGGAACACGGCGAGCAGATCAGGCACAACAAGCATGAAGCCTGGCGTGTCAACGGCCACCTCATCACCATCACCAAAACCAAGACCGACGATCGCGGCTGGCTGAACAAACTCTGCGAGATTCGCCGTTGTCTAAGGGCCCCGGCGGAGGAAGTCTACCGTCAGGGCCGGTGCAATGGGAAGGGCCGGTTCACCGATGCTCCGGTGTCACAGCACTCTGTCAGTTGTGCTGGCCCGGCCGCGACGAGGTAAGCCAAATGCTGACTGGCATCTCTCTCAACAAGATCGATCTCTTCGATACCACCGAACTCGACGCCGAGTTCAATGCCCACAGGGCCAAGAAGGAGCAACAACCCAATGCCACCTCTCAAGAACCAACCCAAGAAAGCCACGGCGAAGGCCAAGCCGGCGCCGGTCAAGCCGACGGCGAAAACTGAGCCCGCGGCGGCACCGGCAGTCGTAGCACCGCAGGCACCGAAGTTTACTGCCGGCGATCTCGTACGGAAGGCCCTCCAACTGCGCCAGCAGCATACCCTGAACGCTCCTGCTCCCACAACTGAGGTGCCAAAAGGATCCAAGCCCACGATCGTCGAGTTCAAGGTCGTCCTCAGCGACGGCACGGTTCTCCACGCCACAGGCAAGCATGCCGATGTCATGGTGCGCTTCAGCAACGAGTGCCAGGAGATCTGCCAAACCCAGGGCTTGGCTGCCTACAACGGACCCCCTATGACCCGGTACACCGCCCAGGAGTGGGCAGCCAAGAACGCATAAACTTCGCTCATGTCAAACTCCGGTAGTAGAGCAGTTTCCGGCGTGTCCTGCACTCGACCGCAACTCGAGAATTGGAGTCTCTTCCACAACGCCCTCCTGCACCGCTCCCTGAGTGGGAAGGCGATTTCGCGCTAATTGAGAACCTCGAACGCTGATGTATGGGATGTAACCCTCATGCCTTGTATGAGATAAAGGATACATATATAAAGGCACAAAGCATCGGACCCCTTTAGTCTACGGCTTGCGCCGACAGACTTCACAGAGGTGGAGCCCGATGTGCTCTAACCGTTCTTGGGGAGCAACGACCTCAATAAAATTAAGCGGCACCGGCGGCTTCAAGCAGACCTGGGGGTCAGAGGCCGTCGGTGCCGTTGGGCGGTCTTTTCGCAGAACCGCCCATCCCTTGAATACATTTTGGCTCCTCACATGCGGGCTTCACGCCCGCTGCCTACGCCGCCGGAGCAGCGGGCAGGGCCGTCGCCACCCGGTTCTGCCCCTCACGCTTTGCCTTGTATAAAGCCCTGTCGGCTGCCAGGAGCAGGTCTGGAGGTGTCGTGATCGTTCCATCCGGCTGGGGCATTGTAGTGGCAACACCGATGCTTGCGGTCACCGACACCCAATCACCGGAATTCTTATTCGAGCGAAAGCGTAAGGTCTGGATGGCAGAGCGCACTTTTTCAGCGGCCCTGAACGCACCGAGCCCCTCTGTAGCGGGAAGGATGATTGCCATCTCATCCCCACCCCAGCGGCAGACAATATCTGAAGCGCGCACGGAGTCGCTGATGGCGGAAGCAACCGTGCACAGACAAACATCCCCGACAGGATGCCCGTACCGGTCATTGAACGGCTTGAAATGATCTATATCGAGTAGCAGCAGGGACAGTTGCGATTCCTCGCGGACCGTTCGTTTCCATTCCCTTCTAAGGCTTTGGTCGAAAGCGCGACGATTCCAGAGCCCGGTGAGAGCGTCCGTCATGGCCAGGGCGGACAGTTTCTCCTCCAGCACCTTGCGGCCGGTGATGTCCCGCATGGACAAAACGTAGACGCGGGGCTCGCCGTTCACCGGATCGCGCACACACCGGGTATTGATGCTGGTCCAAACCGGGGTTTGGTCCTTCTTCAACAGCCGCACTCTCACGTGGGAATAGGCAGCGCCATCCTCGGCGCTGCCCGTGGCAATATCTTCGAGGACCGCAAGGTCCTCGGAAAATACGAACTCGTCGAAATCTTTGCCGATCATCTCGCCGGGGTCCCAGTTGAGAGTGTCGAGAGCAGAAGGGGACACGTAGCGAATCGCATGATCCGCGCCAACGCTGCACAGAATATCGGCGCAGTTCTCTGCCAGGAACTTGTAATCGATCTCGACCGCGCCGCTCGGCTCGTGTTGGTCTTCAGGAGGAATCAACTCAACTCCTCGAACGAGGCCAGGGAAAAACGTTTGCGGTGCGCCCCCGCAAACGGCCCTTAAACCCGTGGTCGGGGAGTTGGAAAGCCGATACGACACGGCTCCTGTGACCTTTAGCCGCGAAGCCTGGACATACGTCACAGGCTCCCCGACCCAAAGGCAAGGGAGATCACACGTCTTGCGACGTGCCTTTGTCGTATTCGGGGTTTCCACACCCCAGGGCGGCGCGTGACCGCCCCAAAGTCATCATAACTTTGTTTTGCAGTCTTTTGGTAGGGTAAGAATCTGTTTTTCTCCAACCTGCCCCGGAATAGCCGAGAGCTTTTTGCCCGGCGAGGTTGAGCCACGCTGCCATCATTCGGGGCAGGTAGGCACGCAATAAAGCATCGGCTTTCTAAGCCGGGCCGACTTCTTGCCTCATTGGGTTCATGAACCCCATAATCTTCTCACTGGCACCAACAGCTCGTAGCGCTCACTGAGAGATCTATCGATCTTCCGTTACAGGTTCCGGGCGTCTGGTCTGCACCTCGGAAGCAGACCCACTATCCAAACCCCTGGAACCCCGCCTTCGGACGGGGTTCTTTTTTGCCCGGGGAGGGAAGGGGGCCGGCGGAACTGGGGATGGGTGGGCGGATACTCAATGCTTGAGGTCTACTCACAGATCTGTCCAGTAGGGTGAACCCCTTAGATTGGCATCTATTCTGACCCAAAAACCCTTTGAACCTTTGACACCTGCCGGTCGAGGTGCGATGCTTCTTAATAGTGAGTTTCACTCAATTGTTAATTGTAAGTAATACTTACTATTGAGTTTACACTTAAAAGAGAGTAGCTCTTATAGAGCTACTCTTATATTGAGTATTACTCAAAGCAGCAGGGTCCAACCGAGAATAGCCTGCCCTCCCTTTGGTACATTGCCCTTGAATCGCATTCTCAACATGAGGCCGGGAACCGGCCACAGGAGAATTCATTTGAGCGCCCACCCCACCACAGCCATCGACATCGCCAAGCTGCTTGCAGCCGACAATGTGTCCACAGCGGACCGCATCTGGGCAGTTGACTTTGAAGCCAAAATGCCGGCTGAACTGATCACCGAAGAAGATTTGAAGTGCCCCGATTGTGGCGAGGTCCATGACCCCAGCCTGGAGAACGCCCGGGTGGTTGCCGACACCGTCACCGTTCTCGGCGGTCCTGATGCCCAGGTGTCAGTGGATCGAGTCCGTGAGTACATCCTCAACCGGGAACTCGAAGCTGGCTTGCGCATGACCGACTTCGTTCTCACTGGCGTCAAGCTGCTCGCTGCTGCGGAGGTGGTGTAGTGCTCGAGAACTCAAACAATCCCGCCGTCACCCAGCAGGGTGTTCATGCTGTGGAGACGCCGGCAGACCTGTTCAGCGATCCGCCGTTCGGTCATCTTTTTGCAGAGCTGACCGATCTCGCTGCGGCAACGGCCGCCAGCTTCCGCACCGTCCTGGTGCCACCGGACACGCCGCTGTTCTGCTTCTACTGCCACGATACCGAGGCGCCGGAATACCGCCTGCGCCGCAAGGCCGGCAAGTACGTCGCACTCTGCCACCGGCCTGGAACCATCGAAGGCTGCTGGGATCGTGATGTGGCTCCCATGTGCGAGTACAAGAACCACGAAGCTGTCCAGTGCGACCAGGTCGCCGAGTGGGTGGTTGCCTTCGGGAAGGATATGCTGATGCGGACCCACCGCTGTCTGATCCACGTTCCGCCGGCGCTTTCCGATGTTTCCGAGCACCGGGTCTTTCCTATCTAGGGTTGCTCTCTGTACGCCAGAGGCCCTTTCTCAGTTGTATCTCTCCCGTCTTTGTTCCCCATCCCAAGCCTCAGTACAAGACGGGAGGAATGGCGCGCAAGCGCAGACCTCCCGTTCCACAACCCTTAGGAAGAATCCGTGCCCCTCGATCAAACCGGCTATCGCAACACCTTCCCGCTCACCAAAGTCCTTGACCGCCTTTTTCTGGGCGGCTTCAAGGACGCTGAGGACCTCAGGTCCGGCAACCCACACAACATCACCCACATCTGCAACTGCACTACTGAACCGCTCACGATTCCGTCCAGATGCGTCACCAGTATCATCCAGATGGACCAGCTCGACGGCCACGACTGGGATGTCCAGAAGCTCTACTCGGCTGTCGATTGGATCCGCCGTGCGCTTCTCGGCGGAGGCACCGTCCTGGCCCATTGCCACGCTGGCATCAGCCGGTCTCCGGTGCTGGTTGCGACCTATCTCTACACCTGCGGCTTCGACTTCGACCGCGCGCTCGACCGCATCAAGGCCCAGCGCCCGATCGTGCAGCCTGCACCTGTCGTCCTGGTCAGTGCCAAGCGGGCCTTTGGTATCTCCCCGCTTGCCATCCACACTACAGGCAGATGAACCCGTCTCGAAGAAAGGCACCAATGCGTAAAACACTGCTTTCAATTCTGTTCCTTCTGCTGCTGGCTGTTCCGGCGATCGCGCAGAAGCCTGCACCCGCGGCCTCCGCGCCGGCTCAACCTTCGACGGCGCCGGTCAAGCCCAGCGAGGTCGAGGATCTCAAGATCGAGAATCTCAAGCTCAAGCTGAGCCTTTACACCCAGCACAAGGTGGACCTCCAGCGCGAGGAAGACTCGGTCAATCAGGATGGCGAGAAGCTGGCTGAGCAGATCATCGCCGATCATCCTGGCCACCACCTGGATTTCAAGACTTTGACGATCGTTTCCGATGCTCCAGCCGAAGCTGTCAAGGCCGCCACCGATCCTCCCGCTTCCCAAGCACCGCCGCCCGCCACTCTTTCAAAGAAGTAATCTGCACTGCCCCGACTCGCCGGTTCCCGCCGGCGAGTTCCTCTTTATAAGAGCCTTCCACTCAATGGACTAACTGCCCGCAATAATCCCTATACTAGGGAGGTATGTATGGCAACTCCTGGTCTTATTCCGATTTCGGAAGACCTGGCCCTTTTCCCCGTCCCCACCGAGAATGTGAATGGCCTCCTCGCCACCAGCGAGGACCTCGGCCTCACTGTTGAGGAAAAGCAAGAACTCGACAACTACCAGACTGCGCTGCGGATTCTTGGTCCAGCAGCCGGCGCTGTGCTCATGTGTCCCGGCAACCAGGAGAATGTAGCGGACGAGGACAAGTGTCCGTACTCGTCGAAGTGTCCCTTGCTCCGGATGCACAAGGCCCCGGCGGACAAGATGTGTCCCGTTGAACGCCTGATTGTCGAAGAGCGTTTCAACGCCTGGTGCAGAGAGCTTTCCACCGACCCGGTCCTGGCGAAGGAATCTGACCGGGTCGCTATTTCCGATCTCTGCTGGATCGATCTTCAGATGCAGCGTTCGCTGCACATCCTGAGCAAAGGAGATGAAGCTCGCCTCACGGTGACCAATCCCAAGGATGTTCACCCAGAGACATTCCTTCCTATCTCCTGGGAGAAAGTCATCCACCCGAACGTCGAGCTTTTGGTAACACTGCAGACCCAGCGCAGAATGATCTTGAAAGATTGGATGCTGACTCCTGAGCAGAAGTGGAAGAGGGAGAAGGCGGAAGGCAAGGGGTCTGGCAAGGACATCGCCAGCAAGCAATCAGCACGGGCCGACAAGCTCAGAGCGATCAAGTCAAGCAACGAGGATTAGACGGATCCCCACACGGAGATGGACCCAAATCCACCCGTACTCGCCGGGCCAACTGAAAGGTTGGCCTGGTGAATCCCCCAAGAGGTAAGAATGTCAAGACGCGGCAGACCGAGGGCAAGCATTACCAGCGAGCAGGTTGCAGCCGAACTCAAGGCTGGGTTGAAAGTCAAACAGATCGCCAAGAAGTACAACTGCTCTCCTGACACAGTCGAGCGCAGGGCGAACCCTACAGGCAGGAAAGACAAGCGTGTAGGGCATCATGGTGCTTCCGCCGCAAAGCCTTCCCCTTCTCCTGTCGACATTGGAACCTTCAAGACCACCGCTGAGGCAGAAGCTGAGGATCTGTCGAAATCGGATGCGCAGCCCACTACTTCCGTCAATGGACGGCAGTGGCTGCTCTCCAAGGTGGTGGGCAACGACATCCGCCAACGGTACTGGTACAACAAGGATCAGGATCGCTACATCACGGTGATCCGCGGCGTGGGCGAGCCGATCGTGACCTCCGGCGCCGAGCACCGCGCTATCTGTGAAGCCTATTCCAACATGGTTGGGAAGAGCTCCACCCTGAATGAGATTGCGCGCGACTTCGGCATGCCCAGAGCCTGGCTGATCCAGTATCTGCACATCCACGGCATCACCCACGACAAGGAACCCTTCTCAGCCGAAGAGCTGATCGAGCGGACCACCGACGACCTGGTTGAAGATCTCTACAACATGAAGCGCCGGGCGGTCTTCACCGCCATGAACGAGAAGTCCTGGAAGGAGATCAAGAAACGGGCTGCCTTGTGGGACAACTTTGAGCATTCGGTGTCACGGGTTGTCGACGACTGGGCCAACCGCTTCGTTCCAGACTACCGTCCGCAGTTGGTGAACATCATTCGTGCGTCGAGGCCCTTCTCGGCCGTGTTCCTGCCGATGGACTTCCATTATGGAAAGGGATCCTGGTTCGACGAAGCCGGCCACAGCTACACACGGCAGAGTTGTAAGGAGCTTCTGAAGTTCCACACCGAGAACATCCTGAACAGTCTGGTGGCGCGTGGCCGCCCCACTCGCATCGTCGTTCCCTTCGGTTCCGACTGGTTCCATGTGGACAATCAGTTCGGCAGCACCACGCGCGGCACGCCTCAGGATCTGGACGGCACACCCGAGATGATCCTCAGTGAAGGCCTCGAGTTCAAGGTCGAGTTCTGCGATTGGCTTCGTCAGGTCGCACCAATCGTGCTTCTTCCTTGCCCCGGCAACCACGATCACCACTCCGACATTGCCTTGATGAAGTACCTGCAGGCTTGGTACCGCAAAGACGACGACGTGCAGATAGTCGACAGCCTGATGAGCCGCAACTACTACGTCTGCGACAACACGCTGATCGGCGCCACCCACGGCAACGATGTCAACCTGTCTGACCTGCCCACCCTGATGGCCAATGAACGCCGCCAGGAATGGGCCCAGACCGACCATCAGATATTTGTCACCGGACACACCCATGGCGAAGTGCTTGAGGACGACGGTGGCATCATGCATTACACCTGCCCGTCGCTGTCGGCGGCAGATCGGTGGCATGAAGGCCGCGGCTACAACCTCAACCGCCAGGCGATGGCTGCGATCATTCTCGACGAAGAGGACGGCCCCACCAACTTCGTCGTCTCAGCACGCCAGAACCGGACCACCGTCGGCTTCAACATCAAGAACCGGTCGAGGGCGGCCTAACCCACAACAGTTAGGAGCACCAACCGACAGCGCGCCTACCACCGGCGCGCTGTTGTCGCATTCGGTAGGACAGAACCATGAAACCCTTCTCCGCACAGATCAAGAAGCCCGTACGAAAGACCGGACTGGCCGCGATGCCCACCCGTGTCATCAAGACAGGCGCAAGCCGGTCCGTAGTCGGCGGAGTCGCGCGTTCAGCCAGGACCGCCGGCGCCCGCAGGCTCCGCGGAGTTTGATTCCTATACTGATGCTGTATGGCCTTGACATTTGACCCATGCAAGCCCTTGAAAACACGGGGCAGCGGTAGTGGGTCAAAACTTACCCTTTGCAGGACATTTTCGAGACAGATTTACGCGGCGAAAAAAGCCTGTCTTTTCAACGGGCAACTTCTGCCGCGAATCTCTTAAAGTTTGCAAACCTAGTGCGTCACCGCAAGCGAAAGCAGATGAACCTCGACTGACATGAAGAGGTCAATGAAATCAGCAGCGCCCATAAAGTCAAACACTGCACCCTGAGTGGTTGGCGTGATTTCGAACATAGTTCCTACTGGTGATCTGACTGAAGCGGAAAAGTTGTTTGCGGGATGCCTAGCCAACTGGGCTGGGCGATCAATTCGGAATCCACCGTGAGCGACGCCATTCCGAAGATGTCTGACAAGTTCTAGGTGCGGAGCCCTATCAAAGTATTGATTTTTATCGAGAGCATCAGCAAGCGTTATTAATCCCCCGACTAGCCAAACACGATCTAAGTCATCTTTTGTTTTCAAGTTCTCGAAAGCTTCGCGGAGATAGTGGTCGAACGCGAAAACGTGCTTAGTGCCGTCCTTGCGCTCTACCTCGCGCGTATTAGTCCAATTAATAGGTTGGCTACGATCAACGCTCTCCGCAACATCAATGATCGAGGAATGGACATAATACCCGCCCGCAAGCCGATGAGCCAATCGCCCAGTGCGGAAAGCTTCAAGGCTCAAAAGGGGGCGCATGTTCCCCCCGCAATTGCAACGCGCTTCGGACAGCGTTGCATCGATCAGCTGAACAGTGTCGCATCCGAAGCAAATAGCGTCCTTGATTGCCATGTTGCGATGCTACAGGACAAAAAATCGGGAAGCCAGCATGGTTGTTGCCGCGTCCCGAAACCTACCCCTCGTGGCCCAGCCCGCCGCACAGGTGAAGCGAGGACAGAGAGCGCAAGCGCCACGCGCAGCCCCTAAACGGCCTTCGCTAGGTTAAGGCCAATTAAGCAGTTTCGAGGGGTTGGGAAAAATAGCGATTATGGCTTCGCCTGATGCGCCTCAAACCACTTCCGCGCTCGTTCCTGTTCGCGGGATAGGTCCGCGGGAGTCATGTGTGACGCGACTTCATCTCGCCGCCCCGCAGCGAGTGGGATTGGCGACTCGCGCGCGGCCGCTAGATTAAGCCAAAAGTAGGCTTCAGCGTAATCTTGGGGTACACCCTGACCATCCTTGTACCAAACCCCAAGCTTGTATTGCGCGAAATCGTCTCCCTGTTCAGCCGCCTTGCGATACCAAAAAACCGCTTGTGCGTAGTCCTGGGGTACACCCTCGCCGTCGCTGTACAAATGCCCAAGTATTGACTGCGCGCTACGGTTTCCCTGCTCAGCGGCCTTGCGGTACCAGGTTACGGCTTGAGCGTCGTCCTCGGGCACACCCGTCCCGCTGCTGTACAAATCCCCAAGCATCTCCTGCGCGTATGCGTCTCCCTTTTCAGCAGCCTTGCGATACCAGGTTGCGGCTTGACGATACCAAGTTGTGGCTTGAGCGTGGTCCTGGGGCACACCCTCCCCGTCCCTGTACAAATCCCCAAGGCTCTTCTGCGCGTGAGCGTTGCCCTGTTCAGCAGCCTTGCGAAACCAGAGCGCAGACTGAGCGTAGTCTTGGGGCACACCGTCGCCTATGTAGTACAAGTCCCCTAGGCTGGCCTGCGCATCCGCATCTCCCTGATCGGCAGCCTTGCGATACCAGAGCGCAGCCTGAGCGTAGTTTCGGGGCACGCCTTGGCCCTCATCATACAAAGCCCCGAGCATCCATTGCGCGTCAGCGTCGCCTTGCTCAGCCGCCTTGCGAAACCAAGCTGCCGCTTGAGCGTAGTCCTGTGACACACCTTTGCCGTATTCATACAAAGACCCAAGTCTCTCTTGCGCCGAGGCATCGCCCTGCTCAGCCGCCTTGCGAAACCAAGTCGCGGCTTGAGCGCGGTCCTGGGGCACACCCGTCCCGCTGCTGTACATCGCCGCCAGGACGTATTGCGCCGTAGCGTCGCCATTGGCTGCTTGCTGTTTGATGACGGCGACCCTCTTTTGATCAGATGTTGGCGACGCGCTCTGCTGTGCCCATGCGCCGGGCGCTGGGATGATTAGGGACGAAATAATCAGCCAAAGAAAGAATCGAGATTTCATAGTGTCCCTCTTTCCGCGCTCCCCTACCGCCTGAACTGCCGCCGGATCGCAAGCAGAAACAGCGCAAACAAGGATGAAGTCAGCAACGTCTCAACAATCGCAAGAACCCGCCCCAGCGGATATCCTTGCGCTGTTCTTTGAGGACTTCGAACAAAGACTGGAAAAGCTGTAATTCCGGGGTCATAGGGCCTACTTTTGAGCATTGATGAATCGGCAGGCTGCTTCGGAAGCACTTTTGCCGTGATTCTTGTCGGTTGCGAACACCAATTTCCCTTGTTTGTCATAAACTGTGATGTAGTAATGGAGTAAAAACCCACGCCACGGGTCGGATTCGCTTGCGAGAACGACGTACTCTGCCTCAGATTCATCACGAACGATAGAAACATTCGGGCATGAGTTGCCAAAACCTTTCACGATTAAAAGAGATTGCGCTTCCCCCGTAGATCGCGGGTCGATTGCGACCTTGACCTGGCGTGGAGATGGTTGATCTTTGCCTTTTCGGGCATCCGCCGTAGAGGTGGACTGTGCCGATGTTCCCACAGTCCCCGCCAGCAGCGCCAAGGATGCCCAGATGGGAATGAATTGTAGCCTCATGACCTTACCCTTTCCTGTCACACATCAGCCCGACGAACTGCCAGCACGGGACCAGTCATCCTGAAAGTGGCTTGCGAAAATGATACACCTGCAAGCGCGCGGTATTGGGGTCCGGGAAGCAACGGAACAGCCCCCGTTACTGGCACTTCAGGCACGACCACAGCAAGGGGTTCTAAGCCCAAACCGTTTCACTAGAGACCCAAGCCAAAATCGAAGCTCTGCTCCTGCTTCTGTTCCAGCTTCATCTCCGGCACATGGGCGCTGCTGTGCGAGACATCATGCCCCAGCGCCGCTCCCAGCTTCTCGCGGTCGTTGGTGAAGATTTGCGCGTCGTATGCGCCGTGCAAAACAGCCCAAGTCACCCATTCAGGAACGTCTTGATCACGGTTGCTGCTTCGCAACGCCGGTAAAACGGCGTTTGTTTTGATTTGCAGAAGCCGCTTCGGGGATTCGCCAACAGAACCCTATACTAGACAGCTTCCAGGAGTCCGAAGTGAACAATCCCTTCAATCCGATCATGAGCACACTGAGGGCAACGAACTGGCGAGCTGCCGGGTTTGCCGCGGCTTCTGGAGGTGCTCAGTTTGCTGCCGGCTCCGCAGCGGTGGGCGCCATCGTCGGACGGAAGAACCACAAAGTCAGTGCCATGGGAAGAGGGGCACTGTACGGAGGTGCAGCCGGCGCTGTGGGTGCTGCTGGCTTCTCTATATGGGCCCAACGCGCTCTCCGGGCTGCAGCGTAACCAATAGATTCGGAAGGCTACTTGCCCAGATTTGCTCCAGCAACACTCGCCGTCATGTCCGGCTCCGCAGTTCTTGGCGGAGCATTCGGCTTTTCGCGCGCCAGTGCCGCTGCTCAGGATGATCCTGCTCCTGAGCGGCTTGGATTCTCGATTGTTCAAGGCGGGGCTACGGCCGCCGTGGCCGCCGGCGTCGGAGCGTTCGCGTGGAAGAGCCGTGACATCCTGGCTCCCGCAGCCTGGGGAACGGCCAGAGGCATCGGCGAGAGTGCCACCCGGTCCATAAGCCGTGCCTTTCAGACCAAAGGGCTCACCGGGATGCTGAGTCACCCTCTCACCATGGCAGGCTTCGGCGCGGTCGCTGGGGGCCTGATCGGTTCCAAGTTGAGTGACGACCCCGTCAGAGGAGCCGCCGCCGGCGCGGCCATCGGGGGCGTAACGACTCTGGCTGCCCGCGGAGCAACGAAACTCTGGGGCGGATCTCCCTGGTATGCGAAGGCTGCCCTTGTGGCGGCCGCTGCCATTGGAGCCGGTACTGCGACGCGCGCCTTTACGCACGAAGATTCCTATGCCGCCGAGGATCACGCCGTCAGTGACGGTTCCGGAGGATACGAGACTGAGCCCGGCGTGCGCCGGCGTATGAGTTCGATGAATGCCACAGGAGACGTGGTCTTTGGTCTCCATTCAAGGCGGCACTAATGCTGGCGACGCTCACTCAGTCTGCGCAGAGCAACTTCACCAACACCGTCCAGTTCATTGGATCGATCCCAGCGCCTTATTGGAAAAGAGCCGCTCTTTCTGTAGGACTTCCTGGCTCTACCCTCGATGTCCAATCAATGGCTCAGGAAATGTCTTCTGCCCAGCGTGGCGAGATCGTTCCGACGACTTTGGGGATCGGAGCAGGTGTAGCAGTTGCTCCGGTCCTCCAAGGGGCAATGGCAATGGGGATTTCAACTGCGGCGGCTGCAATTGGCATTTCTATACCTGGGATTGGGACTCTCGCATGGCTGGCGTCCCTCTATCCGGATGCGGCAATCGGAGCGGGAGCCCGAAACACTGTGCGCGCCGTGACTGACCTTGGTCGGCAGATCCGCCATCTGGAGTTTGGTGGGCACTACACCGACACGGAGACGGCCCAGCGCCTGCGTATGCAGGCTTTCTATGAGATGAGCGGCGCCACTTCGGCGGCCCGCCGTTACCTGGGCCAAGAGGCCTACTTCCTTCACCGGTAATGGAGACAAAGTGAACAACCCACTCAATGCAATTTGGAGTTCTCTCAGCTCGGCAGCCAAATGGACGGCTGGCCGGGTGTCACAACCTGGAATTGCAAGGAATGCCGCGATTGGCACAGGTATCGTCGCCGGTGCCGGCATTGCCGGCGGGGTCGGCGGCGCCTACAAGAACTGGGCATACGGCGGAAACCAGGATAAGGCCCGGTCCGCCCGGATCGGCGCAACCCTCGGTGTCCTCGGAGCAGGTTCTGTGCTCGGAGCTCGTGCCCTTGCGAAGCGCGTCTAACCCAACCTTCAACCTTCGGAAAGTGAGTGCCTCATGGGATCTCCCGTCACCATTCCCAACCCGGCTCCCGGCTGTTCGTACCTGAACTACCCGCGTGCTGTGTTGAATACACCCCATCCTGTTTACGGCGGGAACCTTGCCGGCTTCGGCGTGGGTGATCTGCCCACCCAATTCGAGTCAGGCCTTCCCGTGTTCACGGCCATCACGGCAAATGCAACTTCGGGGCTGATCGACGTTGCCGCCAACGCAATCGAGTTGGATGCGACCTTCAGCGATCTGCACACAAGCTGCACGATCACGGTCTTCCTCGCGGACGGCGAAACAGTCGTCGCCACCTGGAACAATGTGTCGACTCTCAACAGCGGCAACCTGTATGCCGGCTTTGCCGAGCAGCGCAAGCTCATCGGCGGTGGTTCCCTGGTCTTTCAGGTCTCGAACTACGACGGCGCCGGCTCCATCACCCTCTCGGTTCGCCGCACCGGCTAAGAGTTGGTGTTTACCCAGAGTAGGCACCCTACAAAGGCTTCGTCCGCTGAGCCAGCCTGGCAAATCAGCGGATCTCTCCAAGGAATTCCACTTGAGTACCGGATTCGTTCCGTTGGCGGATCTGGTTGCCGGCCTCACGCCGGATGATCAGACCTTCTTTGCCAACACCATCAAACGAGATTTCGAAGCTGCAGGCACCGACCAGGAGGGAGTCCTGCGCCGGATCTTGGGCTGTAAGCAGTGCCAGGACTGTGTCGCAGGCTACAAGCAGAAGCATCCTGGCAAAGCATTCGGAATCAAGTGCTTCGGCGTCTATGACATTCCCGATTACGAGGCGATGCAGGCTGACCTGCACACCCGTGGGGATGACATGGAGCTGGACGAGATCCGTGAGATCTACGATCCGGCGTTCTGGTCCACCAGGTATATGGTTCTGCGCGACGATCAGGGCAACATCGAGCCTTGCGCGCCGCGCGTATACCAGGAAGAGGCGCTCCGCTGCACTTCCCCGCGCAAGGTCGACAGGTGGGGCCGTGGCCTGGGCAAGACCCTCTGCGGCGTCATCGAAGAACTCCACTTCATCAGCATCAACAAGAACACCGAAGTCATGGTGGTGGCGCCTTCCCAGGCGCAAGCCCAGCTGTGGTGGGATGAGATCGTCTTCCAGATCGAGAACTCGCCGGCGCTTGGCGGCAACGACTTCCTGATCTCGAAGAAGCAGCAACCTTATTACTACATGCGGTTCGGCAACGGATCGGTCATCAAGATCTTCACGGCCGGATCGAAGTCCGGCAAGGGCGCAGATTCCGTCCGTAGCCAATCCCCGCGGCGTATCCGGCTGGAGGAGCAGGACTACCTGGCGGACAAGGATTACCAGGCCATCATGCCGCTGATGCGTCGGTTCAAGAACATCACCTTCCACGGCTCTTCGACCCCGACCGGCCTGCGCGGGATGTTCTGGCAGATGTGCAACAAGCTGCCGGACTACAAAGAGTTCTTCCACCCGATCATGGATCACCCGAACTGGGGGACCGATCAGCTGAACGAGGAAGTCTGTTTGGCCGAGGCCCAGACCCTCGAGAAGTATCGTCACGAGTGGCTGGCCGAGTTCGGCGATCCCACCGCCGGCGTGTTCAAGTCTGCCTTCGTTGACTGGGCCATGAAGCCCTACAGCCTCAAGACTCTCATCTATGACCCGAACAAGCGGCATGTGATGGGGATCGACTGGAACGGCAAGGGCACCGGCACCCGGATTGTGGTCACCCAATACGACCCCACCACCCGCAAACGGCGCGTGGTTCACCACGAAGCGATCGACGACGACAAGGCAACGACCAAGAAGTCCTTCAACAGGATCGTGGAGCTGAACAAGCTCTGGCACTGCGACTATGTGTACGTCGATGCCGGCTTCGGCTTCGTTCAGGACGAACTCATCAAGGACATCGGCGTTCAGGCCGGCACATTCGATTCGGACACCGCGAAGCTGAAGTACATCAACGTCGTCGACTTCGGCGCCAAGCTGGAGACCAACGCTCTGGTTCCCAACCGGGACCCTGACTCGAAGTACCTGCCCAACCCCAAGGACGACATTCTCAAACGGCGCACCAAGCCGTTCATGGTCGAGGGCGTGGTCATGGCCTTCGAGATGGAGTTGGTGGAGGTTTCGCGCGAGTATGCACTGCTCGAAGAACAGCTTCGTGGCTTCCGGGTCAAGACCTGGACCAAGGGCGGAGCTGCCGACACCTACTCGACTGATGCCGACTCCGGCGATCACGATCTCGATGCTTTCATGTTGTCGATGCTGGGAATCGAATTGAACTACGGTCTCTGGCACACCAAGGAAACCGTCAGGCGTTTGATACAAATCGCCCATGTGTCAGGCTGGGGATTGCCGTCCACTGTAATTAGCCAGCAGGCGGCGTCACCTGTCCAGGCACCAGGGCCGCCAGCCCCGGCTGCCACCGAGAGGATGCGTGAACTCAAACGCGAGACCTCCGGTGTTCCTGCGCGAACCAAACCAGAAAGCAACCTGCAGGAGCAGTACCGTTTGCTCCACATGGCGAGACAGAGCTACACCGTGGCACCTGTCAACTCACCTGGGTCCGCCGGCAATGGTCGCGTTCCTTCCCGCACCAGCTTCTTTCAGAATTCAACCCGGCCTGGATTTGGCAGTGCCGGACGTCGTTTTGGTGGTGGTTAATGGCCAACGGAGATCCCCAGGACAACATCGCGGCGAGTGTGGCAGCCAGTTACGACATGCCGATCGCGGTCTCGGTCATTGAGAAGTTGTCCAAGTTCCCGTTCCTCCAGCAGTTGGGCTACAACGGCCAACTGAGCTGGTTGAAGGGAGGATTCCTCGGGTTGCAGGACTTCTTCGACGAGATGACGACCTATTCGAGCGCCGCCGACATCCTGCAGATTGCCTGGCAGCTCATCCAGCCCAGAGTGCCCCTCAACCTGGATGTGCAGAAGAACCTCTATACGACGGATTCGATGGGAACGGTCGGCAATGCCTTCCAGCAACTGGTCGGTTTCCAGCAGACCTTCGCGGTCAATCCCGACGACCTTTCCGATTCAACCGGCAGCGCAGTCGTTGCCAACAATCTTCCGAGTTCTTAATGGCCTTCGAGTCGATCCAGTTCAAGTACACCCCTCCGCCCACCGTCTCGGCGGCGATTCCCGCCGCACAGGCTGCTGTGCCTGTGAGTCTGGCCACAGGTGGCAGCCTGGCGAATTCCGGGAATGCCACGGCGAGCGCGTCGGCCGCCGGAAAGCTGATCGCCAGACTGGCAGACCTGTTGGACACCAATCAGTACCTGCAGCAGGTGATCCTTGCAATGAGCACGGGGCTGGGCATCGAGTTCGATCCTTCCGTGGATCCGGAGACCGCGCGGGCACTGCAAACGATCTATTCAAACCTGCCGGTGCCGACCTCGCTTACCGTCAGTATGTACAACCGGATGCTCGATGCCAAGATGACGGCATTGCAGATCGAATCGGGCCTGGGAACCGGCACTGCCTACGAGACGAATCCGTTTCAGGCGTCGGCCGTCACTCAAATCAACCAAGCCATCGAAAGCGGCCTGGTCAACAGCGGACAATCCCAATACCAGACCGCTCTGCTTCTGGGCCCATTGAAAGGGGACGCGGTCCTCTTCAACAACATGACAGCCCAACTGTCACAGTATCCGGTCATTGCATCGCCGGGAACCCCTTCGATCGCCATCAACAATCCAAACCAGATCTCGATTCTGGGACAGGACGTTTCGCCGGCGCTGGCGAGCACCATGAACAGCTCGCTCGACTCCTTCCAAAGTTCCTATGCGTCGGTCTACCAACTGACTGCGGGTGTAGGAGTTGTCGCTCAGGACGTCAATAATGTCCTGAACCAGTTCTTCCTGGAACCTCCCACCAATCTGGTGAGGATGATCCCGATGTTGCAGGCACTTCAAGGCTTCTCACAAGGGCCTCGCCTGGACTCGATCGTCAACGGGATGACTGGCACGGTGTTCGTTCAACTCATCGCTGAAGCGGCCGGGATGGTCATCATGGCCGACCGTTTCATGCAGACCGCGGTGCAGCCCCTCAAAGGCAGCACATCCAATATTGGCCAGATGGTCTCGCAGATCCAGGCAGCCGCGGCCATGGCCAACGTGGTGGTCAACGGGGCAAGACAGAGCTTCGTCAACACCACCGGCGGACTCAAGGGTTGTTCTCTGGCCTACAACAGCGGCCTGCCGACAGCGCCGGTCAGTTCGTCTGCGCTGGTGCCGGCGAGCACTTTCCAGGTTCCCGGGGCGGGTCCAATGACACCCGGCCTGATGACGTTGGCTACCCACCTCGATTGGGCAAACACGACAGTCAGCAACCGGGTCATGGTGCTTCAGGAATCGTTCCAGAAGCTGTTGAATCGCCGGACCGGCGACATGAACACCCAGATGGACATCATCGCCAGCACTCAGGCCCTGAACACACTGACCCAACTGGCCAAGGCCGTGATGACCTACAACAGCAGCCAACCTGCGGTAGGCGCCACAAACTCTGTCACTCAGACCGCGGCTGTGAGCCAGATCCTCAGCGGCATGAGTTCGACGACAGGCACTTCCTTCGTTGTCACCAACGGCCAGATGCAGGCAGTTTCTCCCACAGTCCCCGCACCGCCCAGCAACGTGCAAACGGTTCTGACCAAGGGCGGCGTGAACCTGATCGTCGCATCCTCGTCGACTGTACAAGCACCCACCATCGGAGCAGTGAGCTAATGCCACGCACACCAGACACCACTCTTCAGGACAATGCGGCGGCCCGGCAGGAACGGCTTATGGCCTTTGTTGACGGCACGTCCACCAAGGCCAAGCCTGGCAAAGCCGCTGTGATCCGCCGGACGATCGCCGGCCAGGTCATCGAGCCCAACATCAAAGGGCTGGGGCGCAGGACCGCCTCGTATACCGATAGAGGATTTCAGCCTGTTGAACGGTCGACTGGAGAACGCAACATCAGCGACAAGCTGATGGAAGGCATGAAGATCGAGGACGCCGGCAAGATGCTGAACGGCGACCTGAACAAGATCAAGCTCGACAAGGCAGCCGATTACATCGGCACCTACTATATGTGGAACGGCATCCTGATGCCGGAGTATGACATGCGCGAACCGCACGCCATCTCTGACACCGAGGTCTACGTCAAGCAGGCCGTGGCCCGCAAGCTGGCGCTCGCCGCGCGCGCGGGCTACGAGATCATGAGCGACCGCGAGGAAGACGCCGATTACATCCAGACTCGCATCAATGCGTTTGAATTCGTCACCGAACGCAGCTTCGAAAGCTTCATCAAGGGCGTCCTGCGCAACCTGTTCCTGTGTTCCAACTGCTTCCTCCTCAAGATCCGCAAGGAAGACGCTTCCCCGGTGAGCAAGAAGAAGGGCGGCAGGGTCCCAGTCGCTGCCTATGTGATCATCCCCGCCCACACGATGCACCCTTATCTGGAGAAGGGGAAGATCAGCAAGTGGCGCCGCATCTTCGACCACGGCATTCCGTGGATCGATTACCCGGTTGAGGACATCATCCACCTGAAGTGGGACGTCAAGCCTGGTCACATCTTCGGAACGCCGCGCACCATCGCCGTCCGGGATGACATCTTCGCCTTGCGCCGGCTTGAAGAGAACATCGAACTCCTGTTCATCAACCACCTGTTCCCGTTGTTTCACGTTCAGGTTGGCAACGAGAAGGCTCCTTGCACCTATGGTCCGGGCGGTGAGTCCGAGATCGATATGGTGCGCTTCCAGATCGAGAACATGCCCAAAGAGGGCGTGTTTGTCACGGATGAGCGCGTCACCGTCACCGCCGTTGGTGCCAACGGCAAGTCTCTTGACTTCAAGGCCCTGGTGGAGCACTTCAAGTCCCGGGTCTACATCGGCCTGGGCATGAGCGCCATCGATATGGGCGAAGGCGCCGACGCCACCCGCGCCACCGCCGACAACATCTCGCAGAACCTGAAGGATTCGATCAAGGCCGACCTCGACGAGCTGGCCGATCAGATCCGGATGTTCATCTTCAAGGAATGGTTCCAGGAAGCCAACTACTCGACATCCGTGCAGAAGGGCGTGGCGCGCACCAAGCTGGCATTCCACGAACTCGATCTCGACAATCGGATCAAGGAAGAGACGCATGTGATGGCTCTCTTCAATTCCCACCTGCTCACCGAGACGGAAGCCCGCAAGCGGATGAACCTCAAGCCGATGAGCAAGACGGAGCAGAACGATACTCACTTCGCTCTCCATGTGCTTCGCCTTGAACGCGAGATCCAGAAGTATAAGACCGCATCGGCCATTGAGATCGGCGAACAGGATGTGAAGAACCAGAAGGCGTTGGCCGGAACCCAGATGAAGCTGATGGAAGCCCAGGCCAAGCTGTCCGAGGTCAAGGCCAGCCACGAACAACAGAGTCTCGAAGCGCAGGCGAAACATCTGCCTGTCATTGCCAAGGCGAAGGTCGCCGTGGCCAATGCCAGCTCACGCCGGGCCAGCAAGGGTACCGGCGCCGGTCACCCGCGCGGAGGCACGGCCAAGAAGACAACTCAGACCGCCGCGGCAACCGCCAATAAGATGCGGCCGGCCAACCAGCATGGATCGAAGCTGGGCCCAGGCAAGAACAGTGACAGCCTCATGAGCGATATCTATGAAGGCTTGGTGCAAGGTCGGGACCGACTGATTGCCGATGGTCTCAATGTGGATAAGAACTGGCGCAAAGCAAGCGGTCAGATCATCGATGAGATCGTTGCGCGACTCAACCAGCGCGAAATCACCGATTCAGTTGGTGATTCCTATACTAGACAGGAACGAGCCGCCGGACTGAGTTCATTGAAGTCCGTGATTGCTGAAACTTCTGATCCTGAGCTTCTTTCCGTGCTTCTTCGAGCGGAATTGGAAGACGAGGTAGATGATGCCGAACTTGAATATGCCATTGCCGGTCGTGCAGCTTAACGGTCCTGGGATGCAGAACTCCAGAGTGACTCCGCTGCAACAGGCACTTGCGCAGGATGCGTCCGCTCTGTTCCAGAGCAATGCATCGATTCAGCCCATCCCGCAGGGAGGTCCCTTCCTGCTTGAGATTCCTCTCAATCGTTAGGTAGTGGGGCGCCGGACAGTACCTGTTACCCGGGCGACTAACTAACAGTTGGTTTCATACAAGGTTGGACATGCTGAGCGAACGCCGTTGGCTCAAGATCCACGACTTTCTGACGTTTCGTCCGAGCGCGGTTCTTGAGAACAAGAGATTCCTGTTCGAGTGCAAGGACTCGAAGTCCGAGACAGGCCACAGCCTGCTCGTTCGCGTGGACGCGACTCACGCCGGCATCGTAACGGGCAATCGCAAGTTCTATCGTCCCGATTGCATGCAGGACGCGGTTCAGACCTGGATTCCCAAAGGGGTCGCACCGCTTCCCGTTCTTCGCGGGCACGACAAAGAAGGCGACGTGCTGGGCCGGATTCGTGAGGCCAAGTACATCGACGACTCCTGGAAGTACGCCAGGGACTTTCCGGTTCTGAAGGATTCAGTCTTCTATAACCGGGATTCAAAGACCGGCGGCAAGTTCAACGTGTTCAAGACGGTGGACTGGATTCAGGACAACCTGGCCCGCGTGAAGGGCTACCAGGGCATCGGTCATATCGAACTGGGTTTGACTCTGACCAACCCTGAAGCGATTCAGAAGATACTCCGTGACGAGTATCTGTGCGTTTCTGCCGGTGCGATTACTGACTCGGCCACCTGCTCCATCTGCCACACCGACTGGGCATCGGAGGACAAGTGCGAACACCGCCCCGGTGAGATCGTCGATGGGCGCATGGCCTTCCTGATCTCGGGAAGGTTCAAGTACAAGGAACTCAGCTTCGTCAACTTTGGAGCCGACCCGTTTGCTCAGGTGAAGTCCTACGAATTGAAGGATTCCCTCGAGAAGATGTTCTTCCTTGGTCTGCCTCTCGATGACCAGCAGTTTGCTATCGATAGGGGCCTCAAACTGACCGACAGCCTGTACGAGTCGGACATCGTGATTGAATACGAGGAACCAAAGATGACGATTGATGTGGCCGTCGCACAACAGACTCTCAAGAGCCCCGATTTGACGGCAGCGCAAGCATTCGATCTGCAAGATCAACTCACGGCCTGGGCACCTGAGTCAGACGAAGAGAAGACCTCCCGGCGCAGTCTGCAGTCCACACTCACCGCCAAGATCCGCAAGAACGGCTGGAAGAGGGAAGCGAGCAAGGCTGATCCGGTTGCGATTGACGATGCCTGCATGAACGCCGATCTCGCTGCAGTTCCCGCAGTAGCCGATGGCGTGAACGATGCGGCTGCCATTACGACAGCGGTTGCCGAAGCAACCGAATGCGTGGACGGGGTTTGCGACTGGTCGGGATTCACATTGACCGACGAGGACCAAGCATTCTTCGCCGACGAGCAGAAGGTTTACGACGAGCTTTGCACCGAGATGGATGCCGCGGGCACCGGCGGCGAGCTCAAGGACGAACAGATCAAGGACGCCAAGCTGGATGCGGAAGCCCGCAAGAAACTGGGTGGCAAGTCCTTCTGTGGCCCGAATCGCACCTTCCCCGTGGAAGACTGCGCGCATCACACCGCAGCCCTCCGGCTGCTGGGCCGGGCCAAGATCAGCGACGGCGCCAAGGAGAAGATCCGGGCCTGCGTTGAGAGAAAGGGCAAGACGTTGAAGTGTTCCGTGGCCTCCAAGACCGAAGACAAGATCAATACCACGGCCACCGAGGGCATCGAGATCAGTGACGAACTCACGGCTCTGGCCGCCGGGCTGAATCTCTTCGACGCCGAAGATGGCGACAAGGACACCCGGGCCGCAGTGGTCAAGGAGATTCTTGGCCATTACGAATGCCTGGACAAGCACCACAAGGTGGCTAGCTCAGACACTCACGGCCTGCAGTACAAGATCGAGGATCTTCACAGTGCCATTGGCGAGCGGTGGAACAAGGACCGTTACGTCGACTGGGCCAAGAAGTACCTCGCCGAGAATGTGAAGGACTCCCTGCTCGTCACCAAGGACGAGCTTGCCGAAAAGGACGAGGCCGTCCTCGGCCTGACCGACGAGCTGGCCGTGATCAGGACATCGGTCGCCACCAAGGATCGTGTGCTCGCCGCCGTTCTCATGGACTCGAAGACCAGTCTGGCAACAACCCTGGTCATGCACAACTGCCTGCGGAAGAAGGATGGCTACACCGGCCTCAATCCCACGCAGATCCAGGACAAGATTGCCGAGTTCGCCAAACGCCATATCCAGAGTCTGAAAGACGCTGTGACCGATCTTTTCGCCGAGCTGCAATGGAGCACCGCGGCCGAACCGGGGAAAGCTGGCACCGACCAGGGAACCACGGTAAACGACAACGCTCACGTAGATGAGGTGGATGGTACGGACCGCGAGCCGGCCCTGATCCCTGCGCTCACGGTGCAAGACACCCAAAAGCTTCAGCGCATGCTCACCTACATTCACGACGCAACGGACCGCGAGCGGTACATCGCCGATGTTCGTTACGGCCGTGTGCAGCTCAGCTAAGCAACCAAGACTTAGGTTGCAGGAGAAACTATCATGCCAGTCGATCTCAATAACCAGTACACCGGCAAACTGTTCGGGCAGGACCGTATCGGTCAGACGACCCCGGACCTGGAGCTCTCTGAGCCCCTGAAGCCCTGGCTGCCTGTTCCGTATCCGGCGCCCTATCTGCCGGGTCTGCGTCAGGATCAAGGCCATCCGAAGTTGGCGTCTGTCGTGCTCAGCTCGCAGCATCTGATTGGGCAAGACAAGAGCGGCGCGCTCGTTCCTTCCGGCCTGCAATGCGGAAAGACTCCCGCCGGTTCCAACGTGTGGTGCATCATTCAGTGGGGAGCGGGATCGATCGATCAGTTCACCATTGATCCTCGCACCGGCAACGCCGTGACTCCTGGCGACCATTGCGTTCTGGCAGCTCCTGCCGATGCCGCGCCTGGCAACGTCACCCTGACCAATGGCACCGTGATTGCGGTCAGCTGGACTGACATCAACTGGGCCTGGAACTGCACCCTGTTCCCGAGCGTGACGACCGGCACGACAGTGTCCGGGTCCGCCACCAACGTTCCTCTGGTTCCGGTGCTCAATCCCTCCGCTGCTGCGACCCAGTCGACCCTGGTCTACACAGTGGCAGCGGCCGGCGACTCCTTCGTCGGTCAGCTGGTCTTCCAGGTTGGCGCGGCTGGCACGCCTGCCACAGTTGAGTTCAACGGGACACTGGCCGCGGCTGCGACCGCTGTGACTGCAGCGATTACCGCCCTGGCTCCTGCCTCCGCTGTGACTGCTGCCAACGCGGCTCTCACCGCCGCGAACACCGCGCTGACCACAGCCAACACCGCTGTGACGACTGCCAACACCGCTCTCACCGCCGCGAATGTGGTTGTGACCACGGCCGGCAACACAGTGACGGCGACGGACCTTGCCAACCAGTCTGCGGCTCTGGCGGCCTACAACACCGCTCTGGCCAACCTGGCGACTGCCCAGACCACCCAAGTTGCGGCACAGGCTGCTTACACCGCAGTGTTCAACCTGAACGCTGTGACCATCGCGGCCACCACGACCACACTGACCCTCACGGGTGTGGTTGACGGCGCGCTCCTGGCCGGCACCAACTCCTTCGTCTTCACCAGCGACATCGACGACGTGGGCCATGTGGGCACGGCAGTCCCTTACTCGTACGGCACAGCCCGTCCGATCGGCGTTTGCACTCGGAACGTCTTCCAGTACATCGGCGGCGTGAAGATCATCGACACCTCGCTCGCCGGCGGCATCCTGTACCGCCTCGAAGGCCTGAACCCCATCGGATTCCAGGTCATGAATTACATGCACGAGATGGGCACGGCCATCCAGACCCAGTATGTGCTGAAGGTGCCGTGGATTGGCGCCACGCCGAACACGCTGCAGCAAGACGCAACGACCGACGGCATTCAGGGCTACGTGCAGGGCTATGGACGCACCTTTGCCCACTTCACAGGCCTTCCCACCACCGGCGCAGGCGTGACCTTTTCGCAGTTCCAGAACGACCAGGGCAACTACACGGTGTTCAACCCGGCAGTCAACTCTCCGGTTGATCTGGTCGGTCGCATCATCGGCGTCGTGAACATGATCAACAAGATCGGGTTCTCGAACCGCATCAAGACCCTGTGGGATCCGTCTCGCATGGTTGGCCCGATGACCGATCCGAATCCGGCGGCCATCATGATGGGCGGCTCGGCCACTGCCGGCCTGCCTTACGACCTGAATCTGACGACTGACGGCATCTACAAGGCCTCTCAGTTGCAGAAGACTCAGGCCCGGCCCGAGTACGGCACCTACGTCCTGGTCCGCGTGCTCCTGTAATCCAGGCACACTCACCTTACTAACAGTTGGTTGGAGACTCCATGCCGCAGATCGTGATCACCCATGGGCAAGCGTATGTCAAGGGCGACGGTCTGCGGTGCATGGCAAAACGCTCCGATGGCACAGGCCGCGTCTGCGACAAGCTTGTGGTCAAGAAGAACCCAGCAGGTGAGATCGCCGGAGCATTCCAATGCCCCGATCGCCGGTGTCGCCAGCATATCCAAGTCGAGACCAAACGATAACTGCGGTCTCTGACGCACACCTTTACAATCCGCCGGCCCACGTTGGACCAAACCGCCCTGAGGAGGGTATTTTTCACATGTCAAAGACCAAGGTCACTCCCGAACAATTCAAGGCAGAACTTGAACTGCAGGATCGGTTTGCGACAATCTTCCGCACGAACGGGTGGGACCCGGTCGCCGATAAGAATGTCGACATCAACGATGCCCTGGACATCCAGAACGCTGCCTTCATGATTCCGAAGGCGATGACGACCATCGTGCAGGAAGGGATCGAGCCGATGTTGATCGGCACCCACCTGCTTCAGAAGATCCAGTACAAGCCCGGCATGATGACCGTATTCCCGGCCGTCGAGCCTCTGCGTGCAGAGGAAACCGGCGACGGTATGGATCTGCCGATCTACAACATCAACATTGGTGGTGCGCAGTCCTTCGGGGTGACCGTCAAGCGTCACGGCCTTCGCCTGAAGATCGCCAAGCGGTTCGTCGAGGAATCGGCCTATCCCTGGATCAACTTCTGGCTGCGTCTGGCCGGCAATGCTCTCGCGCGTCACAAGGAAGAGTACATCTTCGACTTCATCACGAAGCTCGGCACGTTGGTCTTCGACAACGACCCGACCTCCCGCCTGTCCAGCTCCCCGCTGCAGCCGATCAAGGGTGTCACGACCGGCCGTAACTACAAGGGCGTGCTGAACGGCTCCATGACAGTGGACGACGTGTTCGATATGTACGCGGCTGTGCTGCTCAACGGCTTCGTGCCCGACACGCTCCTGGTCCACCCGATGGCGTGGCTGATGTGGGTCAAGGATCCTGTCCTCCGTGAGTTTGCCATCCAGGCAGGCGGCGGCAGCTTCTTCGCCAACTTCACCGGCAACCTCGCTGTGCTTGGCAACAAGTTCTACAACAACGGCGGACTCGGCATCGGCCAAGGCCAGACCGGGCAGTACACCAACGGTCACCTCACCGGCGGCGAAGTGTCGCAGGCGACTTCTGGCAACTACCAGAACATGACGTCGGCCCCGATCCTGCCGAACTACCTCGGCATTCCTTTCCGGATCCTGGTCAGCCCGTTCGTGAACTTCGATCCCGAGCAGCGCACGACCGACATCATGATGTTCAACAGCCGCAACCTCGGTGCCCTGATTGTGGCTGAAGAGCCTCATGTCAAGAGCTGGGAAGACGGCCAGTACAACATCCAGAACATGTCGATCGAAGAGACCTACGGCTTCGGCATCCTCAACGAGGGTCAGGCCATCGCGGTCGCCCGCAACGTGAAGATCCGCCCGAACGAGTTCGTGATGCCCGCCCGCACCGTGTACAACCTGTCGGATTCGGACAGCACCTACACCGATCTGGGCACGGCGCCGATCTTCGATCCGGCCAACCCGCTCAACGTCAACGCCTAACCAACAGTCAGTTCTGTGCAACCATCGGGCGGCGGGCAACCGCCGCCCTTCGTGTAGTGACCTGCAACCGTTTCTCAGCGAGGCCCGATGTATACGAAATTCAATCGGCCTAGACACAAACACCCACCCTATGTAACCAAGGAGGTTTTCATGGCAGCAATCGACGATCTTAACACAGCGGTCGCGGCGCTTCAGGCCGAGGATGTGCTGGTGCTGGCCGGACTTGCCAGTCTTCAAGCACAGGTCACCACGCTCAACACAACCATCGCCAACTCGCCGAACGTGGACCCCGCGATTGAGACCGCCGCGCAGGCGGTGCAGGCCGAGGTGACCAAGTTCCAGGCCGCGCTTGCACCCGCAGCTCCCGCCGTTCCCGCGGCCAGCTAACCAAATCATGTCCAGGCGGAGGCCTTAAACTTCCGCCTGGCCAACCCTGAGTCTTTGGTAGATCTCCGCCTTTATCGACACTCGGAAGTGGAGATCCTATGTCCAGTCTGATCGTGATGCCCGGCAGCGAAGAGTTCAAGAAAACGCTGGCCTCGATAGCAAAGGCGCCGAGCCGCCGGAAGCTTGTACAACCTGTCGACCTCGTAGGTCACACCTTGATGCTGAACACCGCCCTGGTGAAGACCTTCCAGTGTGGCGGCTTCGTCCTGGGCCCGAACCGGCCCATCGGCATTGTGGACGAACAGTCTCAGCAGATTCCGATCCGCAAGGCATTGGAAGAGAAGAAGCTGATCGACGTCACCGGCAAGGACATGGCCACCAAAGGGTTCAAGGGAACCGGTGGCCAGACCTCGGCAATCACCGAAGAAGACACCGGCAAGAAGGTATTCGTCGGCCGCGATCGCCGCGGCAACCTCTACATCGCAACTCCCAGATCCAAGACTGAAGCCAAGCGGTTCGAGCGCGAAATCCGGACGACTGGCACGCTCAAGAGCGTTGACTTCGAGACCGAGACCACAGGTCTCTGCGCCATTACCGAAGAGGTAGTGGAGTCCAGCGAACAGCCTGTCAAGAAGCCCGCGAAGAAGTCTGCGAAGAAGGCCAAGAAGAATGTCCGCACCCGTCGTACTTCAGGCAACGCCGTCCGATCAAGAAACTGATGTGGTTCTTGGCCAGGCGATCATCGTCGCTTTCGACCAGGCGCTCGACACCTCGACGCTGAACGATAGCACGTTCTCGTTGACGTTCCCCGCTCCAACTCAAGTTCTCACATCGGGCCAGCTCGTTGCTGGCGAGGCCGCTCCTTCAACATTCAATGTTGAAGGAGCCTGGTCGTTCGCAGATGACTCAACAGGTCGCACGATTGCGACCTTCACACCCACAAGACACTTCCAGGAGAACACGCTCTACACGGCGATGCTGCTGGGCGCTGATGCGTCCCTTTCGACCGAAGACGTGATGAACCCCGCCGGCGAATCGATGAATGTCAGCTACCAGTGGACATTCACCACCGGCATTTTGAACCTGCTGACACCTCCACCTGTTTCTCCTCTTCTGGATGCATTTCCAGCCCTTCAGCTCGATCAGATCAAGGTCATTCCAAGACGGCGGATTGGCCAGGATTTGAGTCAGTCGTTCGACATTCTGTTTCCAGATGACATCGATCCGACCTCATTTTCGGTCGAGGACCTTTACATGAGCATCGAGCCTCTCCTCGGGGATCCTACTGTATCTGTGCCGCAAGCTCTGCAGTATGCAGCCGTCATCACCGGTAACAAAATCCAGATCACGGTCACAGGTTGGCCGTCAAGTTAGGAAATGACATGTCACAACTTACACCGCACTTCGCAGACACTGAACCCGGACTGACTGTCCTGGCAGGTGCTGATTCCCACGTCATCGAGAATGTGACATTCCTCTGCGAGGAGGTTCTCGAACCCATCCATGACAAGTTCGGAGCTGTCCGCGTTCATGACAGCTACCGCGATCCTGGCCACAACGCCCAGGTCGGCGGCAAGACAGCTTCCTTCCACCTTTGCATCGGCGGCCACGCCGCCGTCGATGTCGATGCGCCCGCAGTCTCGATGCAGGGTCTCTTCGACTGGCTGCGTCTCGAAAGCAAGCTTCCCTTCGACAAGGTCATCCTCGAGAAGAACAAGGCTGAAGTTCCGGCCTGCGTTCACATTCAGATCGACCGCCTCAATCCACCCAGGCGCCAGGCATTCATCGGCCACACCGGCGCCGCAACCGTGTACACCCCAGTGGAAGTCAAGTAGGAGACCTTCATGGCATACAGGATCGATCTGACAACCCGGAACGCTTCCATTGCGATCGTTCTCGGTTTGGACGTTCTCTTCTTCGCCGCCGCGATCGGGGCTTCCGTTCAGCCTGCATTTGCAGACTTGAGCACGAAGCTCTGGGGCCTGTTTGCAGGCACCAACGGCGCGCTGATGCTCGCTCTGAACGCGAGCGGCGGCAACACCCCAACACCTCCATCCCCAGCAGTCGCAGGTGCGTAATGAGACGCTTTCATCCTCGCTTTCAAGAACGAGCACTGAGATCCCGCCGGAAGTTCAAGCTTCCGGCGTGGTTCATGCCTTTTGTGAAGGTTGCCGTCTTCGCGGTTCCGTTTGCGTTCCTTTGTGTTTGTCTCGGTCTGGCCGGCCTCGAAGCTCGCAAGGCAACCGTTGGCCTGGAAGCCACTGACGAGGCGGCCAAGAACTTCATCGTTGACACCCAACAGCAGGTACATGTTGTGGGCAACAACACTAACCACCTCATTGTTGAGGCAGGTCTCACCGCGAAGGAAGCGCGCCTGGCCGCTACTTCCCAGCGCCAGTTCTGGGATAACGAAGTTCCTGTCCTGGCGGCCCGCGCGAACGGAACCTTTGACCGCACCGACGCGCTGCTTGCCTCCTTCCGCAAGACCTCAGACGGTCTCGATGCCGATCTGACCACCATTACGAACGACATTACTGACACGACGACCACGCTCAAACCAGCTCTGGTCGCCACCGCCGCCGCCGCCACATCCGCATCGATCATGGCCCAACAGGCCAGCAAGGATCTTGCCGATCCAAACATTCCGGCAACTCTGAAGAACATCAATGACGGTACTCATCAAATTGCTCTCACAGCTGGTTCCGTTGCTCACACTGCTGACAATCTGGATCGCAAGGTCGACAAGATGCTTCACCCAGGATTCTGGGGAGCCGTCAAGGCCTACACCGTGTTCGGGGCCCAGCTCGCCACCGACGCAATCGAGATGCACTACTACCTGTCCTCAGTCGCCCCAGGTGCAACCGTCCAGACCGTCAAAGCAGCTGTCACGCACATCGCCAAACCCCTCACTCACCGGCCAGCAGCCAAGTAGCTTTGGTAGTTCGGACCAACGCGCCACACTCACGATAGGAGATACACCCGTTATGAGCATTTCATTCAAGTCCCTCGGACACGCCTTCGCCACTGCCTTCAAATGGGTGGCCAACAATGCGCCCGCCGACATTGCCAAGATCGAAGCCACCAAGACCGTTGTGGATGAGGTTCTTCCCGAAGTCCCGACATACGGTGGGGTTGCAACCTCTCTGGCCGATCTCGGCTATGCCGCGTTGGGCGAGATTGCTTCGGTCATCACCACAGGCACTGCTGCCCAGAAGCAGTCGCTCTCGGACGCAGGTCTGGACAACAGTGTGATCACCGCCATTGAAGCAGCCGTGAAGGGCTTCGGATCGATCGGCGGTTTCATCGCATCCCTCGTGTCCAAGAAGTAACGACCGGCCTAACAGTTAGGTAGATCGCGTGTAGTGATCTTCAACAAGCAGGAGGGCGGCTAATCCCGCCCTCTTGTTTCATGTCCAGCCGGAGCCTTCGTGATCTATCCAGGTGATACGCACCAAATCGTATTCTCCCTTTCGCACGCAAACGGCACTACTCCTTCCGTGACCACGGCACCCCTCGTCACGGTGATCAACCTGACAACAGGTGCGGCTGTTGTGACCGCCGCGGCGATGACTCTGGTTGCCGGAACCTGCCTGGTCTACTCCTATGCGTGGAATACGGCCGGTATGCTGAATGGTGACTACCTGGCAGTTGTTTCCTACGCCGCCGACGGCAACACCGTCAATGGCCAGTACCTTGATCAGATCAGGCTGGGCGACACCAACATCCCCGGGCCGGTAGCCCTCAACGCTACCGTGGCGCTCAATGCCACCGTGGCCAAGGATGCGACCGTAGCTCATCTCACGGATCTGGCGACGATCAATCCCAACACCTCGTCTGTCATTCTTGCCATCCAGGCCAAGACGGCCAACTTGCCGGCGATCCCCGCTGCCCAGTCCGACGTCACCGCGCTGGTTTCGTTTCTCACCGACATCCATGACACTGTTTTGGGAACCTGGATTGTCGACAAGACCCAGAATCCGAAAGTCCTGTCGTTTCTGCGTCTTAACGGAAGCACTCTTGCCACCTTCACGGTGACTGAGGACGACAATTCCGCGGCGCGCACGGTCAGCGCATAAAGAAGCCATCTTCCTATACTAGACACGACTGAGGGAGCGGTGTGCTCCCTCCATCCTCCCTCTAGGACGTCCACCCATGGCCCTTTCTCAAGCAGCTGAAACCGAGCTTTTGACCAAAGTTCGAGAGATTCACGCAGTCTTCATTGGTATCGAAGGCCAGCCCGGCAGGTTTCAGGACCTGACAGCGACAGTACATGCACAAGGCAAGCGGCTTCGCGTGACCGAACGGTTTCAGTGGGTCTTGACCGGAGGTGGAATCGTTCTGGGTTTCATCGCCTATCACTTCGAACACCTTCTGAATGCGGTGCTGGAGATCAAGAAACTGGTCCCTGCGGTTCCCGCGGGTCAGGTCACGACAGGGTTCCTGCGTATTCCGGAGTTCTGGAGACTGTAATGAGCAGTGTTGGTAGCCCGCTTTCCTATACCGTTCCTGTCAGCCAGGATTACGGCGCGAGCGGGGCGCTCAGGCCCTCCTATCCCAACCTTCCAAGCTTCGTCCTCTACGCATTCCTCAGCTCAGACTGGTGTGTTGGCAACACCGACCCGGCCTATGCTCGAGGAGCCTACCAGTTGGATTCGACCGGAAACTGGCTTCTCAACCTGTTGCCGAATACCTACAATCTCGTGCTCATGAACGGGACCGGAACTGTGATTGTCTTCCAGTTCAACCTGGTGATCACGCTGCCTGCGAGCTCCTAATCATGCAGAATCTGATCTTCCACATCTCGTTGCCCAAGGGCATCAAGCTGGTGAATGGCGCGACCTTGATGAAGGACGTGACCTTCGACTTCATCAGCCAGATCACCCCGTACTACTCGACCATCGATATGGTCCGCCTGGCTGCCGGCCCGACCCTCAAGAAGCTCTCCGACATCACCATCGCCTGCCAGATCTACCGGTCCAGTAATGAAGCGGACCTGATCACTGCGGCGCGCGTCCCGCTTTCCGGGCTGCAGCACACTCGCCTGATAGGCAGCCGCTTGCAGTACGTGACGGCCCTGGCATCCCGCGATCTGATGTTGAACGTTGTCTCGCTGCTGGGCCCCGGCGCTCATGTGCTGGCAAACTTCTCCGTCGATCGCAAGGCGGACAATAAGCAGCGTCTGGCTGAGTTTGAGGATTCTCTCAAACTCTACGATGTGGTTCTCCGCAGCGGCGGCCGGGTGATGCCCGGCGGCCGCCCAGACTTCCACTTCGCTGCAAAAGGTGTTCTTGACTGGGCGGAGCGCACACCGGCGCGCACCTGGTTCGCCAACGGCATGGGAGCCAATGCCAGTTCGATGGACCCCGGATCGCCGACAGGCGGCCGTGGCAAGCCCATCAAGTTCTTTGCATCCCCGACGTGCTCCCCGCCAATGTCCTCCATGCGCATTGGTGTCTACCAGCCGGGCTTCCCCGTCTCCCAGTTCTATCCGTACGCGATGGGACAGTAAGAGGACTGGAGTTGAACTGTGGACTTCTACCGGGACATCTCGGCGACCATCGACCTGCGCGAGGAGCTGCACTCCGTCATTCATGGCAGTGAAGAGATCGTCGGCCAGGGCCGCACTGTCATATTGCGCCGGATGACCAACACAACCTGCCCCGGCTGCTGGGACCCAAAGACAGGCGGAAGCGTCCGGCCCAACTGTCGGTATTGCCAAGGCGAAGGCTGGCAGTTCTATGAGACCCAGGAGATCATGGCGCTCTACCGCGGCGTGGCTCCCGTCTACAAGCCTGGAGTCTTGGCCACTGGTGAGTATCCCCAGAATGCCATGGGCTACACCGATCAGAACCGATGCACTGCCTATGTGGAAGTCTTTCGGGATGACGGCAGCCAAGTCTATCCCGACTACGAAAGGTACACCCTCCAGACTGCCAAGGCCTACGACAAACTCTACGAAACGAAGGTCGATCCGGAAGGCAACTCCATCACCGATTCCAGCGGGCGTTTTACCCGGACGGTCAAATGGAAGGTCCTCTCGGTAGTGCCCACCTTCGGAGATAACGGACGTGTCGAGTTTTGGGAGCTTGGATTGGAAAAAGAAAACGTTTAGAATCAACGTGATATGATATAATAAGACGATGGCAAGACCAAAGGGAATACCGATGAGTGAGGAAGCCAAAGACCTCATTCGCCAGTTTCAGAAGGGTCGAACACGTTCTCCTGAAACAAGAGCAAGGATGTCTGTTGCAGCAAAGCTGCGCTCAGAAGAACATTATGCCAACTCCCGTTCGCCAGAAGCTCGTGCAAAAGCCAGCGCAAAGATGAAAGGTCGCAAACCCTGGCACTCACTTCGGCCTACAACGGAAGCTTTTCGCGAATCTCGGCGCCTCATCAACCTTGGTCGACCCAAATCTATCGAAACTCGTCTCAAAATGGCAGAGGCCAGGCGTGGTGAGAAGTCCCATCTTTGGAAGGGTGGACTTTCGAAAGAACACTATCGCGAACGCCAAAACGCCATGCAGACTGTGGAATACAGACTGTGGAAGGAATCCGTCTTCAATCAAGCTGGCAACATCTGTGCGTTGGAAGATGAGACGTGTTCTGGACCTCTTCAGGCCCATCACATTCAATCTTGGACCGAGTTTCCAGAGTTGCGATACGAGGTCTCCAATGGTCAGTGCTTGTGCAAAGATCACCATCAAAGGACCGACAACTTCGCAGGCCGAGCCCTCGCTCTAACTAAGGCCGCGTAACCGAATTACCAGTCTGGTCGTGTCTTCCTATACTAGACAGGATTGCCGGGGCTTTCCCCGCGAGGAGCGTGCATGTCTGCAATCACCAGGCCCTCCTCGATCTTGCCTCCGCTGCGTTCGAGCAAGCCCGCGGCAGACATCAACGGCTTCTTCCAGATTGTCGGGCAGGCTCTCGCAGAGTTCATCAAGACAGAAGGTGCTCCCGAGGGAACAGTCCCTGTTTACGTCGAGACCTTCCCGAAGGAACGGCTTTCAGAGCCAGACACAGCGTTCGACGTCATTCTCTTCCATGTAGTCAGCGGTGAGATGGCGCCTACCAGCAATGACGGCGCTACTGTTCCCCGTTCGCCGATGCTCCGGAACGTCGCAAGAATCCCGAGCCAGGCAGGGTACAACCTGGCGCAGTACGGCTGGTGGGAGAACTACACCGTCGAGTTTGAGGTTTGGTCGAAGAGCAACTCTGTGGCCAATTCCCTGGCCGTATGGTTTCATCGCTTTCTGATTCGGTATGCCTATTACTACAAGTTCTTCGAGGCATTCGGAGTCCAGCAATTCAAGTTCGCAGGGCGCCAGGAAGATAAGTCCGACGAGAAAGAGAATCAAGAGCTCCAAATCCGTCGGCTTCGGTACTCGTTCCGCCTGGAGTTCCTTGACACCTTCACAGAGCGGCAGCTTACCGACCTGACTCTGAACTTCAAGATCAAGCGGGACGTTCAAACCGTTGAACTTGACACCGCTCAACAACACAACGCGGAACACGAACGTTTCCGATTTCCTGTGTCCAACCCTGTGTAGGTTGCAGACTAACCGTTAGTTTGTTGACCCGAGATATACGAGGAGAAACAGAATGGCCTTCAATAACCTGCCTGGGATTATCGTCAACACGGTTGACGGAGGTCTCGTCTCTGCCGCTCCGCCGCAGGACCACTCTATCCTGATTATCGGCACATGCGACCAGGGCGTGATCAATCAGCCTTACCAGGTCACCAACCGCGCGACGGCGGCTCTCCAATTCGGCCTGAACGGAAACCTGATCCGTTCGATGGAAGAGTGTGCTGCGAACTCCGACAACGTCATTCTGTTCCGCATGGGCGCTCAGCCTCAAGTCCTGGCGGGCATCGGTGTGGAGACGGGTACCGGTGCGACTGCTGGCTTTTCACTGAGCTTTGGGCAGGCCACCGCGACGTCTGCCACCGATTACAAGATCTGGTACAAGACCGGCGTTGTGGCCGTGTACTACCAGGGTGATCTGGAGTATTCGAACGATCCTCTCCAGACCACGGACAACGGTGACATCACCATTGCCGGCGCCATCTCCGGCAACACCGGTCTTCAACTCGGCACAGGCGCCAGCGCCACCTTCGCAAATGCGATCACGGTGCAGGCTGCAGCTGCGTTGGTCGGTGCAACTTCGACTCCTCCGCCGACCCTGACCGCGGCCATCACCGGCATCGGCTTGACGGGCCGTCAGACCTACCTTGCCTTTCTGGACGCAATCAACCTTCTGCAAGGGTTCCAGGTCGAGGAAGTTGTGGTTCCCGCCGCGACGTTCGATGCACCAAACGTGGCCTACTATTCGGCTGGCAACTCAGCGACAGCCGTCAACAACCCGGCAACCAACCCCAACGCGCTCGATTGGCTCTTGATCGCGCGCGATGCCTACGGCGACCAGACCTATCAGTGGGCTTCGGAAGCTAATGCCTGGGCCAATGGTGCCCAAGTTACCACCTTCCCCGCCGGACTTACCGCTCAGACTGTGGCCGGAACTTCGATTCCGATCACGGCCGGTGCAGTTACGGCGATGCCCGGGACGGTTGCGACCGCTTACGCGCGCCAGGCGCTCGGCTTTGCCGAAGTCAACTGGGGCTATGCAATCGCCAGCTTCTGCGCATCGATCAGTACGCTGGACAAGACCTGCATCGGTTTTATCGGCACGTCCGTCCCCGCTACCTACAAGCTGGTGGATGTCCGTCGGTGGGTCGGCTTCCTGCCCCATTACAACGCCAATGACGACGTGCAAAATCCAGGCGCCGGCCTGCTCGGTATCCCCTACACCGTCGGGACCAACGCCAGCGGCTTGAACGCCCTTTGCTTTGACTACAGCTCTGGCTATCGCCAACCTGGCTTCTTCCAGACCGAGAACGGACAGTATGACGGCACCGTCATGCAGGACATCAACCAGAACAACATCGACATCGGTGCGTACCTGCACGTTGTGGCCGATCAGGCCATCATGTCGAATGGATATGCCACCAACTATGTGAGCAATCTGGCCAACTATGTCGCCGGCTTCTGCTCGGCTCTCGATGCGAAGACCGCGCTGACCAACCAGAAGGTGCCGCTCAAGCAGTTGCCGGGTCTGATCTACACACCCGGACAGCTCGACTCCCTGACCCAGGCGAACATCAACGTGCTCCGCACCAAGGGGTCCTACAGCAACCCCGCGCTGCTGCACGACTTCACCTGCGCCACGGACATCAGCGATTACACCGAGCTGCTTCGTGTTCGCATCAAGGGCCTGGTGATTGCGACCATGCTTGCGATCGGCGATCCGTTTGTCGGAGCCAGCTCGCTCGACGGCCTCCAGCTCGTGTCGCTCAAGACCGCTCTGGACAATGGCCTGGTGGCCCTGCAGCAACGTGGTTACATCTCGAATCCGCAGGTGACCATTACCACGACCGCTGCCGAGTCTTTGATTGGGCATGCCAACCTGTTCCTCACCTTCCATCCGGCTGATGAGCTCGTTCAGCTCAGCGCCTACGTCGGCCTGAGATCGTAAGCCAACCTCACCTACCGTGGCTAACCTGCCGCGGTCTGGCTCCGCTGGGGATCGCCCTGGTCCCCGCGGAGCTGCAATTCACGATCTTACGTGAGCTTCATCCTCCCAAGGAGTAAACATGTCTTCTCTTCCCGGCGGCGTCCTTGCAAGCGAGATCAGCCGCTCCTACAACTCGTTTGCTGGTGCTGACATTACTGCTGTGATTGGTCAGTTCCAGTTTGCAGAGCTCCAGGCTATCTCCTACTCCGTGACTCGTGAAAAGGCACCGATCTACACGATGGGTTCTTGTGATCCTCGTGCATACTCGCGCAACAAGCGCGGCATCGCCGGCTCGCTCGTCTGGATCAACTTCGATCGCCATGCGCTGCTCAACCTCTTCCAAATGGCTCTCGGCACCTTTGTGGCCGATGCCGATGAGATCCGGCCCCAGTTCTCGAATGTGGCCAACGGGACAGCTGTCTTCCAGTCCTCGGTCGTTCGGGACACAGGTCCCTCGATCTCTTCGACCATCAGTCAGCTCGATCAGATGACCATGACCAGCAGCGCCTCCGACAGCGAACTGGCGACGCCCTGGTATTCCGATCAGATCCTGCCCTTCGACGTGACGCTGAGCGGCGCCAATGAGTACGGCGCGATGTGCGCGGCCAAGATCTTCGGCGTTGAGATCCTCAACGAGGGAATGGGCATCTCCATCGACGATGCCGTGACCGAGATGCAGGCGACTTTCGTTGCCCGCGTGGTCGAGCCCATGTCGGCCGTTCCGAGTCCGTTCCAGTCTGCGAGTGGCATCGGCGGGACATCCTTCACACTGTAATCGCTTCCCCTTTCGCTCTCTGGGCAGCTTCTGGCTTTGGCTTTTTGTTCTTCTCCGCCATGCTGGAAGCTGCCCTTTTGTTCAGATATGAGCATCCCTCCCATCAGTTACGTCTCCTCCGACCAAAGCATGGTAACCAGCGGTGTCGAGTCCTTCTCGTCACAGGCCACTCCCATTGTGTCTGGAGGTCTTCAGACCGACGCCAGTCCGGCGCCGGCGCTGCCGAATGCCTCGGAAACATCGACCAGCTATACCGATTCCACCCAGCCAGGAATGGTTTTGGGCAGCGACGGCAACTACTATCCGGCATCGAGTGTTTCTGCCGGCGGCGGAATCACCGGCTCTCCCATTTCGTCCTTCAACCCGATCAGCGCCACCCTCCAATCCTCGTCAGTGCCGGCGAACAATCCCGCGCAACAGCCCAACCTGAATCCAGGCAATGGACTGTACCACGAGGCATCCTACACGGGATCGAACCTGAAGGTGATGATCGAGGTGGCCAATGACGGCACCAACACGACCAATCCTACTGGCCTGTCGACAACCACCAACTCCAACAGCGTCTCCCAGCAGGGAACTTCCAAGCCTGCGCGCCAGGCAAAGCAGCTTGTGGAGTTGACCACCATTACAGTGTCAGTTCATCGCGTGAAGTCTCCCGCGGTGGCCTGTGGATACATCAACCCCAAAGGCTGGGCGCGCGGCCGGCGCACAATCGCCGGCACCTTGGTGATGACCAAGTTCACTACGGACGTCCTTTACGCCTTCCTCAATTCCGGCGCGTTCACATCCGACCTCTCCAAAGACACAACCTACATGAAGGTGGATCAGCTTCCTCCCTTCAATCTCACTCTTCTGTTCGCCGATGAGTATGGGAACACCAGCTCTCAGCGGTTGCTGGGTGTCGAGCTTGTGACGTCGGGTGACGTCTACTCCATCCAGGACATGTTGAGCGAACAGACAATCTCCTACGTTGCCGCGGACTTCACGCCCTTGATGCCTCTCAACAAGAGCAGCCTTTACGGAGCCGCCGCCGGGAGTACCGTGACGGCGCCGCAGAGAACCGTGGGCACGGTCCTGAACCAACAGGCTGCTCAGTAAGGAATCGACGTGACGATTATCGCCGGCAGTCCGATGGCGCCAACGGCAAGTTCCAACGCCGTTCAGCAGCCCCCAGCTCCGGGATCGGCCACTCCGGCTGCAGCGAATGCCCAGAACACTCCCGGCGGTATCGTCATCCCCTCGCTTGCTCCCAGCTACGAGTGGATCTATCCCAACTCGACGGATGGCAAGTATTTCACCGCCACACAGGCCCAGATGTACATCGGCAACCTGTTCATCGACGAGCTGGTGAACCTGCAGTTCGCCTATCAGGGCAACCGAATTCCCATGTTTGGTTACTGTTCTCGAAGCGCGGATGCGTTTGGAACCGGCAGGCTTTTGGTACAAGGGCAGATTGCGATTAACTTCGTGACTGAGGGCTACCTGTACACGGTCCTCAAAGAGTTCTCGAAGATCTACACCCAGCCGGTTCAGGCATCAGCAACAGGACAGGCTGGCGCGCAGATCGCTTCTCTGGTGCAGCAGAGTCAGCAGATCACCAACGCCATGCAAGGCGCCTTGTCTCCGTCCGCCACCGCAAGCTACCAGGCGCAGTTGAACATCATCAGCCAGCAGATCCAGTCGCTGGCCGCCCAGGGCGGCCCGGACGCGATCAACGCCGCCAAGCAATCCGCCACTGTTCAGAGCGATACTCCAAACGCGATTGTGCTGAATATCCCGTTCGACATTCACTGCGAACTGACAGGCGCGGGCCGCACGGTGGAGAGGATTCTCCGCAACTGCCTGCTGATCTCGAACGAGCAGGTTTACGACCAATCCGGCCAGACACTGTTGGACTGCTATGGCTTCGTTGCCCGCTCTGCAAACTAACCGACCAACCCTTAGGAGCATCGATTCATGTCCGATCAGATCAAAGAACAACCCCAAATCACCCCTTTCGAGTTTCTCAAGACATTCCCGGAGGCTCCGAGCCTGGAGCAGATCGAACAGTGGAAGCAGCAGGCGCCAGGCGCGCGCCTCCGTATCTGGCACTCGACGGATGGGAAGCGCGTTTATGTGCTGCGGGCCATCGGCGGCCAGGAACTGGGGCAACTGCAAGCGAGCCTGCCCCCGAACATCCCGCCAGAGAAGGTGCAAGCTGAGGTCCAGATCCTTATGGCGATCCGCTGTTGCGTGTGGACCAGCTCGACCATCGATCACAAGCTGTCCGATCTCGCACTGAAGGGAGCAGGCGCCGGCCTTCCCCAGACGCTGCAAGAAATCATCTATCAACTCTCTGACTACATGGACCCGATGGACATCAACCGCTTCAGCGCCGATCTGTAAGGAGCGCCATGCAGGTATTCTTTGCCCGTTGGCCAAGCGGCCGTAAAGTGAAGTGGCGTTCACTCACCTGGGCAGAGTTCAAGAAGTTTGATCGACAACTCGATTATGACTGCCCGGCTTCCGTCTACTGCGACGTATACCGGGCAGTTGTGCTTGATGGCCCTCCTCTGGATGGCGACCCTGTTTACCAGGCGCCGGCCGGACTCGTCGAATGGATTGCCCGAGCATTGCTGGACTCGAATCCGTTCAACGGAGAATACAAGGACGTCAAGCGCGCGCTCGAAATGAAGCGCGTCGAACTGAAGTCAAGCTGGTTGAACTCCGCCAAGTCGATCATCGCCGGGATCTTCCGTTACACCTTCGAGGAGATCGAGCAGTGGGATGCGGAGATGTTCTTCGAGCGTCTCGCCTCCGCCGAGTTCGTCTCTGGGCGCAAGCTCGAGCCGGGAGACCCGGATAAGCTGGATGCCCAGCATCCTGGGAAGAAGCCTGGTCACCCTGAAGGCCCTCCGAAGCCTGCCAAGCGTGAGCTGAGTCCGGCACAACAGAAGGTTGTCAATCGCGTCGTCAACTCCCGTAAGTAAGGGGATGCTGTGCCCTTGGATTCCTCCCAACCCGTGATCGAAACCACAGCCGGGCGTCCTCGTTTCGCTTCCGACAAATCCTTTCAACTGGAAAGTGAAGAGGCCTACAATCCCTGGGTCCGAGCGATCGGAGTCGGGGTTGTGGGCACGGCTTTGTATGCCACGCATCGGACGATGCTGGCGACGGTGCCGGAGTATGCCCCGACGCTTCAGAACTGGGCGCAGAAGTTCGAGAATCAGACTCCCTTCCACATTGGCCGGACCTTCGCGTTTACCGAACGGCTCTCTTCCTACACAACTCCCGAAGAGTTGAAGTTCACACGGTCGATGCTGACCAACCTCGACGGGTCGCTCAACACCGTCGGCGAGACATTCCAACGTCAGTTCAAAGCTGCAGGCGTCGATTTCGACGTCCTCCAGCAGGTCACCGAAGGCAACCCACTGCTGTTCAAGGGCCGTCGGCGCGCCGGCTCTGCCTACATGAAACTGGTGGGCCGGGACGGGATCGACTTCGAGACCCGCTTCACTCCATCGGAAGGCCGTCTCGCTGGCACTACTTCCCGTCTTGGCCAGAACCTGCACCAGCCGCCCCTCCATTGGTGCACGAATCCCAACTTCCGCGAGCGGATGTGGGAGAACTTCCAGACCTACAGATCTTCGCAGCGCATCACCAACGCGTCTCCCTGGAGAGAGGCCGCCAAGGATGCTTCTGATCCGAAGTTTCGGCCGTTCCACAGCCGGGCTCATGTCGAAGGCAATCTGAGTGAGGAGGCTGCGCAGACAGCTCGCAACGTCTGGTCGCGCTTTCAGGTTGAATCTCTCGAAGCAGTAGAGCGTCCCCAGAGACTCTTTGCCGAAGCAGGATTCGGTCTCAAGGCAGGCACCTGGAACAAAACCTTCCATCTTCCCTTCGCCGGTGAAGGGGGCATCGTCAACCAGATGATCACCAGGCGCGTGCTGCCGATCGCGCTGGCCGCGACCGCCGCCGGCTGGCTGGATTACAAGCTTGGGCATCCCAGCGACAAGGTCATCGATCTCGGTCTCAAGGCCAACGTCTTCCGGGCGGATCTGACAGACATGCTTCCCGGTGGCCGCAAGGTCACCGAATTCTACGAGAATACTGTCCCCGGGCCACAGTACGGTCCGCTGGCGCTTCCCGCAGCCGGTGCTTTTGCCGGCGGCCTGCTGCACTACTCGCGCGTCGTGCGTGGCCAGTTCGCCACCGAGGATCTCCGAAAAGCAGGCTCACGCCTTCTGCCGGATGTGAAGGCACTGCGGACATGGGCCGGCACCAGCAGTAAGAAGCTGGCATCCATCGAAGGCTTGACTCAGATCTGGAGAGGTCTGGGCACACCCGGCAGAGGAGCGGCAATTGGTCTGGTGGCAGCGTTGCCCTTCCTGCCTGGAATGCTTGGTTCTCGCAAGACTGGCAATGAGTTGCGCGATGTCTATTCCGGATTGGACGAGGTTCCAATCCGAAGTGGACGCTGGTGGGAGCTGGGATCAACACCCTTTGAAGGCGCGCGCATCAAGGCATGGCGGCCTCACTGGAGCGTCCTGCACAAGAGCCGCGCGGAAGACATCTTGCTGTTCGGATCGGAAGAGGAGAAGTGGAAGCACAACCTGATCCTGCATCCCCTCCGCTGGCTGAAGGATCCGTATTATCTCGAAAAACTGCACTACCAAGACCGCCCGTACCCCGTGGCGTCGCCGGCGTTTACCAATGTGCCGCTCATCGGCCCGTTGCTTGGCGCCACGATCGGCAAGCTGGTCAAGCCAACGATCAGAATGCACGAAGAGGATTGGGATGGCAAGGAGTACACCCTCTACTCGACACGCATCGAGCCCAAAGGTCCAGAGGCTCTTCCTCCGCCACTGCCGAAGGATGAATTCTCGATCGGCAACGCCCTCAAGAAGGAAGCGACGATCTTTGCCGAGTACACCGGCCTCTACGGCTTCATCGCCAAGAGTGGCTATCAGGGTCTGTTTCCCAACTCCAATAGCCTGGGCAAGGAAGTCGACTATCAAGGATCTCGTCAGATCGACAACTTCTCCCGTCGCTACTACGAGAAGGAGCTGGGCGCCGGCATTGGTCCGTCCCTCTCAGGCACAGAGCACTTCGGCTATACAGAACCCTTCCGCCGCTTTGTCCAGCGTGAGAGCTTCTCTCCTCAGGCCAACGAGATCCCAAACACAGCCGCCAGCTGGCTGCCAGGAGATGACTACTACACCAACTTCCGCGTCGGCGATCCCTTCATCAAGGTCGATCAGGGATTTGCCCGTCTGCCCGGCGCCGGCTACGAAGCCATCCATCCCGAGCTGAAGGGAGTCGATCCAGAAGACTACCCCGACATCCACAAGATGGCCATCCTGGCCGACGTGGCCCCATACTCACGGGAATACCACAACGCCAGGCAGCGCGTAGCCCAGCAAGCCAAGGGCGATACCGAGCTGGAGATCGAATACGAGAAGATCATGAACCGGGTCAAACAGACCCGGGAATCGATCATCCGGATGAACGACAGGCACTTCACCGCCCCTGTCGATGAGATTTCCGGCACTGTGGACGAGGTTTCTCCCGGTGGAGTCACCCTCAAGGAGTTTCCCGGTCGGCGCTTCCAGTTCTCTTCCGTGGGCATGAGTGCGGCAGACCTGTCGGCGAAGATCCTCGGCGAGAACAACGACATGACTCGCAGCGAAGTGGCCATCGAAGTGGACCGCCGTCGTGATGCCATGCAGCAGTATCTGGTCGGTCATTTGGCCGAAGGAACATCCATTCGAGCTGTTGTTCCCAAAGGAGCTACGGACAGCGCCGAGTCTATTCGAGCTGTCATCCTGGCCAATGGAGAGAATGTCAACCGGGAGCTGATCGATCAAGGTTTCGGCCAGTACCGCGAGGATCTCGGCGGGGCCGAAGCTCGTTCCATGCACGGCAAACTGGGGCGAGCCATCGGCGGCCTGGCTGAGGGTCTGGCCTTCCAGGGAGACTCCAGCGCATTGAATCCGATGAGGTATGTGCCCTCGCCGGCCCACACCAAGTTCTGGCAGGAACGCACCCCGCTGGCCCAGTACATCAACAACGAGGTTGCAGGCACCAGGATGCGGCGTTGGGAGCGCCCGATCCACGACTTCCTCTTGCCTTACGCCCGCGGCCTGGTTAAGCGCGTGACCGGCCAAACTGTGCTGCCTGGCGACGTTCAGAAACGCCGCGACCTCAACACTCTGGCCGACGTCATGACCTATCTCCGCGATCTGGATGGTCGTGCGTCAGGCTCCTATACTAATAAGGGACAGAGGACATCGATCGGCGCCAACCTGTTTGCCGCGCCGACCTTTGTTGCTTCCACCCTTCCCGCTCGTGAATCCCACTACTTCCGTGAGTTTCTTGCCGAGACTGATCCCAGCAAGAGATCCGAGATCCTGAAGGTTGCATCTCCAGAGATGCAACGCGCTTTGTCCGCCCAATGGGCAATGCAGAAGTCCCGCATTGCCGAGGCGGAAGGCAAGGATCACGAGGAGATCGGCGAGGGCGGCCGGCTGTACGACGAAGCCGACGTTGAAGAGTTCGAGAAGGCTGACACCAGCCTCGACTACGGCAACTGGCTGCGTTCGAAAGAGATCGCGGACTTCTTCTCCCGGACTGGATTCGCTCTCCCTGAGCACGGCTCTGAAGCGTTTGATGAGGCTTTGGATTACCAGGATGTTGAGCTGAAGATAATCCAGCAAGAGGGGTATGACGCACACGACTTCAACATCTTTGACGACAGGGCTTCCCTCCTGTGGCGGAAGCCTTACATCGATGGAGCTGTTCGTGAATTGACCAGCGGCGATGATCGTTCTCCTGACCAGCTTCGGCGTGCGGTGGAACAGATCATGCTGGCAGCCAACGACAAGAAGGCGGACGTTAGAACCTCCGTTCATGCAGGACATGTGAATCACACGAATGTTCGCGTGAGCGCCAATATAGATCAGACTGAAGACTTGCTGAGAGATATTCGCCGGAATCCTGAGGATTACCAGTGATGCAAGTAAACCGTTCCTATGTGGTCGAATGAGGCTTTGGTAGATCCCTGCCAACAGGGAGACTCGTAACAGCCTCATCGGCCCCTGCCGGGCGGATCAAAACCTGGACTTCCACGCAAGCACACCCATCCTCGTGCTCCTCGCCTCGATTGGAAGCATCCGCCCAACCCCTCCCCTGTGACCCTTATGGACCCTCGTGACATCTTCAAGAACCTGACCGGCGTTTACGGCTGGGCTGCAGAACGGCCTGGTCTGATGTTCGGCGCCGGCGCGGCCGCATTGGCTGCGCCCCTGTTCATGAAGAATGATGAACGCGGCTACTTCAAGACATCCACCATGACGACGCCGGCGATTGTCGCCGCGGCCATGGTGGCGCCCCGTCTTATCCCTACGGCGGTCAGCGAAGGCAAGCGGCTTATCGATGTCGTCAAGCAGGTTCCCACGGACTACGGGTTCCGCGATGGGGTTTACCAGGCCGCCACCGGAGCAGTGAACATCGCCGAGCTGCGCAGCGCCTATGAAGAAGGCCGCATCTCGATCAACGAATATCTCGCCGGACAGAGCCGCTTCTATGCCGGCCTGCCTATCGAAGAGATCACAAGCAACCAGGTCGAGCGTGAATTCTCCGCTCTGACATCTCATTTCAATCGCCTCTACGAAGATCCGACCAAGCATCGCCTCCTGGAGAACGCGCTCTTTCACGCCCAACTGAAGCAGTCGGGCGCCGCCGACAAGCTGGGCTGGCAGGGCCTGACGGCCGTGGCGCCAACGATGACGGCAAACGAAATGAGCGACATCATCGACGCCAACTCCAAGGACATCGATTGGATCAGGGAGATGAACTTCCGGCTCCGTGAAGCGTCCGAGGCCAAGGTTGCCGGCGAAGGAGCAGTGGTTCCCCAGCTCAAGGATCTGGCTTCTACGAACGCCGAGTTCATGACATCCGAAAGCTACGCGGGCCGTGGGCGCGCTTTGCTTGAAGAGCAACATGCTGCCCTGGCTCAAGAGATCGACGACCTGCTGAAGGACTCAGCCGCCGTCAAGCAGTACGGTTATCGCGCCGAGAACATCGAAGTCATCACTCTGCCTGCCGGCCGGAATCGACCGATCAACGAGATCGTCGGCCTGCGCATCGACGGCGATCTGACCATCCCAGTTGTGAATGGGGACGGCGGCATTCGCCTGGGAAGCTCCTTCGAGAACTCAGGAGTCTCGCGCTTCTTCATGCAACACGGCGGCGATGTCAGCGCCGATGTCTACGGTGTGCGCGGCCTGCGCTATGGGAAGGACTTCGTGCGCGATGAGCTGAGCCGTGCTCAGTTTGTCGTTGGCCGTGATCTTCTCAACGGCAACCCTTTCCAGGCCGAAGAGGCCGGTGTCGCCCAGGCAACACGCCGCCAGCAGCAGTTCTACAGCAACCAAGGCGTCTTTGCCGACATGCCCGGGTCTTTCCCCGTGGACGGCGAGGACCGCGGCATCTGGAGCCGAATGCGGCCGGAGCGCAAGGTTGCCGAGATCACACACCAGGTGGATTCGGGCGGCAAGATCCGGACCACCGGCGGCACCAAGATCGACACACTGGAACGCGCAGAGACCCGGCTCATCGAGCCCATGGGTGTTCACAACCGTGAGAAGGAAAGCCTGCGCATCAAGTCGATGAACAAGTCGATTTGGGCGGACGTGGCCGAGGGCCATGCCGGCTTCTCCGCAACGGACTATACCGACCTGCCGGAGTTTGGAGTTCGTTCCCTCCAGATCACACCCAGCCAACGGGCGCTGTTCGGCGATCTGCCCGAGTGGAGCCAGGTTGCCGAGGCGGGCTTCGATTCCAGATTGGCGCTTGAGGATTCGGCTCGGGCTCTTTCGCTCGACATGGCCCTCAGCAAGATTGGCGCGAAGCAGCGGGCAGTTGGTTACATCGCAAAGGACGCGGGCGTAAACGAGATGATCGCCGCGGACATGTGGGACAGGCTACTGCCTTTCCTGTCCAACAGGAAGAACTACGAAGCCATGCGCAACGTCGGCTACATCGGCGAGGGCGCGCGCATCATGAAGAAGAACGTCGGCGCCGAGGCCGTGCGCCATGTGAACTACCTCGTCCACGAGAACATGCTGTCCGAGGACCTCCTCAAAGGAAGGACGTTTGGGCGCGACCAGGTTCTCGGAATGAAGTACGGCACATCCATGTTTGCTCAGGGCGACAGCAATCGCATTATCAACCACTCGGTCAATGAAGCAAACGGAACGATCCTTCTCCAGGTTGAAGAGCGCTTGGGCGTCCAGGGAATGAAGACTCACAACCTGGGTAAGCAGACTGTTAGCCGTGCGCTCGAAGACGTCGAGATGGATCGGATAATCCGCGGCTTCAATAACTACTTCAGGGTCTCGGGCCAGGGTGGCGCCGTGGCCGATGAAGTTGACAGTGTGGTCCTGGAACAGTTCAACAGCGCCAAGGCAAACAATCCCCTGCAGATCCTCAACGACTCTCTGGGAGATACCTTCCGCCGGCTCGACGGCATCTATGGCGCAGGCAACACACCTGCCTTCCTGACCGAAGCGAAGTTCTCCGGCCGCAGTCACCTGGACCGCCTGGCCGAGCTGGGCTACTCCTACGAGAATGGCCGTCTGATCACGCACACCGGCAACCTGCGCGACCTTCAAGGGTCAGCCGCCGATTACACCCAGGCTGCCGATTACATCCGTGACCTGATGGATGAGGTCGGGGCGCGCATCAAGAACAAACAGATCGCAGGCGATCGGTTCATGGAAAGCTACATCGACTGGTCGTTTAAGCATGAGGACGGGACCTACCTCGAATACCTGATGCAACGGGCGTTGCCCGAGTCCATGAGCGTGTCGGATCACATGGCACTCAACCACGCTTCCCGTGTCGGTATCACCCGCGATGCTCTCCAGCAGATGTCCCTGGCCGGCGAGCATGAGACGGCACGCGAGATCCTGAGCCGGCTCGAAACGGATGGCTCTACTGGGATGACCTGGGATTTCATGCAGCATACCGATCCCAGCGTGCGCGACTTCTCGAAGCCGTTTGGGGAAGCCAGCATCTCGATCGATGAAGCAGTGGGCGACAACCTGATCGACAGGCTGGGCACTGCAGAAGGCCGCATCATGAAGGTGACGGGTCCAGATGGCAAGGTCGGGATCAAATCCACCATCTTCGATCCGGCTCACGAGCTGGCGCAGAAGAACTATTCGATCAAGACCACTGTCGGCGGCAAGGACTACTTCATTCCGGTCCTTGGCCGTGAGGCATACGGCGGCAAGGCCAATGCCCACGACCTGATGGGTTACTCGGCGAACAAGTGGGAGAACGAGCTGCGCAACGTGTTGCAGACCGCCAACGACGTGAACGAGGGCTTCGGCGCCAAGGTTCCCTTCGAGGACGTGCTCGCCAACTATGTTCAGAAGGTCCGGGAATCCTACGGCGTTGGCAAGGAAGGTGTTTGGAGAGCTCCGACGATTGATCCCTTGGGATTCGAAGGAAGGGCGACTGCGCGTGCATCAACGCTGCGCTATGCCGATGGGTCCGTCAACCCCTTCGAGATCGGGGTTGGCAAAGAATACCTGGACCTGATGTCCAAGGAACACGCCGAGATCCTGCGAGGCGGCGGCCGTGTGCAGGCTGTCTCTGTGCGGCACCCGATCAACGCCGTGGTCATGGCCGATGTGAAGTACGATCCGAATCTCAACGGGTCGTGGCAGGTCGGCGCCGATCCTGTGATGCAGCGCATGATGCGCATGGACGCTGATGGTGACCGCCTGTCATTCCACATGGCCAACACCCAGGCCGTGAAATGGGCCGAGGATGTCGCCGATCCTGCTGTTCTCCAAGGCGAGCGCGCGGCGGAGTATGCCCGCTGGCAAAGGTTCTCAGAACAGATCAACAATCCGGAAAGTCTGCAAGGCAGGCTCGGAGCCTTCCGCCGCGTCTTTGAAGGCGACGAATTGAACCCTCGTGAATACGTGAAGGGTTCGATGACGGATGTCTTCTCCAATGTCAGGAAGTTCGCGGGAAGGGATCTCCGCAAAGCGATCCAGGCTCGTACTGCGGCGGCCGACGTGGGTATGCTGTCGAACACCTTCGATCTGCTCGAAACCTCGATGGCCCACAACGATCTCTTCCGCGATCCATTCGAGAAGCTGATCACCCATGAGTTCTCCTACGACATCGTGCGCGAGGCATCGATCGCCGCGGCAAAGCTGAAGGGCGGCGGCGCGTACCAGGATCTGACCACACTGATGGCATGGAACAACTCTCTTCGCTCGGCGCTTAACGATCGCAGCGAAAAGGGCATGAACCGGTTCATCACCGCCATGACGGAGGGCGCACAGAACTTCGGCAAAGAGATCGCGGTCAACGATGCCCAGAAGGCATTCTTCAAGATTGCCGACGAGACCGCAGAGATCAATCCGTACCTTGAGTTCGCGCAGCAACGGCGCGACCTGCTGGAGAAACTGTGGCGAGGGCACGACTCCAAGGTCAGCGAGATCCAGCAGATCATGACCGTGACTGGCGAGAATGCTGCGAAGTATGCCAGGCGTGACATTGTCACTCTGTTCAACAATCAGGTGCCTGCAGTACAGGCATTTGCCCACCGGGGTGCCAGTGACTACTCGGCTGCCACTCTGGGTGCGGAGAACGCCCGTACGGCCGCCGGAAAGTTCGCTCAGAAGACAGGCCAGGCCGCCGAGGGCGTCTTCAACCAGGCAGCTCGCTCTGTCGAAGAGGTCGTGCAGGCGGCGCGCGGGACCGGCGCAATGAAGGCGCTCGGCGTTGGAGCGGCCGTCGCGGTTGGAGCTGGCATCCTGTTCGGCTCCTTGCGCAGTCCTCGAAAGGGACAGGCATTGGCTCCCTCCGGGAACCGTTTCCGCCCGGAAGAGAAGATCGGCGTGGATGGCCATGTTCCAGGAGAACCTGAGACCGGGGTTATGGCGCCTGCCAACCCTCCTCGTAGAATCAGGCCCGCCCAGGGCGGTGTACGAACCGCAGTCGTCGCGCCGATCGGCCGCACGACGGAGCTTGAAGTCCACATGCAGGCGGATGATCGCGGAAGGGCTGCAGAAGCCTCGAAGATAGCGACCCGTCTGGCGGCTCCAGCAGGCAATTCCCACGTCTCGATCACCTACCGCGACACTACGCGCCTTGACAGCTTGCGGACCAAAGAACGGATCCGCGAGGCAATGGACGAGAGATAACCATGAGCGTCATCACAACCGAAAAGGATTACAGCACGAACAATCCACTCGACGCGGGCTACTTCCGCGTCGGGTTTGTCACCCTGCAGATCCCACCACAGGATATTGTGACCTCGCGTGTTGTGAACAACGAGAAGATCACGCCTCTCCGCGGCATGAACGAGATGTTCCAGAAGACGGGGCAAGCTCGCTGGGATGTGACCGTGAGCTGGACGGCCCTGTTGAATGACGCCGATCAGGTCACCAGGTATCAGCAGTGGGAAGACCTTCGCAATATGGTCGCCATCTTCAAGGCTGCTCCTTTCGTGGAGGTGGAGTCTCCGCACCTGCGCCAGATGCTGGCTGCTCATGATCCGGAGTTCTCCACCAGACGCCTCTCGATGGGCCTCCGCCAGCTTCGCGTCGACAACCATCCCGATGTCATCGACGCACTCAAGGTCACCCTGACGATGACCTACTTCAACTGCCTGCCCTATACCCAGGACTTCGGATACCAGGGTGATTCCGGACAGAGCGTGAGTGCTTACCAGTCACAGAAGTTCAAGAAGTACATTTCCCAGTGGCGCCAGATCAACATGGAGCGGGCCTTCCGTTACCCAGGAGACCCGATCTGCCCCTTGTGGCTGGCCCAGAATCCTGGCGAGCTGGCTCTCAAGTGGAGGACCTACCTTCCAATCCAATCTGGGCAAGTGCCGGACTACGCCGGTCAGCTCAACGCACCGGCGACCATCGGCGGAACGGTTGTGCCATCCACAGTGACGCCGAAGGCTCCGAAGGGGAAGGTTGCGCTTCCGCCTGCAATCGCTCAGCTCATTCAGCAGATCGCACCGCAGTTTGGTCTTGACCCTGCAATAATGCAAGGAATCTGCTGGTACGAAAGCAAAGGCAATCCCAACGCCAAGAGTCCGAACTCGACTGCCACAGGTCTCTTTCAACTGCTCAATGGAACTGCAAAGGCCATGGGAGTCACAAACTCCTATGACCCGACCCAGAATACAACCGGGGCCTGCAAACTCATGTCCCAGCTGTATCGTCAGTTCGGATCGTACGAGCTTGCCATAGCTGCTTACAATGCAGGATCTGCTTACGTCAAGTGCTATCTGAACGGAACCAGTCAGACCTTGAAAAGTGGTGTAGTTATCAATCCAGGCAAGCAGATGACAGGCGGGATTCCTCCAGCGGGTGTTCCTGCAGGCGAGAACGTGCCGAAGTACATCTCGACGGTCATGAGTATCGCGCAGTCCTCGTTTGGCTATAACGGCACCGCCACATCTACAACCCCAACCGTAGCGCCCAGCCCTGCGCCGGCAACGAATGCGACGACACCGGCTAGCTCAGGGTCAAACCCGACAACTTCGACCAGTTCGAGCACCGAAGCTGCCTTTGAAGCACAGGTGAACAACCTTGTGGCTCAAGGCTGGAGTGTTGATCACCGGGCCGATCCCGGTGGCGTCGGCGTTCTCTTCCTGTACAAGGAGAACGAACTCCGGGTTGCTCCTCAAGACTCAAATTCAGGCGGTGTGCAGCCGGGCCTCTGGCCGGAAGGCATTTCGGTTCTCTTCGTCAACAACCTCGCGCAGATCCCGCTGGCTGGCTTTCAGTATCCGACCTACCAGCACGTCGGGCCCTGCAGCTCTCTTGTGCAGGTGTCTTTCGGTTCCCAGGGGACGCGCGACAATCCGAACACGGACGAGCCGATCCACAACGGTTTGATGACCCTGACCTCGATGGCTCATATGCTGGAACAGCAGTACCAGCGCCTGCGCACGCAATTCCGTTCGATCGCTTCGGTTCACAGGATGCACGCGGTCTACGTCGAAAACCAGGTTCTCAATATGCTCGGGATCTTCGGGCTGATGCTGGACCAGGTGACCACCGAGACTGTGCCTGATTCCTCGGACATGGCGATGGCCCAGATCACGGCCTGCCAGTACGAGAACAAGTTCGAAGAACTCACCTCCTACAAAGTCAATGCGATTGATGGTGTCTACATGACTGCCCTGCAACAGACCGTGTTGCAGGGAGACACGCTTGCCCAGGCGGCAACGGCGGCGGCGCCTGACGAGAGGGCACTGATGGGTGCGGCCTTCACCTATCGCCAGCACATGGCCAGCTCCGACGAGAACGACATGAGCGCCCAGCTTCTCAATGCAGCCGAAAACCCCTCCGACTCGTCGCCCTTCGGATTCATGAACGGAGCCCAGTCCTTCTTTGTCAGCGAAACAGATGCGGATGCGTTGACGAACGAGTTCATGGAAAAGTCTTCCAGTTACCCGGTCGCCGCGGCACGCGTGAAGCAGCTTCAGCAGTCGGGCAATACAACGCAGTGGACGATGGCCGATTACCTGATGTTCAAGTCCTGCGCTTATGACGCGGCGGGAACTGGCGCCATCACATCACTCGTGTCGAGCATCGATCAGGGTCTGGCGGCCGACACCGATCTGAGCCGGCAGAAGATGGTCAGCGATGTGTACTCGCGGCTCTTCCCCTACTTCGCGGAGAACGATCCAAGCCTGCGCAACGCCCTGAACCAGATCATGCAGAGCCCAACGCTTGGCGCGAGCATCAAGAACTCCGTCTCTGCGAGCGACCCAGCCCTTTCGAATGCCGATCATGGGGCCTACCGGGACATGGGCCTGAACAGTCAGGTTCTCGACGGCGAAGACTTCAACCCCGGGATGTACTTCACCAGCGACAAGACGACCTACCTGGCCAAGACGAGGACAGCCCTCGGGAACATCACAGCGCAGATTGCCTCAGGTTCAAGCCAACTGAACAGCGACAGCAACGGATACCAGGTTCCTGCGGGAACGATTCCTCTGTCCACGACGACCTCGATTCCCGGCAACATGGACTCGATCATGAAGATGATCAATGTTCCGGGTTACAGCATGACCGAGGCATTCCCGACCTTCAAGCTGTTCTTCATGGAAGACGCCAACAGCGGCATCTATTACGCATTCGACAACTTCTACAGCTACAGTGCGGTGATCGACATCGAAGTGCAGCGGCCAACCAACAAGCCGGCGACCCTCCGCATGAAGCTGATGAATCTCACTCACCTGTTGAGCCACAAGCTCTATGATGCTTCGCTGGCCGGCAAGTGGGAGGCATCGCTCGACAGATTCGCCATCAACACAGGTGGCACGGCCGCGGCCACAGGCTCGGATGTTCCCACCAAAGGATTCGTCGGCCGGAACGGCATCGGAGGCGCGCCCTATCAGATCATGGGCAAGGACAACACCGAAGGCTACGCCGGCGGCGACATGTCCAACCGCAGGATTCCGCTCCAATACTTTCCTCTTCAGACGGGCAGTAAGATCCAGCTTCGCGTGGGGTTCTCCAACAATCCAGACAAGCTGACACCTGTCTTCTGTGGCGAGGTCACCGAGATCGAGGGCAACGAGATCCTGACCGTCACTGCCCAGAGCTACCTGCTTGAGCTTGCGTCCTTGAGCGGTGACAAGATGAACTCGAACTCCTGGTTCCAGCTCGGATCGCTGCTTCAGAACACCGTCAACATCCTGATTCCGGGATCGGGTGGCGGCATGTCCAAAGGGCCTGCCTACGGAGGCGTCACCATCTTCGGCGATGCCGGCGATGTGGGCACGGTGATCTGGATGATGCTCAAGAACTCCGGGGCCAAGCACTTCGGTCACTGGCAGGTAAACAGTCCTGCCAATTCCTTGCTCAAGGGCTTTTCATGGAAGGAACTGGCCGCCCCGCCGGCCGCCGGCGCCGCCAGTGTTGCCGGGATGGACAACGTGGCCACCGCGCTTCAGAACGTCTACGACCGGTGCGACGAGAACATCATGGTCGATACGGCCGTTCAGTATGATGGGACGTCGGTCAGCACGGACCCCAAGACGCACTCTCAATCCCGGAGCTGGATGGATCAAAGGAAGTATCCCTGGGCGCCGGCATCCTACTATGTCGATTCCAAGACCACATTGACGGTGTGGGAACTCATTCAGGACATCGCCAGGCGGTATCCGGAATACCTGCTGCTCGAGAAGTGGTACGGTTTCCCTTACAGCTGTGACGCGACCCTGGTCTTTGGCCATCCCTTCGACTGGTACACGGCGCGGCCTCAGATGCTCGGCGACACGGAACGTGTGCGCGCGCTGAACCAGAACAACCAGGCATACACCCAGTGGTGGAATGCGAGTGGGAAACAGATGTTCCTCGATGTCATGGGGGACGGCACCATGCCTGTCACCGTGGCTCTCTACAAGAACCAGCTGCTCCAACAAGCAGGCGCGAGTCCGTCTGGGCTTGCCGCGGCACTTCAGTCGCTGTTGACGATCGCGGTGGATGGTGTCGATACGGGTTCACAGACTGCCAACGATTGGCTGGCTCTTCCTGGCAAGCTCATCTACACCATCATTCCCGGAGAAAGAGAGGCTCTTCGGAATCTCCAGAAGAAGATCAACGCGGTACAGAGCGCGTACTACGCTTCCATCCTGGCGGGAGATCAGAAGTCGACCGACTTCCTGAAGCCGGTGCGTCGCTACCACTTCATCGACCATCAGTCCATCGTGCATAACGGGATGAGGGTCAACGACAAGATCTACAACTGCATCCGCATCGGCGATCCGGAGAAGAACGGCAAGACCTATCCCATCCTGGCCAACGCCAACATTCCTCCCAACCATGTGCGCGCGCTCGATGTCACCGACCAGATCAACGACCCCAAGCACAACGTCATTGACCAATCCCTTTCCGGCAACACCGGGCTGATCATGGCCTACGGCCAGAGCTTCCTGAGGGAAGAGTTGGGCAAGATGTACAGGGGCGAGATCGTGCTGCGTTGCATCCCCGAGATCGAGCCGCAGGACGTTCTTCTCATCACCGATCCGTCCACGGGGATGGTTGGGCCGGTCGAGGTCGAGACGGTCACCCACGTCATGAACCTGGAATCGGGATTCATCACCATCATCAAGCCGCGCGCGGTCATCACGATCAACGAAGCTGCATCGGCCAACTTCTTCCGAATGCTGATGATGGCTATGGGAACCGTGATCCCAGAGATCCACCGTCTGAGCAATCTCTCCGTCTACTCATGGATGGAAGGAGCAGCCGTCGCCACAACCACGGCGGTCGGCGCCGGTGCGGTAGTGGCCGGATTGAGCTACGCCGGCGGCGCAGTGGCCACAGCAGCGGAAGGCACCGGCTTGGTGGCTCTCGCTGCAGGTGCAACGACTGAGTGGGCGGCTGCCGGCGCGGCCTTCCTTTGTGGCCCTCCGGGTTGGATCATCCTGGGCCTCTGCGCGATCGCGGCGGTCGGCGCCGCCGTCTGGTGGTTCACCGACAGCACAGCCAAGCTGAACCCCGTCGTGATCTGCCCTTGCACCAAGTTCGGGCGGCCGTGGGTCGGCGGCATCGAAGGCTGGTCCATCAACGACCTGGTGGGCGTGGTGAATAACAAGGCGATGCAGTTCGTGGCCGACGAGATTTTCCCGCTGATCGATGCCTGGAAGGCGTTCCACGGCTACCCGGCCCAGATTCCGCCCACTCCCCAGCCTTCCTGGGGCCTGTCTGCTCCATAAACGCTCATTTCAGGAAGAACTACTTCCGAATGGCTCGTGATAAGCCCGGAACAATACCAAACCCTCGGGAAAACCTTGCCACAAGCCAGCATATCGGGACTAATCCGCATCTCCCAGGATAGACTTCTCATTATTTCGTCAAAACTCGAAGGTTAGGCTTGCATAGGCTGACCTTCCCCGTCCCGTCAGCGGCTTGATCTGGCTCATCCACATACTGGCCATGAAGTCGTCGAAGTTCACTCCCCCCAGCGGCAGTTCATAGTCCCTGTTGAGCAGATTGTCGGCAGCCGCGCTCGCCCGCAAGTGCCCTCGTTGTTGGAAGTGGCAGCTTGCAAAGCTGGAAACGCCGCACAAATCATTTTACGAACCATTTTCGAGAGGGACGATTTCAAGCAAGCTCAGCGGTTCCCATTCAGGCTGGGCGGCCAGCCTGAATGGGAAGGCATCAAAATCGCCTCAAAAAGTGGCGGTTAGGTTGATGGATGCCGAGCGGCCACGACCGGTAACCGGGGTCATGTTGCCTGTGGCGTTGTAGATGTCGATATTGTTGCCGCCGAGCGGCAGTTCGTAGAGTCGGTTGAAGAGGTTGTCCACGCGGAAGCCCCCCTGCACAACCTTGCTCTTGTAGGCTGCGTGAAGATTGAAAACCGCATATCCTGGGGTAAGCAGCTCCATGCGATTGGGATCAAGGCGCGACTTGCTGTCCACCATCTCCGAGCCAAAGCCGGCATTGAAACCCTTCACTTCCTCGTCAAAGGCAAGACGCAAATTCAGCGGCATCATCTGGTATAGCGGGATGTTGCTGTCGGTACGCGTGCCATGCAACCAAGCTCCCACGGCGCTCAGTCTGCCAGTGCCGGCGGCGTTGTTGTTCCACAGCGTGGCGAAGCCCGAGAGATCACCGCCGCCGATGCGGGCGTCGTGATTGGCAAAACGTAGTAGTGGCAGCCCCATCATCGACATTGAGGCCACATCCACGTCAATGTAGTCCTGGATATAGTTCAGGTGGGGTGTCAGCTTCACCTCCCAGGGCTTTGGCGCCTGGCCGTGCAACAGCAGCGTACCGTTGACGAGGTTTCCGGTCTCTGGCTTCAGCGCGACGTTGCCGTAATACATGTTGCCGTCACCGAACCAGCCGATCATGCTGGCCGCCATCATGCTGGTCGACCATGTGTATCGCTCGTAGAGATTCGGCGAGCGGTTCTTGCGCGCGTAGCCGAACTCAACGGCGACGTGCTCATTGGCGTCGTAGCGGGCCAGCGCAGTTAAGTCGAAGTTGGCGTCGATGCGGGCGTGGTTTTCGGCGTTGAAGGCTGCGGCGTCGGTGGCATACATCATCGAGTATCCCTGCACGTTGCCCGCGTCTGACCACACCGTGTCATTGCGCAGACCGATCAGCGTAGACCAACGCGGGTTCCAGTGGCTGAATGCTTCGGCGTACGTCCCCAGTCGAGTACGGCGGCCATTGTTGATATTGATAAAGGTGTCGGGCCCCATCATGGGTGCCATCCCGGCAACCGGCGGCCACCAGTCATCCAGGCGGAAGCGATACAGTTCATTGCCGGCGCGGAAGGTGTGGCGCGTGGAAAGCGCGGACTCATAGCGGACCAGATAGCCGAGGTCGCGGCCATGTGTGTTCATCGGCATGGATGAACCCGCGCCGTCTACTGCTATTTTGTCCGAAAGGAAGTTCATTTCGTGAAAGGTGTTCTGCCAAAAGAAGCGGGCGTCCACCGAACCTGTGGCCAGCGTGTAGCGATAGCGCACATTAAGCGAAGTGGCGTTGTTGTGAGTCAGGTCCATGAAGGCGTTCACAAAGCCCTCGAAGGGAACGTGATGGAAGCTTCCAGTTGCCTCAAAGAAGTTGTGACCGCTCTGTGTCGCCAGAGTGAGTGCGTGGTCGGTGCTCTGTGCGTAGGTTGACGTGACTTTGTGGCCGGAGCCGTCGGAGTAATCATCGGTGGTGGTGAAGGAGCCGACATAACCGAGGCTGAAGTGCTCGCTGGCGATCCCTTCCTTGAGCGATCCGCCCCAGTTTTCACCGTTGGAGCGGTAGTAGCCGGTGAAGGTGCCATCCTCGCGCACTTTGCTTCCGGGCTCGGCGAAAGCGGGCGCAGGAGATTCAACCGAGATCGTGCCGCCCAAGCTGTCTCCACCCAAGCTGACCGGCGTGATCCCAGCCAGCACGGTCACCTGTGCGGCCTGGGCCGGGGCAACATAGCTGAGCGTGGGATTCATATGGTTTGGGCAGGCGCTAGAGATCGTCATGCCATCCACCACGATCTTGGTACGCTCATCGCCCAGGCCATGCAGAAAGGGAATAGTGGCCAGTTCGCCGTTGCCATGCAGGCTGACACCGGGCGCATCGTCCAGTGCGTCGGCGCTGTTATGACTAGAGGCTTTCACCCTGAGAGCCGAGGCTGCAATGGAACTGGCGTCCTGCCCGTCGACTTTGACGCTGGCCATAACTTCGGCAATCTTGAGCGAGAGGTTTGCAGGAACTTCCGCGCCAGCTACTACGGCGAGCGGACGAAGAACCTGATTGGCAAAGCCTGAAGCGGTGACGGTGAGCTGATAGTCGCCAGCCGGAACAGAGACAAAAGAAAAATGACCTAGATGATCGGAGATCCGGGTTAGGTGAAAATCCCGGATGGTGGAGCGCAATTCCACACGCGCGCCGTGAATCACAGCTCCGGAAGGATCCTTAAGCACGCCGGCAACACTGCCGGTGGAAGCGGGGCTTAACACAGCCGATTGTTGAGCATGGATAGTGTTTGTCTGCCAGAACAGGCAGACGGCTGGCAACAATGCCAGCAATAACTTGCTTTTCATGGATTCTCCTCTTGCTTGTACAAAGCGGAACAGCGGGACAGGCTGAACCGGTCCCATTCGTCAAACACCACAGATTGTCAGGCGAGAGGAGTTGGAGGGCCGCGCTTTGGATGGCTGCAAAAGGAAGAAATGCGGTACAGCGTCTCAGTCTGCGGCGCTATCGCAGGATGACGAACGACGCCCGCAAAGAGCTGCTCCCCAGATTCCGGCTTGAAGATTGGGGAATAGACAGCACACGTGCCGACCGGACAGCAAGGGCACTTTTCCGAGACTGACGTGAAGCCCTTCTGATTGCCGTCGAGCCGCTGCATCCTGCGCATCATGCAGTGATGCTTTCCGTTCCTGCGGCAGCAGGCCGGAAGATTTGCGTCTGCGTCCGGGGCAAAGAGCGGCGCGATCAGCGCCCAGCTGAACAACATCATCAACGAAAGTGCGATTACGCGCCGCATTGCCAAAGAACATTCTATCTGTGAACGCCTATTTCACAAATCCATCAAAAGACCGACAGTAGATGGAAAATCGTTCTACGCCCTGTACTCTGACATACAATCAGGAGTGGTTGCAGGAGCTTATATGGGCATTCTCACAAGAATTGGCGTGGCGCTCGATTCCGATCTTCTCAAGCAGTTCGACCAGTGGATGGGCAAGAACGGATATGCCAACAGGTCCGAGGCCTTTCGCGATTTGATTCGTGACCGATTAGTTGGTGAGCGGACATCGTCTCCGAATGCCGTCGTCGTGGGGACTGTCACCCTGATATATGACCATCACCAGCACGGTGTCGGCGAAAAGCTGACCGATTTGCAGCACGAACATCACGAACTGGTCGTCTCCACCAGCCACGCGCATCTCGATCACGATTCCTGCCTGGAGGTGCTTATCGTGCATGGCAAGTCGGCCGCAGTGGAGCAGTTTGCCAGCAAGTTGATCGCTCTGAAAGGGGTGCAGCATGGACGCCTTGTAATGACCGTTCCCGCGCAGGCGCTGGCTGCACCTGCGGCAAAGGCACATAAACACCCGCATCCGCATAAACACTGATCCGCAGGGGAAAGAAACAAGAATGGCCGGGAAGCATTCGCTCCCCGGCCATTTTCCTTGTTCTGAAATCTCTATTTTCCGTTCAACTTACCAAAGCGATAGGTCAGGTTGACGCTGACATAGGACGGCATTTGTCAAAAGCTTCTTCCTAACGAGAATCGTAGCAGAAACGGTTCAGTGGGGTGGTTAACACGTCCGAATGCCGGAGCGGCGGTCGGAGTTATTTGGTAGACATAGGCGTAGTCAATGTCGGCATCTTTGCGGTTCAGCATATTCAACAATTCGGTTGTAACATGCCATTTCTTGTTGAATTGATAACCGAGTTCCCCATTGAGCAACACCGTTTGACTCGACTGATAAAGTCCATCCGACGTCAAGTAGCGCGGGCCAAAGTAGCGCAGGCGCAAACTCGACGAAAAGCCTTTGTAGTCGTGCAATGCCACGCCCGACGAAATCACCACCTTGACCGCTTCGGGCACAAGCTTCCCGCCCGGACCGCTTTCCTGCCAGTTGACGGTTCCATCCGGGGTACCATTAACCGACAGAGCTGCCTTGACCACGCTCTGCGCCGCATCGTCGGGATCGATTTGGGTGAACTGGGCCCTGGAGTCGGCAATATCGAAATCGATAGCCAGATGTTCCGTTGGCGTGTAGTAGTTCGCCCATTCGAGGCCATAGCGGTTGCTCGACTGTTCCGAAGCAGATGTGCCTCCGGTGTCGCCATCCTGCATCAGTTCGGAATTACTGCGGAGATACCAGAGCGAAAGGGTGCTTTGCAAATGGGGGAGGGCCGTAGTGCGCACGCCGATCTCTCCGCCCTTGGTTTGGACCAAGGGAGGGATTTTAGCGGCAGGCGTATCGGGGTAAGGATTATCCGGCGAGACCGGTTCCACCTGTTGCGTTGCGCCACGCCCGTCGTTCGAGTGAAAACTGAATCCGCCTTGTAAATAGAACTCAGTATTGGCCCAGGGGCCGAAAATCAAGCTTGCTTTGGGGCTGGGCAGGAACTTGGTGGCCGAGCCAGAATTGGCCGCGTTCACCGTGGTAGTTGTGCCGTTGGGCAAAGTAGTCATATCTATCGGATAAGCCAGACTGGTGACGACGAACTTTTCGTCATCGCCGCGCAGGGCCAGGACCGAGCGGAATTTGCTCTCCCACTGGATTTTGTTTTCCACATAAGCGCTGCCTATCGTGTCTGTAAAGTCATCCCGCTCCGTGGTCGCCGGCAATGTGGGGCAGGTGGTGTTGGGAACCGTGGTCGTGGCGGTGGTGCCGTCGGGCAACGTAAGGTCAAGAGTGATGTCGGAGTTGGGAATGGTGACGCAGGTGGGTCCACTGGAACTGCCTGCGGGGAAGAAGCTGGTGCCGGTGGCGGAATAGTCGGTTTTGGCCGTGCGCACGCGATTCACCGTACGATAGAGGCCGTTGTTAATCCAATCGTTGCGAAGCTGCACACCGAACGTATTGGACATCTTGCGGCCATACCATGTGCTGAAGATCGTGTGGTGCGCGTCGAACCCAGCCACCCAGCGCCTGTCCTGCTGGTCGAACTGGTCGCCTTTGTTGTAGTCCACCAGGTAGTACGTGAAATCGGAGAACAGATTCATATCGTAATAAAATACATAGGCTGAGATCTTCGACTCGGAATTGTCGCTTTGGCGATGCCATTCACCCTGCAAGCTATAACGCTGGCTGTGCCCACCGTCAGACGGGTTTAGTGTGCCGAAGAAGCCAACGACAGATTGGGCGGCAACGGGGATCTGATCGCTCGAGTTCCATTTTCCGTGGTAGGCATGGGCCGTGACGCTGACACCATCGGCGTCGTCGCCCTGGCTGTAAGTGAGCAGGCCGTTGATTTTGTTAAAACCATCCGGATGCACCCACGGGCCATCATAGTAAGTCTCTTCTCCACCGTAGAGCAGATTGCCCGCACCGAGCTTTTGCGATACGCCGAAAACGGCTCGCCCATAGGTGTGCGTGCCGCCTTCCACCTTGAAGAAGTTCTGAGGCAGCGTCTTGGCAAACTCCACATTGGCATTCGCGGCTGAGCTGAAATTGCCAACATTGGCGTAATAGGGACCTTTCTCGAAATCCACCCGCTTCACAAACTCCGGGATGACGGTGTTCATGTCCGAGTAGCCCTCGCCGTGCGCGTGCGAGGGCAGGTTCAGCGGCATATTGTCGAGGAAGATAGCGATATCCGTGCCGTGGTCGAGATTGAAGCCGCGAAGAAAGTACTGGTTGGCCTTGCCGCCACCCGCGTGTTGCGTGATGATGAGGCCGGGCACTGCCTCCAGAACCTCGCCTGAACGAAGAATCGGGCGATCCTGGATCTCCGTTGCACCCACCGTACCCTGGGTGCCGGATTCGGCGATTCCGATTAGGTCATCCTCACGGCCCTGCACATTGATGGTGGTGCTCACGGCGCCCACGACCAGAGAGATGCGCAGCGGGGCCGGCGCCCCAGTGGTCCCTATGGTGACAAGGATTTCTTTGGTTGCAAAACCGGGATTCATTACGACGAGTCGATAATTGCCTGCCGCAAGTCCAGAAAAAGCGAAGGAGCCGTTCGTGTCCGAATGTACTGTTCTTTGTACAGTACCGTTCGCGCTCAGAACATGCACGTCTGCCCCGGCAACCGCCGCGCCCGACGTGTCAACGACAGTTCCTGATAGCTGAGGCGGATAAGCCTTATCACTCGTGGCGACAGGGTGCCCCTGCGGATCGAGCACATGCCCGCTGATCGCGGACTGCTGCGCGGAAAGCAGCGAGGTCGCGGTGAACAGGGCAAAGAGAACAAATCTGCGGAAAAGCATCTGCACTGGCTCCTGAAAGGATTGGACAATCTATTGCGCTTGCAAATGGTCTGGTTTCTCCCCAGGGCGCTGGCACCCCGGCCGGAAGTACCCGAACAAATCGGTAGGCATGGACTGGTCTGGGAATGATTGTCGCACAAGTAGCACGTTTTTGTAAATGGTATACGCATACATAATCTATAGGAGTATGCTGAACGGAAGGAGACTTTATGCGGAAAACCTCATGCTTATACTCTCTTGGCGGTGCGGCTGCAGTACTGCTGGCCGCGTCGGCAGCCGAACCACAGCAGCCCCAGCGGAAGGTCGACGTCCTCAAGCTTGCTTGCGCGGGCGGGGGCTGTCTGTTGCTCCAGGGAGCTCCGCAAACGGCCGGAATGCGCAGCGGGTTGGTGCGGCTGAAGTCGAACGAGACTGTTGGCTGGCATACCACCTGCGATCACGAGGAATCTCTGATCATTCTTGAGGGGCAGGGGAAGGCTCTGATTGAGGGCCAGCAAGGGCAACCGTTCGTCGCCCCTGCGCTGGTCTACATCCCGCCCTCGACCCGCCACAATGTGGAAAACACCGGCAAAGAGACGCTGGTCTACGTCTATGTTGTTGCACCCGTCAAGAGCAAGTAGGCTTGATCGGTTCAGTTGAAAATGCAAGGCTGGAAACGCCGCATGGTTCTGTAGCCTCCAAGCACGCGCATGCGACCGCCCCATTCATCGCAACTTGGGCACATCAGGGGAATATCCTTTTCGTGGGGTTTAACGCTCGAAATCCTGGTTCCGGGCGGATGTCGGATCCTCCGACTGTCGAACCTTTGGTGGAAGGACATGGGTTCCTATACTAGAGAGAAATGAAGCCCGATACCAGTACTCCCAATCCGGTTCATCTGGCGATCGTGAGCCCGTGCTCGTCTTGTCAGAACCAACTGACTGTTAGTCATGACGGGATGCCGGCCTGCCCGCGGCGCGTCGCTCAACAGAACATCCAGTACATGCAGAGCGCCGGAATCGACACGACCGGCGTCCAGCATCTGGCGCTGTACGGCACGGAAGGCACCGCACAGGCGGGCAACGGTTCCTATCTTAACCCCGTCTATTCAGACAACTTGCATGCCATTCTCATCTGGATTGCCCTTCTCGAGGACAACGGCGGCGTGTTGGACAGCCAGGGGAATCAGCTCTGTCCGAACCTCCTCGACCCCAGCTTCAACACATCCTACATCCAGTGCCATTCGCTCCCTGTTACGACCCGTGACAACGAAGCGGTCTATTTCCAGAAGGGGGCGTTCGCTGCGAACGACCAGCTGGAAGTGACCCTTTCGGCGCGGCAACAGATGACGACGGATGGCAGCGCGCTTCCGGTCTTGATCGATGGCTTTGCCCAGAAGGTCAACTTCATCTTCAACCACCCGAGGACACCCCTGAATAAGGATCTCTGTCCCGCAGGCTGCTGAGCTTTCAATGCGAATACACCGAAAGAACGATTCTGAGAAATACTGCCCCGGATGCGAGACGGTCCTCGATCTTGGATCGTTCAACAGGAAGGGTATTGGAAAGAAAGGACAGCAACTGTTTTCCAGCTACTGCAAGTCTTGTCTGAGTGACAAGACAAGTGAATGGGTGAGGCCCAGTCGTGAACAGAATAGGCAGTATCGAAAGCAGTGGCTTAACACTTCGGAGACGGCTCGTAAATCCATGACAGAAGAACGGCAAAGAAGGCGAAAACGAGACCCTGATCGCACGAAACAGACAGATCTGAAGAGCGATCTCAAGAAGTATGACCTGACATTGCAGTCATTTATTGATATGAATGATTTGCAAGAAGGCGTCTGTGCCATTTGCAAAGAGCCTCCGGCAAAAGGTAGGCGCTTGTGCATTGATCATGACCATGCGATAGCTGATCACATCCACGTACGTGGTCTGCTTTGTAACATATGCAACGTACTTCTTGGGATGGCTAAGGATAACGTTGAGATACTCCGGGCCGCTATTGCCTACTTGCAGCCACCGATGCTTCTTTCCAAAGCGGCTTAGCCTGCGAGGTACGTAATGTCCAGCCAGCCTCTCGTCTACGATCTGGAAAACCAGGATGGCACCTACGAGCTCCAGCCGAAGTCGCTTTATGCCGGGGACTCGTATCAGGGCCAGCCGTCCGTCGCTGTTACCGAGGACGAAATCATCCTGGCCGGCGACTCGAACAACGTCATCCGGGTTGATCCGGACTTCGGTGTTCTGCTTTCCGGGAATCTGAGCCTGTCGGCGATGCCTCAACAGGTCTCCTTCGGGGGAGGCTACTACCGTCTCAACCCACTGCTTCTGACATGCCTCCCCTCCACCACCCCCACTCCCATTCCCACGCTGGTCAAGGACACTCCCAATCTCCTGACCGGCAGTGACACGCTGACTTCCTGCATGTCCTTTCTGACCAGCAATTCGGATGCCGCCTAATGGCCGTTGACTTTCGATGGATGTCTCGGGGCGGTGTGCTGCTGGACAGCACCGGCGATGTGTCGTTCACACAGTCGCCTTGGGAATGCCTGCGCAGCATGGCGAACTCACGCCTCAAGGCGGCCTTCGACGGCTGGAAGAGCTACCAGATCGGGGCGGACCTGGAGAACGTGATCGGATCGACAGTCGCGGCCGAGTTGGAAACCACGATTCAACGCCAAGTGGAGTCGTCCATGAGCCAGGATTTCCTGCCTATGGGTTCCTTTACGGTCAGCACATTGAAGGTGGGCAACCAAGCCTACCAGGTCTTCGTTTTCATCCAGAACCAGTTGGTGGCAAGCACCACGGTGAGCACTCCGGCGAGCACATAAACCGATGATCCAGACACCCAGTACCGCATCAACCTACCAGGCCAACATTCTGGCGTCTCTCCAGTTGACCGGCATCACCAATACGTCTCCGGGCGCCAAGGCGCGCGCCTTCACCGATGCCGTGGGCGACCAGATTGGCCAGTCGGAGGCCAACAGCTTCACATCGATCGCGCAGACGTTGCTGCCCTATGCCACCGGATCGAATCTGGATTTCATTGGCCAGATGTTCGGCATCCCCAGGTTGCAGGCATCCGATGTGAGCAGCTCGGCTCTGGACAACAACTTCGAGTTCTACGTTGCGCGCGGGACTTTCGGAACGATCAACAACGGCCAAGACATCACGATTCCCGCCGGCACTCAGATCTACACGGCACAGGGTCTCAGAGGGCAGGTAGTTTTGACCGCCAACCCGGTGACCTGCAAGGCTTCCCAGTCGAGCGCCCCGTTTGCAGTAACGAACCTCCAGGCGGCTTCCGCCGGCAACGCCGCGGCCGGCGTGTTCACGAACAGCAACTTCACCAACTATGCCGATTCCGCATACGGCTCACTCCTGGTGACCAACAACTATGGATTGATTGGGGGCCGCGATGCAGAATCCGACGACGACTATCGCTATCGCATCAACCTCTGGATCCAATCCAAAGGCGGCGCCGCCGAAGCGGACCTTCGTCTCGCGGTTCTTGTACTCCCTGGAATCCAGGATCTTGATTTTGTACGACAGGCTGGCACCTTCCTCTGCTACGTCTACGGCATCTCGCCGGTAGTTCCGCCGTCGCTCATCAATCTGGTTCAGGGCACGCTCGACAACCTCACTTCTTATCCGCTCTCGGGTACTGCGACTTCGCCAGCTTTGGTAGGCATCTCCTTCTCGACGACACTTACATTTGTCAGCAGTGCGAACTCGTCCGATCAGCAGAACGCGATCGCCAACGCAATGTCCGCTGCGCAGAGCTACATCAACAACCTGGCCATGGGCCAGGAGTTTGTCATCAATCAGCTGGCGGATCAGATTCAGAACGCCGACCCGAACATCCTGGACATCGGGTCTCCGGACCAGCCCATCAACGAGATCTTCATTTGGCGCAGCCGTGATGATGGCACGCGCTACTCACGCTACCTGGTGGCGGATTACACCCCGGCAACAGGCGAACGCATCGTGGTTGAAACCTCCATCTCTAATCCGATCGTTCTGACTTCCGCGTCGTAATCAGGAACCCTATGCCGGCCACACTTGTCTCGATCGCAGTTTCCGGACCACAGACGGCCCTGTCGATTTCAAGTCAGGAGCAGTTGACCGCCACCGCTACCTATAGCGATGGGTCGACGCTCAATGTGACAGCGCTTTGCACCTGGTCAACGAACACTGCATGCCTGTCGGTCACCAGCGGCGGCACGGTCGTCGCAGTCCGAGCGCCCAATCCTCAGACCAACGGTGGACGGCCGCAGTTCACCACGACGGTATCTGCCTGGCTGAACGGGATCACGGGCACGATGGCGATCTCGATTGTGGTGGGTACAACCGCGGCGGCCACACCTGTGCTGCCTTCTTATCGATCCCATCGGACTCAGGTTCTGCTGAACTATTTCGACATCACCGACCGGCGTGTCCGCGAAGAACCCTACACAATCGATGCGCAACTCTTGAACACGGCGGCCATCGCTCTTGACGACAGCCAGCAGCGCATTGCACGGGAGATCGCTTCGCGCACTCTGGCAACATGTCCGACAGGAATCGACAACCGCGGTGTCTACTACATGGTGAAGCTGCCGAGTGACTTTCCCTTGGCGCCAGGGCAGACTCTCTTGAACCAGGTGATTGGAACCATCACCTCCGGTTCGACCTCGCGGAACATCGCCATTCAACCGTACGACGATAGGTTGCCGGTTCCGACCGGTTACATCGCAGATTCTTCGCAGGCGCAGGTTCCCATGACCGATCCGGTCCTCTTCGACGTGACCGGCAGCGGCGACTCTGCGGTGAGCATCTGGAATCCCCAGAGTCTCGGTCCGTTTTCCTTGCCCATTCCGAACATCCTGACATTCTGGGTCGAAGGCGTCCAAGGCAGCCAGATGTCGCTCAGCATCTTTGTGCAGGGCGAGGAATATCCCTTGCCCGTCTGGGCCGACCAGCAGGAAGGCGCCAGCGAGACGATTACCGCGTCGAACGAGGGCGTCTTCACCGGTATCAAAACCTGGCAGAACATCTCCAGCATCATCGTCCGCGGGCTTCCCGCCGGCGTCAGACTGCGCTGCTGGCAGATGCCGTTCAACCTTCCGGCAGTCCCAGACAGCACGCGGCCGTATACCCATCCCATTTTCCGGGACACGTTGTTCGACAGGTACTGGCTCATCTCGACAGGCGAGAACCTGCTCAAAGAGCTGTACATGATGGACAACTTCAGCACCCTCGAATACATCCAGTCCTACGCCATGACCACGCCTCTGGGCGCGATCGCTGTGGAACCGAACACCTGGGGCATTCTGGGAGCGGCAGGAACGAGCCTCATTTACTGGGATAGGCGCGAGCCGCTTCCTGGCCAGCTCTCCGCGCCGGCGATGACGACCGAACCTCTGTATGGACTCAACGTCAAGTACGACATCTCCAAGCCAGGACCGATTCGGTACGCGATCCTGCTGCCGGTGCCTTACGGCTCCGCGTCAACGGCTTCCAACTGGCGCTACCTCGTCATGACTCCTGACGGCAACTTTCAAGTCCTGCTTCCGGATGGAATGCTCGTTGCGTATTCGGGAAGCGCAGGATGGCAATCCGGGACACTTTCGACCCCAGCACCAGTTTCTCTGGCTCTGACCATGATCGGGACTTATGTCCTGATGCTGGAGTGCATGGGAAACGGCCAGACAGCTATTGCCGATGAAGTTCCCTATCCGAACCTTGCAACTCCAGTCATCAACACTTACGACCTTTCCAGCATCGTGCCTGCGATTCAAGGCATTGCTTATGACGTGATGGGAAGGCTTTGGGTATGGACGGGCAGCAACGCAGTTGCAATCAAGCCAAGATACGACGGATACATTCTTGATCCGAACAGTCTGGCCATCTATCTGACCGACACCTACGACAGCGTTTCCTTTGAGTAACCGATGAACACTTCCACGCAGATTCAGCGCGTAAACAGCTTGACCTATGCGGACGTCGCAGGCCTGAATGTTGGCCTCACTCGTATGCAGGGCGAGGACTCCGTTGCTTTCCTCGAACGCTGCTATCTGGCCACGACATGCCGCCAGGACAGCACTTATGAAGGCGAACAGGATCAGGTCTGTTTGCAGCTCGGTTTGACGCAGTGGGCAGGAATCGCAGTCAGCTCCACATCTCTCAGCATGACCATTACGGTGTGCATCGGGTTGGTTACGGTCGTTCTGAATGGTGTCACTTACACCATCCCTACGGTGACGATGGCTCCCGATGATTACTGGGTCTGGAGAAAGATCAGCGATGTCGTGAACGACCTGAATGCCATCACAGGTGTGACGGCGACTCTGCTCGGCCCGGATGGGCCGGCGCTTCAGATCGCCAAGCAGAGCAACCAGTTCACGGTGCCTAGCGAAGCCATCACCATGACCGATCAGATGCTGGCTCATGCAAATGTGATCGAGTCTTCGCTCACCTTCAGTGTGGCGCCGGGCAGTTACGTGTTCAATCCTCAAACCGGAGAGCTGATCATCTCAGGCACCTTGCCGGCCGGTTTGTCCGTGGCTTACCAGTACACCGCAATGCCCTACAACATCGTGTGCAGCGAGCTGGGCCTGTTTGGCCTGGTCGAACCTTCGCTGGCCACTGTGGGCGTTAGCTCTGACAACGTGCTTGCTTACCAACTCCGCGAAGTCGTGCAGGCCGTGATGAATGCGGACCCCTCCTACTGGGCACAATAATGATCGGTTTCTACCAAGACGCAACACTTCAAGACCCGGCTGTGGCGGCCACGCCAAAGCGGTTCCTGTTGCCACTCGCCGGCGGTGTCAAGCCAGGCACTCTTTATCTCGGCGACCCTTACACGGCGACGGTCACTGCACCTGCTGCCATCGGCGCGGCCGTGGTCTCTCTGGATCAGACTTTCCAGTTTCCGGCATCGGGTTCCGCGGTTGTCTACGTCCCGGCAAACGGATCAACCGCTGCTTCCCAGATGGTCATCAGCTATACCGGGACAAGCAACAACAGCCTCACCGGGGTTACAGGTATCACCCAAACCATCGGCGACGAGTATCTGATCCGCCCGAACATCGTGTGGCGCTCGCGCGGCAATGTGGTGTTCTTCGGTTCCGGTTCCGATGTTCCTAACAACCTGCTGGTGGCGTTTGGGGTTCCCACAAATCCCTCAGCTTCGTACCGATCGACGGCCTTCGGGGTTGCGGGTGGCGCGTACATCTCTGCGGCTCAATCGATCGCCGCCGGCGCCGAGAACATGATGCGCATCGACATCAGGGTGACAGTTCCGCCGGGTGTGCAGCAGGAGTTCGCCAACTGGGGAGTGTCGACGAGTTCATTCTTCGCGTACCAGTCGGGGAACACCTCAGCCATTCCGACGACGGCTCTGGGTGTTGTTCCGATGGCTGCCGGCTATGTGATCCGCCGTGACCAGATGGTTCCTCTGGCAGCTCGTCTATTGCCATCCAACCGTCAGGTATCTGCCACAACTCCCGGCTTTGTGATTGGCCAGTACCGCTGGCGTGACGAGGACGAAATCAATGCCGCGGCGCTTGTGCCCATTGAATGGGATGCCGATGTGAACGCGATCGGGATCGACAAGTTCACCAGCGGAGTTGGCGACAACAACGATCTCCAGCCGTTGGAGTTTGTGGAAGGCACGGGTAACGACGCCAACTCCGTCTTCCTCCAGATCCAGGACGGTTCGTACTTTGCTGGGCCCGTGCGTTACTTCCTGCCAGGCACACCGGGTTTGGAGTTTCATCCCGGTACCGTGCTCACACACGTTCTGGCAAACCAGCCCAATCCCAACAAGCCGATCTTCGTGGGAACCTGGCAGCAGGATTCCGATGGTTTTTATTCAGTTGCCACCAGCTATCGCTACCAGGCATCCGCCTTTGTGAACGACGGCAGCCCGCAGTTCCAGTTGAACCAGGCGACAAAGACGATCACGATCAATCAGCCTCTGGCTCAGCAAACTCTGTTCCTCGGAGTTCTCGGCGGGACAGGAAACGACACGTTCAACCTGCCGGTGTACCCGATCTATTCCATTCAGAATATGTACATCGCGCTGGGCGGCGACCTGGGAACTGCGGCGCTCAACAGCTTCGACTTCGATTCCGACGATGGCACGGTCTCCGTCACCTCGACGCCGGGCGGCCTCTACACACAAGGGCAGCCCGTCTATGCGGTGTGCAATCCCGCGATTGCCCTCCAGTACGAGCTTGCGCCTCAGACCTATGCCACCTCGCACACCTACAGGCTCTCGACGGCGGGTCAGGGGCTTGTCCAGGCCCTGGCCAGCTTGAACCCGAGTCAGACCTACTCGTCCGGCATCTGGGTCGATGGTGCTCTCGCTTACAACCTGGGGGCTTCCTACAACGTCCTGGTCGTCGACCGGGCAACGATGGTGAACGAGTCCTTCACGACGTTCGAGATCATGGGAAGCCAGGCCGCTGAAGCCGAAGTGATGGCCAACTTCCTGAACAGTCTGGACTCGAGCAAGATCGTCATCATCGTGTCTTATGGTGATCCTCAATCCAATCGGCTGGTTCCTGATTTGCTTGCTGCCATTCGGAACTGCGGAGGAGGCCCGGTTTACGCATCCGCGGCATTCTGCGCGGAGTCTGCCTACATCCTCGTGGGTATTCCGGGGATTGGCTATGGAAATGGCTTGGAGTATTACAAGGGTTCGGGTGACAACGATCCGACAGCGTCTTTGTGTATCCCGCTGACCATCACTGCCGGCAATGTTCCGGGCATCAACACCCCTGCGATTCCTTCGGCAGCCAACACGACCACGAACACGCGGCAGCTTCCGGTTGACTTGAATCCGGCTTTCTCCGGCATCACCAGCGGGTTTGTCTACCTCCAGCACAGGCAGCTCGCTCCCGTCTCAATCTCTCTGGCCTGCGACAAGCCGCTGATTGCGATTCCCGCAACCCTTGAGTCGATCATCGATCTGGTTGCCTACGGTCCGGTCTACTTCAACGGAGACTATTCCCTCCTGAGTGCAACGGCTCATGGTCCTCTCAATGGAGAGGTCGTTCCCAACGTGACTATGAAGGTTGTGGTGGACACGGACACCTGGTCGGGTCTCATCAATTACCAAGATCCGACCGTGGAAGAAGTCACAGTCACCACCGGCGCGGACGGCGTTGTGAACATGATCTACACGCCCAAGGCAGATTGGGGTGTCTACGTTCCGACGACGGCCGCCGGCAGCGGCCTGGCGGGCATCAAAGAAACCTTCCAGGCGGGCGACACGGTTGTCCTTCCAGAAGCTCTGCCGATCTCACAGGTGTGGGATGGCGCCAACTGGCTCGTCACTCTCTACTCCGTGCTGGACAACAGCCCGATCTACGGGATGATCGGCGCCAACACCATTCAGG